AAAAAGACGCAAGAAATAAAAGTCCGTTTTATTTTTTATAGATATATTTATAAACATATGACAAAATTAGAACTTAAAAAATTAATCAAGGAAGTTTTATCTGAAACCCAATTCGTAAACGAAGGTTTGCCAATGGGACAATCTAAAGAGGCGCAAGAGGCTGCTCATAAATTAAACTATATTGTTCATAGTTTGATATCTCGTCCAGATCTACAACGGAAAGGTATAGTGGCGGCGGGTGAACTCATTCGTCTAATCGACCAAGATAGAGATCCAAACTCACCTTTTAATAAGCCCTGAGTCTGCCTTTTAATTAGAGCAGAACGAGTTTGTAAGAAGTATAAAAAACCCCACCGTTAAAAGTGGGGTTATTTGATTTAATCTTTCTTTGGTTTACTTGGTCTATCACCATCTTTTGGTGGACCATCGTGTTTTGGTCCTTTTGGTCCGCCTGGTGGTGGTCCAAAACTTCTCATTAATTTACGGTCAGCATCACTGACTTTGGCTCGTTCTTCCTTGTCCAATTTGCCATCTTTGTTTGCGTCATACTTGGCAACCAATGCAATACGTTGTGTTTTTTGTTCCTCCGTCAACTTTGGACGGAATGGACGGCCTTCACCGGGAGGTTTACCTTGTTGAGCATTTGGGGGGCCTAAAAGCTCAGCGTTTAGGGTAAATGTTGCGACTAACACTAATAGATACTTATACATATATTTTCCTTTCGTTGGTCAGCATGATGCTGATGTTCAAAGATACATATGGCTCAATCGTGTGAAAGTTTTTTCTTTTACATCACCTTTACAAAATTCTTGACATTTTGGTCTTTATGGTGATAATAAAACTATCATGAAAAACTGTGGCTGTGGAAATTCTATTCCCGAAGATCGTCTCAATTTGGGATTTAAAGTATGCATTATCTGTGGAGAAAAGATTGCACTCAAGAAGAAGCCATTTGGTTACGTACACTACGGTCATAAAACGGCCGGCAGCATCGTTATTACCTCCAAGTCGGGGTTTGACAACTACAGCAAGGTTTCTTATCGTATGAACAAAGGCAGCAACATGGGTTACGCAAGCAGAATCTGTACATCTTTTTAATCAATATGACAATGTCCGAGATCTACAAAAAAATCTACGATGATGAATTTAACAAACTTGCACGTTGGAAGCAAGTGGCAGTTAATGATGATGTGGCAAACAAAAAGTCGTCGGGATTAACAGATGAATTTATCAAACTTGTAATAGAAAAGGCTGAAAAGTATTACGATCAAAATAAAAATTCTACAAAACCAAAAAAAGAGTTGATTAAAACATCTAAGTGATGTAGTATATCAGAAATTATGAAAGTCGCTACTATCGAAGAAATTGCAGAGGTTATTCCACATCCTAACGCTGATGCTCTTGAACTCGCCAAGATCAAGGGATGGCAGGTATGTATCAAGAAAGGTGAATTCAAGAAAGGAGATCTGTGCATCTACATTTGTGTTGACAGCGTTCTTGAAGACAAGTCGGTCTACGAGTTCTTGCGTAACAAGAACTTTCGTATTCGTACCGTCAAACTTCGTGGTCAAATCAGTCAGGGAATTGCTTTTCCAATGTCAATGTTCAAGAGTCTTGGACATGATACCGTTGTGTTTACTGAACCAAATGTGGTGGGAAGTGACGTTAGTCATTATGTTTATGCCAAACACTATGAGAAGCCTCTTTCCGCACAACTTTCTGGACAAGTATATGGTCTGATGCCTTCATATCTTCGTAAGACGGATGAAGACAACATTAAGAACAATCCAGAGATCCTTCAGGAACTTGCTGGTAAGTCATATTACATCACCATGAAGGTGGATGGAAGTAGCGGAACTTACTTCTACAAGGATGATGTTGGATTTGGCGTTTGTAGTCGTAACTACCAACTTAAGGAAGACGATAAGAATAGTTTTTGGGTTGTTGCTAGAAAGTATGATCTTGAGAACAAGTTGAAGAATGACGGTCGTAATCTTGCCATTCAAGGTGAGGTTTACGGACCTGGCATTCAAGGAAATCTACTTGGTGTTAAGGATATTCAGTTTCGTGCATTCAATCTATTTGACATTGACAACTACAAGTATCTTGATCGTAATGAGCTTTTGAGATTTTGTGATGTGAATGATATTCCTGTTGTTGAAACCATTGACGATGGTACTTCTTTCAACAAGACTCTTCGAGAATTGCAGGAGTTTGCCAACAATCTCGTTTATGAGAATAATAATCTTGCAGAAGGTATTGTAGTTCGTCCTACTGTAGAGACGTATAGTGAGACTCTAAAGGGACGATTGTCAGGTAAGATTATTAGTGAGCCATTCGAACTTAAATACAACGATTAACTATAGTGTGGTGGTTCTTTTTCTTGACTGCCACTTTCTTTTTCAACAACAATACTAGGTTTTCCATTAAAATTTCGACCTATTTTTCCGTATAACTTTTCTGCGGTAGGTATTAATTCACTTGGAGTACGTATTGGGATAGTATCAATCAATTCATATTTATCATACCACCAACCACCTTCCTCATATCCTCCTAGTGCTCTTGTAATATCATATAAACTGACGTATAACGGATAATTCAATTCATTGTGAGAATCATTACGATGATGTATCAAACTATACAATTTATGATACGTATCGTGTATTTTTTTAACATTTTCAATATCCTGATCTGTAATATTTAGGTTTTTAAGTTCATCGGGGATATTCTTATGAGAAGGATCGGTTTTTGCCAAATCAATAAAACTAATTAACCAATGGTGCATGGACCAATAATTTTCGTATTCTGCAAATAGACGGTCTATGTAAGACTGAAACTTTTGATAAAACTCTGGCATTTTATCTTTTATGTACTTATAAAGAACCCCGGTACGTTTTTTATCATCTTGATCTGAGTGTTCATATGGAACATCAACTATGTGATCAATATGTGCGGTTTCTTTAAAATCTTCATCATCGTTGTGTTTGGGTCTATAATTTGGATAACCCAATCCATGAGGAAAATTCGTTCCTCCAATTTTCATTCCCGGTTCCAAATCGCTGCCTGGTCTAACCCAATCGTCTCCTTCATCACCGTTTGGTTTTTTAGCTTCAAATAAATGTTTAAAAAAGTCTTTATAGTCCATGATGATAAATATAAATAAAAAACGACTTTACAAACTATTTTTCTTACTATACAGTAACCATATGAACAACTTTATAATTACAGTTGGAGCACCCGGAAGTGGAAAATCAACGTGGGTTGAAAAGTATAAGACAACTCATGCCGATACCACATTTTTGAGCAGTGATGCTCTTCGTGCAGTATTTGGCAAGAATGAAAACGATCAAACTGTTAGTGGTCGTGTATTTGAACACATGGAGAACGAAGTTGATCGACTTTTGCGTGAAGGAAAAGATGTGTGTATTGACGCAACCAATATGCACCGTAAGGCACGTAAAGTGTGGATTACTTTGGCAAAACAACATGGTGCAATATTGACTGCCTACGTTTTTGTTGTGAATCGTGATACATTGATAGAACGTAATCAAAAGCGTGGGATAACGGGAGGCAGAAACGTTCCTGTTGATGTTATTGATCGTATGTTGACTAATTATGTTGAACCTTCAAAAGAAGAGGGATTTAATCAGATACATTTTGTATGAACAAGTATTATTTATTTTTGGACGATATTAGAATGCCAACCGATGTTAGATGGGTTAAACTGCCTAACGTGGAGTGGACTATTATTCGTAACTATTCAGAATTTCGTAACATTATACTAAATTTGGGTATACCCGAGTTTGTTGCGTATGATCATGATTTGGCAGACACCCATTATGGTCATGGATTGAATGAGGATGAAATTGATTATAATAAATACACAGAAAAAACTGGTTATGACTGTTGTCAGTTTCTACTTAATCAATGTAACAATAAGAGCATTAAACACCCACCATATGCGGTTCATAGTATGAATCCTGTGGGTGCCAGTAATATTCGTAACATTATTGAAAGGTATAACAGAACTATATCTGTATGATTATTTGGATCACTGGGCAACCCGCAAGTGGTAAAAGTACGCTTTCAAAGAAGTTAACTGAATGTTTCGTTGATAAGTCATATCGTATTATTGATGGTGATATTTTTCGTAACCAGACATCAAACAATGATTATTCTGAAAAAGGACGTAGACTAAACGTGGAACGCATAATGATATTTGCGTTGGGAGAAGAACGTTACTATGATTATGTTATTGTTGCTGCGGTGAGTCCATTTAAAGATCAACGTGACTGGATTAAAACCAAGACTAACGTCAAAGAAATTTATTTGACTAGCAGTCGTCAACGTGATGGTAAAATGGTTGAATATTATTCTCCACCCACCGACAATTATTTACATATTGACACCGACACACATACTGTGGTAGAAACACAACTCAAATCGTTAACTTATATTTTGACACCATGTTTAAAGCAATTGCAGCAATGGATAAAAACCGTCTGATTGGACGGGGTGGTGGACTTCCTTGGCCAAGTATCAAGGAAGACTTTCAGTGGTTCAAGACATTTACTGCCAATCAGTATCTTGTTGTTGGATCTACTACGTATCGAACACTTCCACCTCTTCCTGGCAGAAAGTTGTTGGTATTGACGGATAACTTTACAGACCGTTGGTTCAATCCGTTTAACGACACTGCAATGTGTACGTTGTCATATGTTGATGTACTAAAGGTTGCTGAAAAACGTGATGTCATCGTTATTGGAGGTGCAAAAACATATGAATTGTTTATGGACTCAATTGATGAATTTTATATTACACAGGTTAATGGTGAATATGAAGGTGATACTTATATGCCAGAACTTGGTAAACACTTAAACAAGGTTTCAAAGTTTATTGAATTTGAAGGTGGTCACAAAGTTTGTAAATATACAAGATAATAATATGAATTATACAATTTGGGAAAGTACAATAGATAAGAAGTTTAAAGTATGTGTGACACGGGTGGCGCCATACGAAGGTGAATTGATTATCAGTGAAGATGATAAAATGTTGACAATCCAACAGGTTACGATATCACACGATGCAAAATTTGGACCTGATATAAGTGATATAACTGAATGGGAAAGAGTGTGCATTGATTTCATTGACAATAAATTAAACAAGTAATATGAACAAAGTAGACACAGAATATTTCAGAATTGTCAATGATATTTTGACAAACGGAAAACTTAAAAAGAACAGAACTGGTGTAGATACAATTGGTATTTTTGGTGCTCAAGCCAAATACAATGTGGATCTAAATGCATTTCCTCTATTAACCACCAAGAAAGTTCATTGGCCAGCAATTGTTCACGAACTATTGTGGTTTATCAGTGGCAGCACTAATATCAAGTATCTGGTTGATAATAATGTTCGTATTTGGAATGAATGGGCATACAAGAAATATTCTGATTGGTGGGAAAATAGAGCAAAATTCTATACTTCTCCAGAAAACATGGAGAGAGAAATTCCAGCGGCGCAAGAGAACAAATTGACACAAGAAGAATTTGTTGACAAAATTAAATTTGACGAATCGTTTGCAAATAGATGGGGTGAATTGGGTGAAGGAACTTATGGTGGAATGTGGCGAGATTTTCCATTTTTTACAATTGTTGATAAAACAGATCCATCAACGATGCCAAAATTCAAATCATTAGGAACAAAGGGAATGTATTGTGGAGATGAACCATTAACTTTTCTAGGAAGAATTGATCAAATTACAAAAGTACTTGAAAAGTTAAAGAACAATCCAGATGATAGACGCATGATTGTAAGTGCATGGCATCCATATTGGGTAGATCATTGCGCATTACCTCCGTGCCATTGTCTATTCCATTTTCATACTGAAGAATTGACTTTGGAAGAACGAATTGATATTTTACAGAAACAAGTTGGTCCTGTAAATCTTCCTAAATCTGATGTGTGGATCATTCAAAAACTGAACGAGGACAATATTCCAACCCGTCGTTTGAATTGTTTGTTATACCAAAGATCCGTGGACACTGCACTTGGAAAGCCATTTAATATTGCAAGTTATGCACTGTTAACTGCTATGATTGCACAAACTGTTAATATGGTTTCAGGTATGTTTACGCATTCAATGGGTGATACGCATATCTATGTAAATCACATTGACGGATTGAAGTTACAATTAACACGGGAACCAAAGAAGCTACCTAGAGTTTGGTTGAATCCAGAAGTTAAATCACTGTTTGATTTCAAATACGATGATATTAAACTATTAGATTATGAGTTTCATCCAACAATTAAGTTTAATGTAGCTGTATAACAAATTAATTATATGACTGACGACATAAAAGAAATAATTGAAGAACACAATCTTCTAACTATGGATGGATTCGATGATTGTATCGACGGTGTTGTATATGGAAAAATGCGTGAATTGGTAGTTGTATATGATCGTGAAAAGGTTATTGAAAAAATTATGTCATACGGTATGACTTATGCTGAAGCAGAAGAATATCATGAATATAATCAAGCAGACGCGTGGGTAGGAGATACTACACCGATATTCATAATCAAATGAAACTACTACTGGGAATCGGAATATTAACTTTTGTATACATTATTGGGTGGCATCAACTATATGGTCAGTTTATTGCCGAATGGTACAAAAAGTACCAAAATTGGTTGGTGATCTTAAGCATACCCAATACATTGTTGTCAATTTATTCTGTCAAACTTATCAGTGAACACTTTGAAGGCAAGATGTGGCCAAATCGCATTCTCACATTTAGTATTGGAATTGTGATGTTTACATTGTTGACTCAAATATATTTTAATGAGAAAATTAACCTCAAAACACTTGTACTGATTGCATTAAGTGGTCTTATTGTGGCACTACAAGTTATCTGGAAATAAACAATATGAACAATACTATTACCAAACTTGAAAACAACGATTTCAAAGTAGAACAAAACGAAACATGTATTATGTGTGATGTAGAAACTGACGTTCCACGTTCTATGCACATCGATTTTAGACACAACTATATTGAAGGTGTTGGTCAACTGTGTACATCATGTGCATCAGAAATAAATAACGCTGAAATCTAATTTTTGGTGTTGACATTAATGTCAGTTTTACCTATAGTTACACGATAGGAGATAACATGCCAAATTATTTCAAATTACCGTTGGTCACATTGACCGAAAAACATTCGAAAATAACGGAGATGGAATATCTCGTTGATATTCTTCCACCATTTACTGAAGATGGACCGTGGATTGCAGGTGGATCATTGTTGAGAACCAAGATGGGACTTCCAATGATTACTGATATTGACATTTTCTTTAAAAGTGCAGAACAATGTTCAAACTATTACGCTAAATTGAAATCAGGATACGATGGAAAACAATTTAGTTATGTAACTGACTCTGATAGTAAATCTGCAAAAAATGTATTTATCAAATACATGGATCGTAACTATAAACTTCAGTTAATTAAAAGAAAGTTTTATGATAGTCCGTGTAAAGTTTTGGATGACTTTGATATAAATATATGTCAACTTGCGTATGATGGAACAAGTTTATATGTTGAACAAAATGCAATAAATTCTATAGAAGAACGAACTTTCTATTTGAATAAAATTTCAAATGGTGCAGACGTTATGTCAAGATGTATGAAATATGCACGTCTTGGATTTTATTTGTCTCACAGTGAAATTAACAAATTTTTTGAAACGATAACCAAAAACAACTCTCACACATCAACCGATACATATGAATTCTAATAGTTCAGGACAAAATGGAAAAGGTGACGCTCCTCGTCCGGTAAATAAAAGCGTCTATGATAAAAACTACGATAATATTAACTGGGGAAGACCAAAAAAGAAGAAATGAAAAGAACACTTATTATATCTGATATCCATCTTAGATGGAAGTTAGTAGACAATATTATCAATGAGGAATCGCCCGATGAAATTATTTTCTTGGGTGATTACTTTGATGATTTTGGTGATACACCCGAAAAGAATCTGGTGATGGCAGAATGGTTGGTTCATTCACTTGAACAACCAAATCGAATCCATCTAATGGGCAATCATGACATCATGTATGGTACACGTGATCGTAAGTATCAATGCTCTGGTTATAGTGAAGATAAAGAGTATTTGATCAATACGGTGATGACCCGTGATCATTGGAAGAAGTTCAAGATGTATCATTGGTTGGATGATATTCTTTGTAGTCATGCGGGTGTACACGTTCACTTTCACAAACAAAATAGTGCTAATGGACGTGATTTGAAGACTTGGTTGGAACAAGAATCGAAGTTAGCTCTTCGTAATGCGTTTGAACGTCTTTCTCAAATTCACGAAATGTTTAGCGCTGGTTATAGTCGTGGTGGAATTCAATTGCACGGTGGTATTGTGTGGTGTGACTTTACAGAGTTTAAAGGTATTCCCGGTGTCAAACAAGTTTTTGGACACACTCCACAATCAATTCCAACGTGGAAGAATTATGATGAAGACATGTTGACAAGTGAAAATCTATGTTTGGATACACATAACAGAGATTATGTGATATATAGCAATGGTAAGTTGGAGATTAAATCTTCGATTGATATTAGTCGATAGAAATAATGATCATGAATAAACATGTAATTGTATCACGTTATAAAGACAATATAAACTGGGTTAATAAACTTACCAATCCATATACAATTATAGATAAAGAAAATACAGCGAATGTAGGAAATGAAGCTTGGTCCTACATTCGTTTTCTCATTGATAATTACTATAATTTACCTGATAGAATGCTATTTGTACATGGCCACGAAAATTCGTATCATCAAGATTATCCGACATGGTACATTGCTAACAATTTAAACTGGAATCTTGAATTTATGAACATTAATAGTCGTAGATTTGAAGAGCAATATATCAGTTTGATTAATGATTTTGAAGATAATGAACACAACTATCGTAAAAGTTATGAGTCGTGGATTAAAACTCCATGGAAACATATATTTGGTCAGTTTCCAATACCACATACATTAACTTTTTTGGGTCATGCACAGTTTTTGGTATCAAAAAATTATGTGTTACGTCATCCCATTCACTTTTATAAACATATTCTAAATTGGTTAGAAACAACTAATATTGACCGAGATCTTTATACTGGAAAAATCGAACACTTTAATAAAAATAATGCGTATGTTAGTGCACGTATACTAGAATATACATGGCATTATGTATTTACTGGTGATCCAGAAGAACAACTTGGTAACTATTTGTTGTAACAATACAGTAACACATGTAACAAATCAATTACGTATTCAAATTTGATATATTAACTTCATATTTTAACATGTATGAATTTTTTGTGTACATGTTGTAACGCACCAACAAAAAAATCCGGTTCAATTGTAAAAATGTGTTGTATTTGTGACGACGATTACAGACATTTACAGTTGGATGAGATATTATTGGGATTTCATACTGACAAAGTATATTTATTAAGTGGTGAATTAAATAACGTTTATGACAAAAAAGACTTACACACCGGTTTATCTCATGGCTGACGATGACACAGATAGTGATTCTACAAAGTCATCCAAAGAAACACTCAACATAAGTAACAATCAAATTTTCTTTTACGATGATGTTACCCGTCAAAGTATATACACTTTGAACCGTCAATTAGACGCAACATCCAAATCAATTCAGATATTTAAAATACACTACAGTCTACCCATACTAACGCCAATTCAGTTATTCATCAACAGTGAAGGTGGAGAAGTATTTAGCGCATTCAGTACAGTTGACCGTATAACGTCATCGACGGTTCCAGTACATTCATACGTAGAAGGATTTTGCGCAAGTGCAGCAACCTTACTTAGTGTGTGTTGTCATAAACGATATATTCGTAAAAACGGATTTATGATGATTCATCAATTGAGCGGAGGCGTGTGGGGAAATTTTGAAACAATCAAAGAAGAATCTGAAAACATGGAACTACTCATGAAATGTATCAAAAGGATATATTTGCAACACACCAAGATTCCAGAAAATGATTTGATTGAAATACTTAAACATGATACCTATTTGGACGCTGAAGAATGTCTGAAATATGGATTGGTTGATGAAATTGTGTGATATGTATCCAATATGGCGGTGGGTGGATACTTGTATATAATAACCAATGAAAACTTTCCGGGGTGGGTCAAAGTAGGTGTTACTAAAGACCTTGACGCACGTTTGAATAACTATCAAACATCAAGTCCGTATCGAAATTATCGGTTGGTATATTCAATTCAACATCCCAAATACCTTGAAGCGGAAAAACGTATCAAGGAAACCATGAAACCGTTTGCTAAAGCCATCAGAAATGAATGGTTCGAAGTGGATCTTCACATGGCAAAACCACGGCTAGATGAACAACTGGAAGAATACGATAAAAAAGGTATTGACTTATTTTAATTTTTTGATATGATGATGTTATGAATGGAAGTATTGTAAATAAAGCAGTTTGTCTAAATCTAAACGCAAATTGGCAACCCGTTGGGTTTAAAACTGTGAAGGATGCAATTACTGATCTTTGCGGTTATGATATCAATGGTAAACCTACTTCCTTGGCTCTGGACATCGAATATGAAATTGACGATAATGGAGAGCCAATCATGAGTGAAGCTAAAAGTATGAATCCAATCAGTTGGACTGAATGGATGAATCTTCCTATTCGTAGTTGGGATCTTACCATCTCAAGCGTCAATCGAATTTACCGTGTTCCTACTGTTATTATTGCAATCAACTATTCCAAAATGCCAGTAAAATATTTCAAGAATAAACCTAGTAAGGAAGCAATATATAATCGTGACAATGGTATTTGTCAATATACTGGTAAGAAGGTTGACCGTCACACTGCTACCGTAGATCATATTGTTCCTCGTAGTAAGGGTGGCGCTGATACTTGGACTAATCTGGTGTTATGTTCAAAAGACATCAACAGCAAGAAGGGTAACAAGAGTAACAGTGAAGCTGGTTTGATTCTTTTGAAAAATCCAAGTGCACCTACTCCAATTCCTGCTTACGCTTTGATTAGAGAAGCCAAACATGAAGATTGGAAACATTTTTTGGTGAATTAATCTAAAATGTTTAAATTAAAATTTCCAGATGATATTTATTTGTCATCTGGATTTTTTATGCTTAAATTTCAAACCATTGTTGTTGATAATACTGAAGTTGAATTAACACATGATTTGATTGAACGATACAAAAATACTACACGCAAAAAGAGAGTAACTAAACGCGGTATTGAAAAGTTTTATAACAAACTTATTTCGTTTATGACAAATCAATTTCAATAAAGTTCATCAACATATTTTATACCCAAATCAAACTCCACGTTATCCTTGATTGCATGAAAACCAATCAAATCATTTTTATTAACAGGGAACACTGAAGCATCGCCAATATATGGGTAAGAATATTCGTCGGGAGTCCAAACATGTGTTTTGTTATAATCCGGGTGAAACGTTACATCTATTGGATTTTTGTAAAAGGACAATACGTATTTAACACAATCAGATTTGGAAGTCCATACCATCGGTCCAATGTGTTGATCGTATCCATACAACCACATTAAAGCATTAACTCCAGATTCATCGTTAATTTGACATATTTCTAAATTACCATATTGATCTGGTTTAACAAACGCATCAATATACACTTTACTTTGAATCAAAGATGCCCATGTTTGTAAAAAAGATAAGCAATTTCGGTTAAAGAAAAATAAACAGGAAGACAACGAACATACAGATTGTTGGTTTCTTGAGATACCCAATATATTCAATACTCTATCTAATACAAATGGTCTTCCCTCAATATAATAGTTGTTTGGTGGAAATTTACTCAATAGTGGATATTTTGTACATTTGGACGACCACACATCAAACATGTTATCAATATTTGGTGTAAATAATACATCCAAATCCATATAAATAAACTCACTATAATTTGTATTTTTTATAGCTAATTGACACACAGTTGGTTTGAATGTAGTCAAATACACACCACGTACACTAGACGGATTGTGTTTAGCAACATTAAAATCAAACACATACGGTATATCCATGTAAATAGTTTTCAACCGTATATGAGTAAAGTTAACAGTTCCCTCCGAATAACATAACACTACGTCATATGAAGAATATCGTAGAAGATACTCCATAAATGGCTTTACTTTATCGATAAAAGACTGTCCCACCGCATACAAAACATAAGCTCTCATTACAACCCTTTTCGTGTCTTATAATCATCTAATGCAGCTTTCAACGCTTCGTGTGCCAGTACGCTGCAATGAATTTTTACAGGAGGTAAACCACCCAACGCATCAACAATTTGGTCGTTGGTAAAGTTGGATTGCAAATCATCTATTTTACGACCCTTAATCAATTCGGTTGCCATTGACGATGCTGCAATAGCACTTCCGCAACCAAATGTTTTAAACCGAGCATCTGTCACTATTTGTGTTTCAGGATCAATTTTAAGACTGATCTTCATAATATCACCACATGCAGCTGCGCCAACCTCACCTACCGCATCGGCGTCTTTTATATCACCTAGGTTACGAGGATTCATAAAATGATCCATTACAGTGTCGTTGTAGAGTGTGTAAGTTTCGTTTGACATATTATATAAATATTACTTGTTTAGATACGCTTTACACCTTAAATAGTGATCGTGTTTGACCATCTTTTGTACCAATTCTTGAAAAGAAGTTTTTGGAGTCCAATTGAAATCGTTTCTGAACTGGTTACTATCACCGAGTAGAAGTTCAACTTCAGCGGGTCTGTAAAAGTTACTATTGATGGTTACAAGTATATGGTTGGTATCATTTTGTATAAACTTTTCATTGATATCAGATCCTTCCCAATAACCATGAACGTTTAGACACTTAAATGCCAATTCTACAAATTCTTTGATTGTGTGAGTTTCATTACTTGACAACACATATTCTTTGAGATTTTCAACTGACTCTTTTGTATGTATCAAACAGTTATACATCTTTGGGTTTAATTCTTTACGATACTGTTCTTGATTCAACATCATCCAAACACACTGAACAAAGTCTTCACTGTCGCTCCAGTCTCGTTTAGCATATACGTTACCAAGTTCAATAGGTGTAGGAACTCTACCCTCACTTAATTCTTCAGAAATACGTGCAACGTTTTTTGATATCTTACGTGTTACAAATTCTTCACCTCGACGTGTTCCTTCGTGATTAAACAACCAACTTTGAATTGCATATAAGTTATAACTATCACGATATACTTTGACAAGTTGTCTAGCAGCGGCTTTACTAGCACCATATGGACTACGTGGTTTAAGAGGATGTGTTTCGTCTTGTGGAGAAAATGATACATTTCCAAATTCTTCAGATGACCCCGCGTTATAAAACCTACAACTTGGTTTATATAACCGAATTGCTTCAAGAATATCTAACACCGCAGTACAATTGGTTTCCCATGTTTGTCTTGGAAAATCCCAACTACTTGCTACAAAACTCTGCGCAGCAAAGTTGATGAAGTAATCGGGTTTCATTTTTTCGATGAATTGACCAATTGAATGTGAATCGGTAAGATCAAAGTTAACCAAAAAGAATCTGTCAGATGAAATATGAGAAAGGTTACTATGATTGTATACGCTCAATCGACGTACACCACCAAATATAATTACGTCAGTGTGTTCCAATAGATAGTCAACCATATGACTACCATCCTGACCTGTCACTCCTGTGATAATGACTATATTTGCATAAATATTTTTCTTTAACTTATTATCTCTTATTATTTTTGCATCAGATACGCTAAGAATATTTGCGGTATCAATTTTTTTGCCGTACAATGTAACTTCTAGATTTTTGGATATCATATTTAAAATAACCCTTGAATGTGATGACAATCATATATATGATAGACTATGAAAGATGAATTATTCTATTTGATTATTAGTGACAATAAATTCAGCAATGAACTGATCAAAAAATTTCCGGGTCTATACTCTTATATTACCTCATATCGTCAGAATGCTTCACCCGAACACAATGAAAAGTGTAAAAATATTATTAATAAGTTTTACGATGAAAACGAACATTTTCGTAAACATTTGTTAAACTATATCAAGGATAATTCAAACGAACCCCGAGTGGATGGCAAGGTTTTTGAAATTGCAAATGATGAAGAGTATTTACGTTTAATTCGTAAATTAAAAACTGAAAATTGGAAGTATGAAGGATTGAGTGTAGTACACTTACATGACAAAATCAAAGTATATTTTTACTAATAGTCTTCTTCATCTTCGTCATCGTCATCGTCATAATGATCATCTTCGTCGTCATTATCGTTTTGGATATAGTACTTGTTGGTAAAATCCTTAAAGTCTGAATCTTTTAATCCAAAAGCTCTAACCAGTTGAATGATCAACAAACATGTTTCGTCTTTGGTCAAATTCTTTTTTAGTATGGTTTGAAAGATTATGGCAGATAATAAAGTTACTTTACGTTTGTCTTTATCATTTATTAACTTTTTTTTGATTTGAGATTTAACTTTAGCATTGGTAATCAATCCGGGTATCGTGTTGTTGAATATCGCAACCTGAGTTTCTTTTAGTATTTCTTGTTTCAACGATTCTTGAAACTCTAAAGAAGTTTCGTCTTCGGTGTTTAACCGTTCAGACATTCTTTTAATGCGTTCTTTGGTGACCTTTTTTGCAATTGAAAAGTTGGCCATCACTCCATACCTTGCTAATATATGATCACATGTATTCATACCGTATAAATATGTTAGAATCTAGTAATAAACAAGTGTTTTGATCCTTGCATAACATCTGGATCAAAATGTTTTTGTCCTCTCTTTATAAATCCTTTACCCGCTACAAATGTGCAATTATAACATAACAGCTTGATATTTTCAAGTTTATGGTTCGTTGAGTCGCCGTCTTCAAAATTCAACAACAATGGTATCTTTCCATCTACAACTCTACGTTCTCTATAATCACACATTTCACAACAAGCGTCTTTTTTGCGTGATCGGATCAACTTATCTTTGAGTCTATATACGGGATAATCAGGATGTTTTCCATCAAGCAATTCTTTCAATGGATACTTACCAACTTCAGGATCAACATCTTTTTTGATTCCTTTGTTAAACGGATTCAATAGAGTGTGCATATCATACATTCTTGCGTACTTACGATATGTCAAATAATTAACTCCTAACTTACGTGATGCTTCACGACCGCTTTTTGATACGGCTTGAGCAGCAGCAATTTCAGACTGTAATAATGGTCTTGCACCGTGACCACGTTTTAACTTGATCTTCAAACTATCTTGTTTGTCACGAAGATGTGGTACATCAAGAGTCTCTGCGATTTCTTTTTGTATTTCTTCAGCAACGGATTCACCTAATCCTTGAAGTTTCTTAATTTCACGTACTTCTTGTTTTAGTTTTTCAATTTCTGCCATAAAAGATGGAGAAATATTATCTGGTATACTATCCATACTATTTAGATTTTAACGGTTCTTTTTGTAAATCAATTCCACTTGAGTTCATGAATTTTACCCGTAGAGTTTCGGCAAATTTATGTAAACCCGCATTGATTAAAACATTATAGGTATTATACACATGCGTTTTGGCACCTTTACGTTCCAAACAAGCAACAATACACGGTGGCGCCGATAGTTTACCAGCGGTTTTGTATTTAAACTCTATTGCTCGAGTACACGCTTCCATAAAAGGATCATCAAAAATATCCTCTACGTCTATCGTAAAATATTCAGAGGAAAACCTCACTAAAACTTTAGTTCTTTTCATATTTCAAATCTCCATCGTTCAACAAATCCATATTCTTTAGTTTTTCATTTACCGAAGTACATACTTTTTCTTCAACCGTCTTTGTAACAAATACAATCTTTTGAATACTCTTACTCTTTGCACTATCACGCCAAACACGTCCTGTAGCCTGTCTCATTTGTACCGCACTATACGATGGACTGATCAACGCCATACGTGGATGATTGCCATTTAAGTCATGTAATGACAAACCAGCACCACCGGCAGCAATATTCACCAATATAACTCGTTGTGTATCCGCTTGAAAATCATCAATGCTTTGTTGTCGTTCATCATCAGACACGACACCATTAACAATACATTTGGTATTGAGACGTTTTGATAACGCTGTAATAGTTTCTGTAAAGTTAACAAATACCACTACGCTCATGTTGTTTTCAAGAGCCTCCTCAACCATTTCTACAAACAATGGAACTTTTACTAATTCCACCTTTTGTCTTGCTCTCAAAATTGCAGTCAACTCGCTGGCATTATCATTCTTTTCTTTCTTCATCTTCTTTTTGAGTTTTGCCAATTCAGTTTCCATTTCGTTATAAATGGAATTGATTTTGTGTTGAGCCTCTTCTTCCATGTCATAACACTCAGCGATAATTTGACTCTCTGGAAAGTTCGGAATGGTATCTCTGGTAAGACGAGTTCCACGGTTAACAAAGATGTCTTTGTGTAGTTTCTTTAACACATCTTTATTTCCATTGAATTGTAAACCAAATCTACCTTTAGATACACCATGTGAATACAACCACTGATAATACTGACGGTTGTTTTCAAATAATTTGATCGCCATACCCACTGTTCGTAGTTCCAATGGATTGGTAGCGTTTGTAGCACTGCAAAACAACATTTTATAACCATCTTTAAGTGCTTTGAGACACACTTCACTATTTTTGGTGGTTGCTCCTTTCAATTTCTGACTCTCATCAAACACAATTAAGGTAGATTTAGGAATCTTCCATCTAAACTCGTCTACGTGGGTTTTACGGTTTTTAACGTAGGATGCAATCATTGAATCAGATCGACCCATACGAAGAAGTTCATAGTTGATAATACCAATTAACCGTGTCTTCATTTTAAAATGGTTAACGATAACACGTTTCCAACTCTCCATAACCGCTTTGGGACATACAATTAAAATATCCATGTCCAATTCACGTGCAACACCACATGCTACATAGGTTTTGCCTACGCCTACATCGCTTCCATCAATACCACATCCCCATGTCTTGATTACAGAACATAGTTTGACAACGCTTTCAACTTGCCATGGACGCAATCCATTTGGATCCTTCATAACATGTGTCTTTAACACCACATCTTCTGATATCAACTTTTTAGATGCGGTTTTTGTAAATTGATCTTTGGTGGTTTTTATTTGAGTTAAAAACCAATCTTTATCCTTTTTAACTACACCAAATCCATTTTCCTTTAACTTATAACTGTTTACCTTCCAATAAGCGAAAAACTCATTACGATACGACGTAGGTATTAATCCTTCACGTCTCCACATCGCTTTTTCATCTGTCATTTGATAGGGTTCACCCCACTCAATATCAATGTTAACCATATATCAATGACCCATTTCGTTAACATACTTAGCGTGATGAGCAACTTCATGTATATTACAACGTACACATGAATTGTTTTTAATCACTCCAATTTCAACGCATTCAGACATTGACTCTGTAAAAGTACGTCCAATATTATCATCCATTCCATAACCCAGATCAATCAAGTTCTGCATATACTGATTGCGAGTCATCTTAAACTTATACTGTACAACACGTTCAAGTGTCGTTACAAGTTCTTGTAAAGAATTAAAAATAGCAGGTTTGTTACTAACTTGTTTGTCGATAATATAATATTGTATGTTCATATTTGTATAAATAACTATTCAAAATCAATGAACGTTATTTTAATTACACTCTATGTACACACTATACCCTGTGTGTATAACAAAATCAATTTACTTTATCCACTTTTGTTCTTTTAAAATATCATCAATCAAATCTTTTTCTGCACTGTCCATCTCTTTATCAAATCTCTTTAATATCTCATTTAACGGATACACTCTATCAGGGGATTCCTTTTGTTTTTCTTTTAATTCTTGAATCACATCAACAATTTTGACCAATGGTGATTTGTATTCATGTACACTATCTTTTGACGCAAAATTTGCCATTTCAAACGCTTTGGGTGTCAATCCTTTAACCAATGATAATACTGCGGATCCTAACATATTGAAAATGGAAAAAACAGCACCAGCTGCTGGATGTACTGTGGCTAATACTCTTAATATAACGAAAACCACAACAAATATGATAATAGCGGTCATTGCACTAATAAAGAATTTTTTCAATCCCCAAAAAACAGCATTAAGACCAAACATACCGCTCATAGAATCAAGAGTAGCCTTATTTTGGTCAGCTTCTTTTGCAACCTCTTTGGCTGTATCTGTCATTTTCCAAAGTTGATCATCATATTGTGTTTTTAAATCTTCTTTTTGTCGTTGAAGTCCTACAATAATGGTATCACGTTGTGACAACAATTCATCACCCTTTTTACGTTCTTCTGATAATGCGGAATTTAATAAGTCAACTGTGGCTTTAATACGTTTGATTTCATCCAAATGTGGTGATCCTACTATTGAAACAACTCTTTCATTGAGATTTTTTGCTGTTTGTACTTGAATTGGCGGATTCGTTACTTGGTTCAATGTATATTGAATTCCTTGTGATAACACCGATGCTTGTACACGTTTACTCTTTTCATTCTTTACAAGTTCATCATATGTTTCATCTACCTTTTTTTCTTGCTTTGCAACAGCATCTTGCGCCTCTGTAACTTGTTTAGAAGGTGTTATTTTTGAAGAAAAACAACCAGTCAAAACTAATAGAAAAACCAAAGTAAGTACGTATCTCATATTAGCAATAAATATGGGGTTTTATAATTAAACAATTATAAATCTCTTTCGGTTTGACCCCTAATAGTTTCAAAATACTGAATTAATCGATTTATTAAATCATCAGCCATAGGTTCAATCCAATCTTGTGTTTTAAACTCAGTAGTACTAAGTCCTTGATGTAACGATTTCAAGTTATCATTACGAAATTCACTATCTAAAAACAATATTAAATCTTTTTTCAACTTATTTTTATCATTAATAGTAAATACTTCACGCAATTCTTCTTTGTAACTGACTCTTACTGGTGACTTACCTTTACCACCACTACCAGTTGAACTACCAGTCGGACCTTTGCCAAACCATTGTTTTAGATCTTCATCCAATTGAAGAATTTTATTTAAAAGTTTTTGTTCGTGGTCCATTAATCAATAAATATATTTTAAAACGTAGATCTACCGGTTTTTATTATATTTATACGTATTGTATGCCACTATATCCATTAAGCATCATATTTTCACAGAGAAATGCTTCTAATACGAAGTTCGATGAAAAGTATCTGTCTGGCTCCAACATTGTATTTGGTACCGATGGATCTGGAAATTTAGCAACCATCAGCATTGGGAATATAGTTACAAGTATTAGTAGCAGTGCTAGTACTGGAAGCAATACATTTAATGGAAACCAAATTATCAGTGGTAGTTTAGTTATAGTACCAAGTGATGTAAGTTCAAGTCTTAGTGGCAGCGGCGGTGAGATTACTGCTTCTAACGCATACTTTACTAACTCAATATCATCTCCAAGTGGATCATTTGTATCATTTCAACTGAATACAACAGCATCAGCACCAACCAATCCTACGGCTGGTGGATTGGTTGGCGAAGTGCGTTTGGATGATAATTATATTTATGTATACGTTAACAATAATTGGAAACGTATCGCAGTAAATCTTTGGGTTTAACCCTTTAATATCTGTTTTATTTGAGTATTAGTAACTTCGTTGTGACTTAATACTCCCAATTTACCCTTCAACATTTGTAATGCTGCTTTAGGATTCATTCTTCCACAGTTGAATCCTAATATGCTATGTGATCTACAAAAAGATTCCAACTCGTCAATATCTGCCTGTGGAAACTCCTGAACAGGAGGAAGTGTTGTATCTTCACCTTGTTGTTTTCTACGAACCAAACTTTGAAAGATTGGGTCGTTCATAGATGTCGAAAATTCAGGAAAGTTCATATCGCTTCGTTTTTTGTCTTACTAATGGAAGCGATTGACGAATCTGCTCCTTTAAGAAGTTCAGCGTTACGTTTCATACGAACAAATACACCACTACCTTTACCTTCGCTTGAACGATACTCATCATCATCCAAATAAACTTTTGCAACTTGATTCCAATCTGGATTTGGAGAATTAACCAACTTATCAGTTGTTGGATGTTTTTCACCTCTGAAAATACTATCAACCAACATTGTCTGTACCAACGCTGGAAACTTATTGAAGTTTTTATACTTCTTTTTTGCAATTTCTACTTTTTCTTCATAATCGTATTTAAACAACATAGAAATTTGATCGTTTGATAATAATACTTCGGAGAAAGTTTGTGCCGTTGCAGGACCACCTTCCACATATCTTATCAACTGTTCATTTGTTTTTGGATTGTCATTAGGCATTGATGCAATACGACGTATATTGTTTCGACTCCCAGCACTTCCATCCAAATGATGCCCCCCGCCAATATGTGGTTTATCTCCAATTAAATAATAGTTTCTAACAGCACCTTCATTCTTCAATGTATATTTTTGTGATGGAGTTGATGTTTTAATTTCATCAACATTAACATAGATTTTACTACCTTGTTTTTTGATAGCTGTCACTGGCGATTTTCCTTTTGTTGCAGCATCTACATTAGGGGTACCAAACGCAGCCGCAGCTGCTAATGCAACTGTAGATAACGTTTTTGCTCCCCATGATTCGTTCATAATCTCGTCAATTCGTATTATACCACGATCATCTGAAACTAAAAGAATATTCTTTTCTTTAATAAACTCACGTATTGTGTTTTTTGTTTTTGGAGTCACTGGTGGTGTGCCAGTACTTTTATTTCCATCTACATAAAATCCATAACTTTTATCTTCACCTGAGTTTTGTAAATAGATGGTACTATCATTTGGAAGATATTTCAAACGTACATAACCCTTTCTAAATGCAGATGTATATGGTTCCTTTTCATTAAATCCCATTATCTTATCACTATTATCTTTTACCCACTGTTTGTGATCTCTAACCATAATAAGGTCACCACTTGGTGAAATCCAATATGCAATTTCTAAAATGACAGGACGTGAAGCGTTTCTTAACCGTTGTTGTTGATTTCTTTTATAAAATTGTGGGTCACTGGGTAAATCATTTTCGGTGATGTTATGAAGTGTCATTCCAGTAACTTGATGTATCAAATCTTTAACACACTCAACGTTTTTATCAGCCAAACAGTCATCCATTTGTTGACGTTGTTCATCTGACGCTTTTCCATAAAACATCATCAATTCATGAAATCCAACCATGCCTCGATAATCCTCTTCGTTAATGTTTTCATCAAACTTACGTCCATCTGAACCGAAATGATCCAAGTGATGATAAACATCATCCAAATATTCACCTGCTAAATTCAATTTGGCTTTAACCCAATCTTCCAATTTAGTCTCAGGTTTCAACATAGATTGAAGTTCTTTGGCATCATTGTTGATTTGTTTCAACGCACCCATAGCCATATTACTATTGCCAATATCTTCAATCAACTCTGCAACTAGATTTTTCAGTACCTCATTGTACAGTTCAACTTCACTCACAGAACTACTCTTGGTACGTTTTCCGGCCTGTCTAGCTCTACGACCTGCACAATGTGCTCGTTGACTAAATCCTTTGGGATTTGAACAATCAATGCCCTGTTTGTATTTTCTACTCCACTTTTCGTTGATTTGATCTTCTGGTGTTCCCGCATCTTTTTCGTCACGATAAAACTTCAAATAATCACGAACTGTGGCAACATAATCACATGCGTGATTGAGCTTTGCTTCCACCCAATCCTCAAGATCTTCAGATGGATTGAACATCTTCTGTAAATCTTCACTGTACTTGATAAGTTTGGTTACATCGCTCATAGCCATTTCAGCGTTTTCTAACTTAACCATCAATTTATCGGGATGTGGATTGTCATGATTAATAGGATGATCACTGTCACCCAATCCAGTTGACATACTTTTTTTCCATTGATCTTTTGTAAGTTCGTTCATAATTTATAAATATACAGAATCAATCTAATGATCCTTCTAGTATTCGTTTTTTTATATTGGTGGTACTGATACCTTTTGTATACGATAAATAAACCAACACAATATCTTGTTCATCTAACCAGTCTTGTGTAAAATTCATTTGAGCAAAATAATCTTTTTTTGCCCAATCATCTCCAATTGCAACAATGTTAGGATGAACGGATAATATTGAAGGTTTACTATCTTCTCCACCAATATTAGGAATCACTTCGTCAACATATCTAACACCCTCTAAAGAACGTTTTCGTTCATCATATGTCATTATAGGGTATTTGTTTTTATATTTAAAAATGAATTCATCCGTATTTAGAGAAACGATGACTCTATCTGAAATTTTTGAACACTGTTTCAAAAAGTTCATATGACCATAGTGTAATAAGTCAAACGTACCGCCGGTATACAGTATCATAACGTGGATATATAGTTTTTAACAAAATCAATCACTTCTTCTTCTGGAGTTGTGTCTAGATTATCACCATACTGTTTGTTCAAAACGTTTTTAATATCGCCTATAACCTTACCAGGCTTCAAATTGAACGTATTCATGATCCATTCACCAGTATACTTTTCAGTACTAACTATGTCAGCGTCTAACTTTTGTTTTTCTTGTTCTACTTTGTCATACAAAGATGGAAACAATGACTTAAAGAAAAAGTCATTGTCACCCACATTACGACGTTGACCACTCTGTAACAATTGATCACTTATATACTGTGCGGATTGACGTTCACTACGCATCTTTCTACGATCACCACGATTTAATTCTCCACTCAATTGACGAACGTCAAACAATGGAGAAGTTTTGATATACTCAACGATGTCATCTTCGCTCTTAATATTGGAGAAATTGGTATCTACATTACGAAAACCAAGAATCTTTTGAGCGTCACGAAGGTTTTTAGTGATAAAAATAGATCTATTTTGACCTTTCTTATCAACAAAGATCTTAAAGAAACCGTCACTACCATACTTAAATCCGAGTTTTCTAGATATAACGCCAACAATACCTGAAAAGTCGTTGTATGCTAGATAATCTTGTTTGTTACGTGCATCTTCTTCATCTTTTGCTATAATAAAGTCGATGTGTACTTGTTTATCTAATTTATCCGGACGATACAAAATAGAAAATATGTTACCATTGGTAGTTGCGTACATTTGTTTTGGTTGATATACGTTACCATTTGATGTTACTATCACAGTTGGTTCGGTGTTTCTGACAATGTTTGAACCAATTATATTTGTTACAATATCTTTTGTAGATTGTCCAGATGGTGGTACAACCACAATATCAATATCGCCATGATCTTGACGACTTGACAACTTGGTTGTGTTATTGAAGCTAGAAAACTTCTTGGCGAGTTTCTTTTTCAACTCACCAAATACGCCATGCATTTCTTCGGTTGTTACTCTGTTAGATAAAGATCCAAAGAGTTTTTTAACATTTTCCTCCGAAAGAATTTTTCTTGCTATGTCCGATAGTTTGATCATGTGTCTTTCAATATGTCTTTAAGTATATCAGTTAACTTGATGGGACTTGATTGTTCAACTGATTCATTCTTTTTCTTTTGCCAAGAAACTGGACTTGGACCTTTTTTCTTACTGGTTCCCTTTTTATTACACTGTGATGGTGTTGGACGGCATGCTGGATACTTGGCTCTTTTCTCACCAGCTTGACGACCACATGCTTTACATGTTTTACGACTAGTTTTTTTATTTTTACGACAAGTATTACAATCTACCCAACCTTTGCTTTTTCCTTTTCCACCTTGTCTTGCAAACCATCCATGTAGACCTTGTTTCTTTTCTTTACTAAAGTCTTTTTTCTCTTCTAACTCAACAGATTCTTCTTTTTTCTCCCAAATTTCACCTGTTCTGCATCGAACCATCGCACCCGATTTGTAAGCAGATGTTTTAGGACCATACACACTATCTGCTTTTTTATGACATCTATCTTTATTCTTTTTACGTTCATCTAAAGATGGTTCATCGATATCAAGATCGATACCTGACACCTTACTTGGACCAACTGGTTCACTATCTTTGACTTGTCCAACAGGTGTAGTTCCTATCTTACCTACCACATTGTTTCCCGGTGTACAAGATATTTCACTTCCCAATCTGGATTTATCATTAAAACTCTGTTTAGGATCACCAAATCCAGAATTGGCTTGTGGTTGGAATTCCTTGGCAAGTCCAGCAGCAACCAACTTGGTATAATATTCTGGATCTTCTGTCAAATGATCCAATGCAATTTCGGTTGCAATCTTTTCATTATTCGTATGTTCCATTTCTACTTGAACACCAATTGCAAGTTGTGCGGGGTTAACAGTTGAAGACGCAGTTGCGTCACCAACTCCACCTTTTAGTTGTCCATCTTCATTGATAAAAAAGTCTTTGTATTTCATGGTCGGTTATTACCTTTATGTTTATGTTGTGACGCTTCTTGTTCTGCTTGTTGCATTTTACTATAACCATTTGAAGGATATGCATAATCGATTTGCCATCTACGACCTTTCATCGCAGGATGGCCAATCAATGGATCTTGAAGTTTCTTCTGAGATCCAATTATATACCAATCCCCCGGTGGTTTAGAGTCCATAATTACGTCTCTTTTTCTTTTCTTCCCACTTTTCATCCATCAACTTCTTAATAGCTTCAAAGTTACCATATTTTTGTTCAACACGTTCACGTGTTTTAGATGCATTAGCCATATCACGTATGATACTTCCAATCGTCTCCTTTTGAGTTTCGTTCATTGTAGGTTGTTCTTTCTGTTTTTCTTCTGCAATTTCATCAATACCTAAAATAATAAATCTAGCAACTGTGTGTATCACAGTTAAATTTTTCTGTATTGCATCTTTATTGCCTTGCCATAATGCAATATATGTTGCACCATGTTTTGTATCCAAATTATAATGATTTGTTACAGTGTATGCAACTGCTTCTGCTTGAAGTTCAGCTTCTGCTCTGGTTAATCTCATTGTTTCATCATTTCCATAGAACACTGAACTATCTTTGAAATGCAATAGTGAATGTGCAATTTCATGAACCAACGTAGACAAACGATTTATTCCGGAAACATTACTTGTCAAGTTAATATGGTCACCGCTTGCCCATCCCATTTCTCCACCTTTTGCGTCACTATGAGTAACCTTGATTTGTTTATCCTTACAAAACTTTAAAAGATACTCATATATTTTATCTGCTGTTTCACTTGGTGTATTTTGATCGTGCCATACTGGAGCTTCTGGAATTTTTCCTTTTTCAGCAGCGTTGGTGTCTGAAATATCATATACGATGCCGATTCTAAATTTTGTTATTTGATTTTTTGAAATTTCATCATCTACTCCTTCATCATCTCCGGGTTTAAAACGATCACCTGGCTTACTTTCACTATCGTCTTTCTTGTTTTTAATAGGTACCCATATTCTAATATGAGTAGCAGTTTTTAAATTTACGGTTACGCCAAGTTCTCTCCATTTTGATTTACCAGCAACCTGTGTTGCGTTTGGTTTTTGTGCCCAAATCAATAAACTGTTAGTAAAACTATACTTTTTAAATTTCTTTTTAAAATCTAAAAACGATTTCAATTTGTCGCTAACTTTAACACCTTCAACGGCATCAGCCAATCCGTCAATGATTGTTTTAACTTTTTCAGCGAGTTCTCTTCTTTTATTAAAATCGTCTCTCTCCACAAACACTTTGAGATTTTCAAAGGTGTGTAACAACTCTTCAAATTGTATTGGACCGGACTTTGGAGGTGTCCATGTTTTAGTCTTCCAATTATATGAATAACCAGCATTTATTTTATCAATCGCTTTCATATAATATCTTAAATCTTCATCAGTAGTATATGGTTTTTCCCATCCTATATCTGGATTCCATGTAAAGCCTAAAGATTTAATACCATCCTTGGATTTGTAGGTTTCATTACCAGCCGCTCTAGAACTGGCAAGAGTATTTTTGGGATCGTTATCAGGAGATTCTGGTTTATCTGGATCATATGGTTTGTATAAATCAGAAACCACAATAATGTACTGTTTGCCAGTTTCTTCGTCATCATACCGATGAAGTTCTAACTTTTCATTGATATCACCATCAACCGATTCGTTCATCATATCAGTAGTCATTCCTAACATACCAAGATCACGATAATAACGTGGGTTTTCTTTCAAATTTTGAACAACATTTTGTTTAGCAACCATCTTGTTCTTGAAAATCTGTTTCTTGAGTTCATAGTCCATTCCCTGAATGATATCATCAGGGGTGACCTTGGTTTTGATATCCTCAATATCTTTTTTGTACTGTTCTGGATCAATTTTTGATTTAATGTCTTGATCGACTGGTTGTACAACATTGACATTTGAACTGTCAGCAGGAAAAGATCCGGGGTTCTGAACGACATCAGGTGATGAATATGTCCCAGATTGACCAGATAAGGGTGATTGACCCCCTACCGCAATCTGACTCATGTTATATTCTTTGAAGAAGTCTTTATATGTCATAATCTATAAATATGTTAGAAATAACAAACAACACTGGATATTATAGTTAAAACTTAACAAACTTATTGTATATCTCAATCATTTCAAAGATAACGGTACTTAAATAATCTTGTGAAAAGTGATTCATTACAAAGTTACGTCGTTCCTTTAAATTCGAATTATTATCAATCAACGACTCAATAGAATTTAAAAACTGTGTATTAGGAGTATCACAGACGGCGTTAACCAATGGATAATCACAAGATTCAACCATTAAATCAATTAACCCCTTATAATGTGACGGTCCAATTCTGATGATATGTCCATTATTGTATAACGCCATCAAGTAACGAGCATGTGATACCGATGAGTTTCCTTCATTTAATAAGTTAATTTGAACTTTTAATTGATCGTTCCACAGTTCATGTATATCGATTTGGTCATACGTTTGTCCATATATTGGCAATTTATCAATAAAATCTTGCATGTCTCCAAGATGACCTTTACGAGCGTTTTCATGTACAAAAAAAAGTTTAAAATCACATTTATCTGGAAACATATTGGAAAATAAAGCAAATTTCATCTTATAATGATTAAACCATGTATCTTTGTTAAATACGTCTTTATTAATTCCAGTTAGTCCTATTCTTGCGTATGCTACTTTTTTCTTATCTTCAAAATTTATTTGGTTGAATGACTTATCAATAAACATGGGAACTTCAAATAAACAATCGTGAAAACATAATGGATTAAACGATCCATCATTGGGAACGTTAGAAACCACAAATATAGGAAAATTAACAATATCTCCAATCAGGTTATCATACTTCCAAAATAAAAACTGAGTTTCTAATTGTGGATATTTTTTTAAAACTATTGAAAGAGATAATTTCAATTGATACGGATGACCGTTAATACCAACATCAATATGATTACCGTCGAGATCAGTAACAATAATGTCTCCGTTTTTAATTGTATACCAACATATATGATCTTGAAGATTTTTAGATTTCAACCAGTCAATTGTATCTTTTAATGAAACTTTAAAATTAACGTGATGATATTGGTTTTCTATTTCAATCAATAGTTTTTCTTTCATAAGCATTTTGATGACACAGACTTAAATATATCGAATGGTAACTCTTCGTTATAACAAACGCATATCGTGACAATTCTCATATTAAATAACTATATATTATAATATGCATATTGTTTTATCCCTGTGTGAAAAATCAAGATCCCCATATTCAAAACGAAAGTGTTTTGAAAACCTATATAAAGTCTTTTCAAAACATTCTATTCACGTTTTAGGCGATGATTTGGACGATGATATGGAAACATATGTAAAGTCTTTTGATAACGTAAACTTAGAAAATAAAGTTCGTGGTAAAAATCAATACATGGTTGATAAGTTTAATTTCTGTATAAACAACTTCAACGTTGATGATACAATTTACATGTTAGAGGACGACTATATGCACTATCCAGACTCAGATGTTCTTATAGAAGAAGGATTACAACATGCAGATTATGTTACACTATATGATCATCCTGACAAATATGAAGGGTTCACGTATAAAAATCCAGAAATACAATGTATAGGAGAACAAACCGTCGTATTTTTAACTAAACATTCACATTGGAAATATACAAACTCTACAACTGGTACGTTTGCATTCAAAAAACAAACATTGATCGAAGACTATGACATTTGGATGGATCAAGTCGTTAATAATATTTGGAATTACGATTACCAAGGATTTGTTAATTTAAGAACAAACAACAGAAAAATAGCATCATGTATACCCGGACGTAGTTCACATATGTATCCGGATCAATGTCACAGTCCATTTTTTAATATTGTTTGAACTCATTAATTGCAGCAAGTATTTTCGTTGATGATATATAACTACATTTTGGATATGATGAAAACTTCCACTGTACATTAAAATCCGGTCGATTATCTAACGCACATCCACCATGCATTTTACAATTCAGACATTCTAAATCTACATTTATAGATACTATATTTGATTTGGTATTGTATGCATACTCTTTAGAGTGCCATGCTTGTTCGATAGATACAATATTTTTATTAAATGCAAAACCAAAGTGTAAACTACTAGTGTTGCTTGAAACCAACAAGTCACAACAATCGATTGCTGTTATATAATAAAAGAGTTCGTTACCAAACACATCTACAATATTGTTTTTTAACAATTTGTCGTTATTTCCAATCCAAAATATAGTCCCTGATCCGTTATATAACGATTGAACTTCTTGTGCAATTGAAATTGGAATACTTCTATTTGCAATCGACGATGTTGTATTAATCACTATCCACGGTCGTGGAAAATTATTTAAATAAAACATCATTTGATCACGGTATTCGGATGGATACTTTATATCATATTCCAATTCCGATCTATTGACAATTCCACCCAGAATTGAATTGACATATCGTATATAAACTTCAGATGATGGATCTTTTTGCCATTCATGAATTTTTTGAACATTTTTCATCCATTCATCACAAAATCTGGTATCATGTTCTATACCTTCAAAATCAATAATATTATCGTTATTGTTTACCTCGTTTACGGTATCAATGTAATTCTGATATTTTAGAAATGATGTTAGATGTCCACCGGTTGTAAAATCAATAGTATATCCACGATTAAATAAAAATTTAGCGATTGATAATATCATTACTACATCACCAAGTCCACCAAGTCGTTTGATATTAATTCGATTCATCAAATGATATATTTATCGATATACATTTTAATGTTTTTATAATCAACTGAGTCTTTAGTATCAGTCAAATATGAATTATATCTTCGGTACATGCAATTAGGAACAAGATCAATTGACGTTTCCTGTATAGAATTCAACTTCATACCTTCTACTAATGAATACGGAAAACTTTGATTTCCTATAAAAAGTTTGCCTCCACTTAAAATATTTGCAAGATCAATCATACGATCTGTTTTATAGTAATCAACATGACCAAATTCTTCAACGAACAAAGAATGTTCTTTTGGAGTACCTACAAATATAATTTGATTACAATAATCATTTACAATCGATTTCCACGGAAAGTTTTTATTGTGATATCTTTCTGTTCTATTAACAACAATTGGTTTTCCATCCACAACTTTTTTATCAAAGTTTAACCACTCGGATTGATCAAAATCAGCGTTTATTTTTGGATCTATACATTGTCTATATAACTGTGTTAATGGTATACGTCGAACCTGTTCAACTTCTTTTTCAGAGAATCTACCTTCTCCCCATTTTGTAAAGATCTTTCTAAAGTCATTCAAATCATAATCAACGTCAACCGGCTTGGTTAAACTGAACTGAATATCATAAAGATAGGGTGTTTTCTTTAATAACTCTCTAATGGTCATAGCCTTATCATAAGTCATTGGACATCTGATATCCATTTTATAATAGTTAGGTGTCAATACCAACACTCCTCCACCCAATTTCTTAATAAACGGTAAAGAGTAAATAACATCACCCAAATCTCCAGAATGATGAAATTTCATTTTATAGTACTTCTGTGCACCAGCGTTGTTACTTGTTGAAAAGTTATGGAAACCAAATGATCCATTTGACATTTCATTTTCTACAGAAAACTTTCTGGCAAAATCAGGAGTAGGAAATTTAAACCCATTTTTAACCAAGTATGGACCATGAATTTCACATATGAATTCATCTTCCGGATTTTTTCCATCATACGGAATATACTGAATCTCGTTCATCAACTTCTTGGAGCGTAATGAAAATCCTCCATTTCCCCCAACAACTTTATCATATTTCCAAAACCAAGGAGCGCCAATATAATCGTAATTGAGAAAATTGTTATCCCACGCATTATAATTGATTATGAAGCCGTCCCATTGACTAATCAAACAAAATTCAGTATCAATATAATCATTTAACTCTTTCAAAACAAAGTGACTATATTCGGTTGTTGAATTTATTGGATTAATTTTAACCACATATGGAGAAGATATATCTTTTGACGTAAATAACTTAATGTTAGTTATTCCATGTTCAACGTAATCATCAATGATTTTTAAACAACGATCCGTGTACAAATCGTCAATAAATACATAAGTAATCAAAGAATTTAATCGTTCAAACACGTTGTTTTGTAATGTATCAATTGACAAAAAACTTAATATGTTAGAACATACAGTATTCACAGAAACTCTATTTTTCAAGTGTCTATGATAAGTGTTTTTATTATATTGAATCGTTCGATCTTTCAATCGGGATTGAATATCTATAATCGACTTTATAACATCGTTTACATTATACTTATTCAAAACTTCATCGTGTGGAGTAACATATAAATGTGAGTCGCCTGAAGATTTTAGTGTTACAACACCCAATCCAAGATATAAAGATTCTAACACAACTAACGGACATGGATCTTCCCTTGAAAGCAATAAGAATATATCTGATTGATGAACTTGATCATATACTGATTTCAATTCTCCTACAAAATTAACAGGATATGGATCAACTACAACATCATTGTAAATGTTATAACCTTCCACGGTTATATAACAGTTGTTCGTCTTTTTAGGAGCGCTACCAATCCATATAAATTCATAATCATCTGGATTAAATTGTTTAGCAACTTCGATAAATCGATCTAATCCTTTACGTATTGATGGTGTACCAATTCCAATCACTCTTTTTTTAGAATGACCAGTTTTTTTCTTGGTCAATACAATATCCAACATGTCTGTATCAATGCACGCCGGTGTGTAAATGATTCTTTCATTGGGTATCGACTTTGACAATAGATACTTCAGTTGCCATTCAGACACCACAATAAACTTATCAATATAATCTAATGCAACATCAATGTTTCCAATGTCAGACTGAACATAATTAAACATATCTTCATTTTCATGAAAATGTACCGTCGTCGTAATATTTGGATTTAGTTTCTTGAATATCACCAAATGTGGGATGGACAATATTGTATTTCCATACACAAGATCGGGATTAATTGTTTCAACAATTAAATTGACCGATTCAAAGTTATTTTTCTTTTCTTTCTTGATTTGATTAATCTTGAAACAATTGTACTTTCTTACCCATTCTTGATATCCAGTCGAAGAAACATAACCGGTATCAATGCATGAAACGTATGTGTTAACGTTTTTGACATTTGAAATAAAGTGATTGATCACATATTCTAAAACAAGAGGAGCACCTGTTAGAGTACAATCATGTGTAATAAATAAAACACTTTTTAATTTTGACATACTGATATGGGAGTTATATCACTCAACCTAAATTGCATCAAGTGATTATATGGAATTATGTTTTTCTTTAAATCCAAATCGATAATAGATATTTCACTAATATATAAACCTAATTCTCTATTATCATTATCTGGAATCATTGGTTTGCTTTTAAACTTATAACTAGATGCATATGGTATTTCTATATCAACATGTCCATCCATATATGAAGTTTCAAATAGTATTTGATCTTGTGATGTAACCACCAATTTATTGTTTTCAACTGACGCTAAACCTATACGCATGTTTAATGAAATAAACGGAATGTTGACTGGAAATATAACTTCCAAAATAAACTCTGATTTTGACCAAAATAATCCATCTTGTTCAAGATCATACTTATTATTAAAGTACAAAAACCAAGACTCCGATTTTTGATATTCGGTCTTGATAATTTCTCCAATAACACCAGATGTCACAACTTGTACACGTTTTTCGGAACGAGAAATTTTTGACTGTTTATTTACATAATCAGGTAAAAAGTTAAACTTATCTCTCGTCATATAGTTAATTTGCGTTCCAATTTCCAAACTTTAGCAATCAAAAATGAACCAAATTTATATATCAATCTACAGATAAATCGAATAACCTTGTTATATGGTTTGATGATTAATCTATAAAACATAGTGGATTCAACCACTTTTCGATTTTTAAGTTCTTCAATATGTTGTTTATGGAGTTCTTTTCGTTTGGTGTTATCGTTTATTTCAAACTTAATTGGTTTAATCTTGTCAATAACTCCGTCAATAAATACAACTTCAAATTCAACCCAATAGTCATATACACCACCATCATTATTTTGATAATCATACATACGGATGGTTCTGGTTGTTTTTACATGAGTCCACCAATGTTTGATTTCTTTTATAATACCAAACTTTTGTGAAAATGTTTTACCATTCGGATCGCCATCGATGTGTTCTCGTTCACATTCACGTAACCACAATGTACCATCTTCACGGATTTCATAAGAATCCAATCCGCAATCTAAATCTTTGGTTTGAAAAGACTCAACGATATACCCTTTAGTATCTTCCGGCAGCGGAAGTGGATACTTACATACTATGTCATCGAACATTCCCATAAATCATCCTTTTGGATATGTAATTTCATACTGAATTTCATGATACTTGCCCATAAAAATACGAAATTGAGGCATTTCTAATGTAGGATAATAGTTGGCTTGAATCACAATCTTGTTTGATTGTTCATTTTCATAGTTAGCATACTTGAACCACTCTTTTGCAGCCCAATTATCCCAAACATCTTTAAGAATTTGACGTTTATTCATGTTTTGTTTTAGTTTCTACCATCGGTGAATTAAAAAATTTCGACTGTAAACGGCGCTTACAGTCGAAACGGGTTAAATTAGTGTTATCAATATCTTTTCCAATTGAAACTTCTTCACTAGAACGAATTTTATCTACCAATAGGAATGTTTTACAATTTTCATCATACAGATCTCGATACTCTTGTGAAGTAATTATTTCTGTGACCTTTTCATATCCCAATTGGTGATACAATTCATCAAAGAGTTTATTAAACCCAAGTTGTGATGCCGCAATCTTTGAGGGATCAATACAATTAGCAATCTTGACTTGAAAAATAGTCAAGATATCAAACGCATAACCTTCATCGACACTGATTGTAACCATAATTTGTGGGTATATATATTAGATACCTAATGTACGGATACTTATTTTAATTTTATTTGATTTGGCAAAATCATAAACCTTACCGTCTTCAGTATATGGATAGTAATTTGCATAAATAATAAACTCACGTTTATTTAATCCATTTTCTATACGATTATACCAAGGACGTTTGCCAAATGTATTTGTAATTAATTCAATCGGTGTCATTTTCGTAAATCAGTCAGAAGTTTGCTGATACATGCCATCAAAGCAATCTCCTTCAAAGGAGTAATCAACAAACTACACTGATACATATATTCCGAAATGATTATTGTAGCAATAGCTTGTTTGCCATTTGCGTATTCATCCACCTTCTGATATAAAACCGCAAAGTAATCATCGTAGACCTTAATACGTTGATCCGCAATAAATTGTCGAATCTCATTAAAAGTTGTAGGTTTACCAATACCATTCTTGATCATTTCAATCAACTTCTGATGGGTATCAGTCTTTAAGGATGACTCCTTATTGATCTTCAACTTACCTTCAAAAGTAGACTGTTGTGCAACATTGATAACCTTACGAATGTCAGGATAATACGTGTTAACAATATACGCCAAGTCGTCGTTTTGATATTCAACATTCTCAGTCTTGAGAATCTTGGTCATATGAACTGCGACCGAAACCTTGGTCATTGGTGCAATCTCAAACGTCATACAACGTGAAACAATCGGAAGAATCATCTTCTCATGATAGTTACATGTCAGAATGAACCTAGTAGACATACTAAACGTCTCCATCAAGTTACGCAAAGCCGCTTGTGCTTCTGGTGACATATAATCACATTCGTCAAGAATGATAACCTTCAAAGGTTTGATACCTACACAAGACGCAAAACTCTTGATCTTGGTTCGAACATTATCGACCTTATTTTCATCAGACGCATTAATATACAATACATCACAGCTGATCTGTTTAGTCAACAGTTTAGCCAACGTGGTCTTTCCAGTGCCAGCACCACCATACAACATCAAATGTGGAATGTTCTGTTGATCGATATACGACTTAACCGTATTGGTGATATTCTCATTACCGATGTAGTTTTCAATAGTTGTAGGTCGATACTTCTCAACCCACAAACTATGAACCTTAGTATCATCAGTATGACTGACCTCTTCAAAAAAGGCATCCATAAGAATTATTCTCTGGCTTGAACAGGACCAAAGTGATAAGTAGCATCAAAGGTATCGGTACTGAACTGAACAGTTGCCAATCCTGACTCAGAAACCTTCAATACAGCGTTTTCACACTCGTTGTTAGAATCCAACACACTCTTGAGAAAATCTGCATTAAAGTTCAAAGGCTTGTCAAGCTTCGCCGTTCCAGTCTTGATAGGAACATCCAAAGTTACACGATTGCTGTTGATTGAAGCGTATCCGATTACCAATTGAACCGTATTAGTCTTTTTGTTCATCAAAAGAGTAAACTTGGATTCGTCAGACAACGCATCCTTGGCACTACGATACTTAGAAATGAACTCCTTGTTGAGATCAATTTCAAAGTGATATGTAGGTTGTTTCGCAAGACGTGAAGACTTAGGAATCACAGTCAACTCAGCCGTCATAAACTGAATCTCAGAGGTTTTATCAGAGAATGATAGAGAAGTCACACGTCCATCGTTCTGATTGATCGTCATGGTGATATCTTCACCCAGAGCCTTCAACATCTTCTGCAACTTATCAGTGTCATACACACCAATCTCATAATCGGCAGAAAGTCCTTCGACGTTCTTCCAGTTCACATCATAAACCAAACTTTTGTCGCTGGTGATGGCACTCAGACTGATCTGATTGTCCTTGGTGGAAAGATTCCACTTAACTGCGGTTACTTCTCCGTTAAGAGAATATTTATTAATGAATTTTTGTAGGTTTGTCTTTGTCATAACTTTTTTAAGTTGTTCTTTATACTGTAGTCTAACTATCTCGATCTGTCCATTTAATTTATCCAATATTCGTTCTCAGACTGTTCGGGGAATTCTTTCACAAAGTCCGTACATATAGCATGGCATTTGGTACGATCTCCAATCCATCCTCTTTCTGGCAAAACACACACGCTTTCAGGATACAACTGTTTGCCCGGATAGGTCCAAATGTATCGTTTGCTGGTCAATACCCAATCTTCGGTGGTATGCCAAAATACGTTAACTGAATAATCCTGAAACAACATATTAAATGCGTCTCCATTTTTTGCATGAAGCCAAAACTTATGATTGGTTAGAAAATCATACTTGACTTCATACAATGGTTCATCATGTCCCAGATACCACTTGGTTTTAATATACCAGACATCAATTTCAACATCATGTCCAGCCTTTTCAGCAAATTTGATATAATCCGGATGGTTTTCCTTTTCAGGAATAGATCCATTCAAATTACCTCGGTGTGATATTAGTTTCATAATACTTCAAAAAATACTCCAAATCTTCTGGTGTTCCCAATCCCCACATCTTTTCAATGTTAAATGTACGAATACGTTTACCATCCATAATAGCTTCATTGAATACGGGACAAACATAAAACTCGTTATTAACCCGAATATTCTTTTGAATCATCTGTTCGGCATACTTAACATAATCACTTCCACGTCTCCAATAGTATATGCCTACCGTCGCCACGTCACTTATAGGACGTTTTTCAGCAACTTCGGTAACATACCCAAATTCGTTCAGTTTTACATAACTCCACTTAGGATGTGTAGACTTAAAGGTAAGAATGTTACCGTCCAAATCCCCCGTTGTCGAGACATAAATGAACTCTTCATTGTTCCACTCCACAAACTGATCACTATTGGCAATAATAAGAGGTTCATCTTTATCGATAAATGTTTTTGCCAACAAGGTTGTACATGCCGCGCCCTCAGTGATTCCCTCGACCTGAACAATTTCATTGTTGGGACAGAAATTATTCAATGTATCTTTTAGATTATACTTTTCAAAATGACTCTTTTGAACAATAAAGATATACTTCGATTCTACATTCAAATTGTCAACAACCCATTGAATCATAGGCTTTCCTCTTACATCAATCAAAGGTTTTGGAAATGTATATCCCGCCTTTTCAAATCGACTTCCAGCTCCTGCCATTGGTATTAAAACATTCATTTTTCCTCCTTGCCACTTTGGTATTTTAACATTCTTATTTATACAATCAATATGTCCAGTAATATGTTCATATGTTACATCTGATGAATTATTTACTCCAAGTAAATATGCCCCACTGTTGTTTGCCGCGTTACGTCCAATCACACTATCTTCAATGATAAACGTTTCTTTAGGTGTTACACCAGCGGTAATCATTGATCTCAAATAAATTTCCGGGTGGGGTTTTGGATATTTAACATCTTCATTAGACAAATAAAAGTCAACATATTCCAATAATCCCAACTTCAATAAAGTAATCTTTACACTATCACGAATGCTGTTACTAGCAACTGCAATTGTATAACGATGTTCATTTTTTAACTTTTTAAGAACTTCAATTAGTCGATTATCAGGTGATAACTCTTTCAACATTTGATAAGTATATGATTGTTTCCGTAGCCATATACATTGAAACTCTGTTCCAGATAATCCCTTTTCACGACCAAGTAAATCCAATTTCTTATGAGTACTCAGTCCATCATACTTGGCAAGATGTTCATCATATGAAATTTCATACTTTGGATCAACATCACGTAACGATTTGTTGAAGGCATCATAGTGAAGTTTCTTGGTTTCAACCAAAACTCCATCCAAATCAAAAACAATTAATTTAATCATACGTACTGAGTAACATCAAAATTTGGGTATACATGTTCAAAGTAATGAAACATATATGTACCCTCAGATGTTTTACGACTCATAATTAACGAAGAATTAGGAAGTAAAGTTTTTATATTATTCAATTCGAATTGTTTTTTAAACAACAAATGAGATATACAGTTCTGACACATATCACATAGTGACAATATATCATCGTATACACTACAATAGACCTCAAATGGATGTTGTTTAGCAATACAGAAATTGTCATCTATCCATCCTTCTCCACATCCATATATCTTACCACCACAATTAACTACGTGGTCAACGTGGGTAATAATAGAATCATCCGTTAACCGATTTAAATGATCTACATTAAATGGATGTCTCAATCCAACGTCAGGTCGAATACGAACATAATAGTCATATTTCATACTATTCATACGTTCATACTGTTTAACAATTTTATATAAACGATTTAACTTATAAAGCCAATACAATGTATTTGAAACTTTATTATCAGTGCTATGTTGATACTTCTTAATACGTTCCTGATGTTCGTTAAAATTATTAACAATACCACCGGTAAAAGGTGTCAGCGTTTCAATGTCAGTAATTTTAAAATGTGGTTGAAACGCATCAATACATGATTCAGTATCGTGTTCATCCCAGAAAGATCCAAACATATCAACATTATGACCCGAATCTAAAAGTGGTTGAATCAAATTGTTTTTATTCAAATCTAACACCAAATTAAACCGTTCGGTTCTTCCTGACATCAAAATAGCAATATTCATAATCAAAACTCAAAAAACTCAGATGCAGCTTTCCAATTTGAATTAGGATACTCCCACTTCAAAACCGTGTAAAAGTCAACAAGTTTACTCTTCAACTCTTGTTCATACATGGTATCACGATCCATATACTTGGTGATAATATCCATAATCTGATGAGGATCCGTACCATCTGCCTTCATCGCAAGACACTCAATACCATACTCATTCTGTTTTAGATACACCCACTTGATTTTCTGACCATGAAATATCGGCGGAATAATCTTTGTCAAATTGAAATGAGTCAACAAATCATTATAGTACAACGACGCTTTAACCTGTGCAGGAGTACCAGATATAATTTGAAACGGTTGACGACTCTTAGGATTATAGTCAGCCTTAGTGGCTTCACTCTTGAACTTCACACTCGTATTCTTTGCAAGTTCAATAACACCAAAATTCTTCATGTCCTCTGTGAACTGTAGAATGTTGTTATTGATCGTCTCTTTATCAACATTCTTCAACAGATCAATCAAAAACTGTTTCATGAAGGTACGAAATTTGGCAGGAAACGACGTTCTAACTACGTCAATACCTTTAACTTCCAATTCGTCACACTCAACACCACCCTTGTTAATGATGAACTGACAATACCTTTTCTTAGCCAGCCAAAACGATGACTTAGCAATCACCTCTTGTTTTGCATCAAAACGATGATTCTTAACATTAAACAAACGAACCGCCATAATGTCAAACATCTGATTAACATACTTCTGAACTTCTTCAGTAACTTTCAGAATAGCTTCAGTCATCTGTTTTTCATCATTCACATCAATGTCAGGCATCGTTTTCTTGATAATAGGTAACGCACTGGCAAAACAAGAATCGGTATCAACATAAATGACATAATCGTTTCCATTAGCGTCATCACCCAATACATTCTTATAATACTGGTTGATTGCCATATTCGCCGTCTTGATAATACTGACACCACTCAATGTAACTGCTTCAGCGTTGTCCTTATCATAAAAACGAAACACAGGAAGACCCAAACAACCATAAATGGAGTTTAGCAAGATCTTCTGCACCTTTTGACGTTGATCATAGAACTCATACATTTCCCATTCCTTTGCATCAGCGTGTTTCTTAGCCAACTTACGCATTTCTTTACGTTCATTGAACCACTTAATTAGAATACTAGGAATTGTACCTTCTTGACCTTCTCCCTTTGGAAGTTTGTATACCGCTCCATTACTAGCAACGCTGAGATTGTTTTGAACCAACATTTCGTTAAAGTCCTGAGTAGAATACTTCTGACCACTGAGAATTACTTCAGTCAACTTACCACGAACAAAATCTTCGGCATTCCAATTTTCAACCTTCGCTATCTTAGTCTCAGGACTAATGTTGAGGCTGATAATGATATTAGGATACATTGATGTAAGGTCCAAGTCAAAAACCCAATCATAACGGCCAGGCACAGGAGGTTTAACATACGCACCTTCAAATCCTTCTTCTCCGTCTTCCAATCGTTGTTCATATTCTTCACGTCCTTCCAAAGGTTTGTTCGGAGCCACACGACCTTGACGACGCAAATAAATCAATATTGCACCTTCAAGGTAACGTGATGAAGTTCCAAAGTGTTCATAACCAACGTGTCCGGTATGACAAATACGACGTGCCAGATCAATGAATTGGAGTTTCTTATCAAGCGCCACAACGATCTTAACGTCATTCAAGTTATATTCGATATATGTTTGAATGTCATCACGATACAAGTCGTTAAGACTTCCAGTATAAGTGATCTTATCAATATTGACTACCTTTTTACCAATAGCACCAAGGGTATAACTCGGTTCATTTTTGCCACTGAACTTCTTGTAGAGTTCAATGTAGTCCATACATGAAACACCTGCTACGACCATTCGTTTGGCAAAGTTGTTATAATAACACTCATGAATTGGACTCAACCTCTTGGCAAAGTTGACACCCATCACACGTTTGATACGATTGTACAAATAAGGAACGTCGAATCCATCAATGTTCCATCCTGTGATGATTGTGGGTTGAATTTCTTCCCATTTATTCATGAAGTGACTGATTAAAGATTCTTCATTATTGAAACTCTGAATAATTGTATCATTGGTTTCACTGTCTTGAAGTTTACCTTCCTTATCCAAAATAAACGCTGTGTACTTGGATGTAGCACCATCATACAAAGCGATAGCAGTCAGTTCCTTATCACCCTCATCAATAATTGGAAATCCACCTTCGGAACTAACTTCAATATCGAAAAACACCACACGATGTCCCTTGGAAGGTTCATCACTGTCTTCGTAAGCGTCAATCAACACTCTTGTTTCGGGAGGAACGTCTCCTTCAAAGATTGAAGGATCGTTACGGTTGAAGTTTGTAACCTTTTCTAGTTCATCACCGTAAACGGAACGATAACGTCCACCTGACTTCTTACGATACGCATACTTAGGTTGGGGAAACGTAACGTATCCCTTTTGATCGTCCCACAGGTGGACGGTTTCAGTTTTCTTGTCGATATAAATATTTTGATACATAACTTATTTGATATAACCCAACTTTGACTTCAAACTTTCATAGATGGAAAGGTGTTCTTCCTTAATAGCAGTTTGTGTTGACAATACCCGTTCTGTCAACCAATGTTTTTGAATTGAAGGAAACAGCGCGGGTTCAATTTCAATGTCTGTAATAGCGGGCTTATAAATCTTATTGACCATAAACCACAACATGGCTGTTTCATCCTCGTTTAGAGAATGTAGTTGTTCTAATGTCATCGTATAACCTTAATCTACATTCGTCAAAACGTCAATTAATTTTAATCCCACGAACGTTTTTATCGATTACGCAAAATCGAACGTTCTTTGAATCTTCAACCAACGAATTGACTCCCAATAGATATGATTCAGAGTCTCCATTTACAGTTTCTTTAATTGAGAATATATTGCCACGACGTATGGTGTCAACTCCTCTTCCTTGAAATTTGGGAGCGGGAACAATAACCACGGTTTGGTTAACTTTGACGCTTTCTTTTCTCTTGGACGAATTATCCAAAATAACGGCTGATCCGTCAAGAACAATAACCACGGTGGTACGGTCATCGGCCTGAATGACAAATTTACCCTTGGATAAAATGATTGATGCCAATTTGGTGTTGATGGTAGCAATTGATTCGGCATTTCCTCCTTGATTAGAATAAACATCAAGTTCACCTTCAATCAGTGACAAAGATTTTGAGTAAGTTTCGTACTTAACCGTTTCTGGTAAAGCGTTTGTATTAACGAAGGTTTGATCAAAGTTGTCAACGGTAACATGTGCCAATTCTTTAACTTTAACAAAAACATCGTCTGAAAATGCCACAGTTACTTCTGAATTGGTGGCTGTTTTGAACGCATAGTTTTGACCGTTGACAGTATATGTTTGACCAATAACGGGAGAATTGGTGGATAAAACATTATTAACCACATTTTCTAAAACGACATCTCCGGTTGATTTTTGGATGTAAAGCACTCCGTTAGCGTAGGTGGTTAACGTGAACAATAGGGTGAATATTATATTTCGCATAGGATTAGAAGATCTGGACTTTGAATATCGTATATGATACTGTATATAAGTATGTCTGAAATTACAGAAGAAAAAAACAAAAAGACTGTTAGCTTTTCACAATATTCGGGATGGTTTAAGTGTCCACACAGTTGGTATCTTAACTATTTGAAAGGTTTGCGTAAATATGAAGCGAGTTTAAACACGTGTTTTGGTACGGCTATTCACAACACCATTCAAGATTATATTAAGTTGCTATATACTGAAGGCGTTGAACAAGCAGATGAAATTGATTTGATCAAAAAGTTCCGTGAGGAATTTACAAGAATTCTTTCAGAAGAAAAGGATACTATTAAGGATCCATATACTGATGATGATGTTACTGGGTTCATGTTTGACGGTGAAGATATTTTGAAAACGTTTAGTAGTTCTGCTAATCGTATCAAGTATTTTCCAAGTCGTAAGTATGAGTTTATCGGTGTTGAAGTTCCGTTGGATGTTCCAATCAAGAATAACGTCCGATTCATTGCATATGTTGACTTGATTCTACGTGATAAAACTACCGGTAAATACAAAATCTGGGATTTTAAAACCAGTACCATGGGATGGAACAAGTATCAGATTGCAGATGAAAGTAAGTATTCTCAATTGTTGTTGTACAAGGCTTTTTATTCCAAACAGTTTAACGTACATTTGGATGATATTGACGTTGAATTCTTTATCCTAAAACGTAAACTTTATGAGAATGCTGCGTTTCCTCAAAATCGAATTCAAATATTTGAACCATCTAACGCTAAAAACTATGTTTCAAAGTCTTTGGTGACATTTACATCTTTCATTGACGAGTGTTTTACGGCTGAAGGAACTTATAAAGAAGATGGTTATTATCCAAAGGTTCCGGGTAAGGCTAAAAAGAACTGTAAATACTGTACACATTATAAGACAAATTGTGACGGTAAAGAAACCAAAGACGATAAACAAGACAATTAAAAATAACAATTTTTAATTCGTATATATACGTATATACAAAGTTATGTCAAAAGTCTTAACTAGCGTCAAAGTGGAACCAGATGTATATAATCAGTTCAAGCAAAATACAACACACACAAAGTTTCATTTACAAGACCTAGTTAATAGGTCAATGCATTTATTTTTAAATGATTCATCGTTTAGAGACACGGTATTAAACTATAATATTCCAGTGTTATCCACAGAGAGTCAACAAACAAAATTACCAAGTTTAGAAAAATCAGAAACAGTATAATAAGTTATGAAAAAAAAGAAAATTCTCTTATTGAGTGATGATTTACGTATGCATAGTGGCATATCCACAATGAGTCGTGAATTAGTTATTGGTACCGTTCATCAGTATGATTGGGTTCAGATCGCAGGTGCGATTAACCACCCTGATCAAGGAAAGATTATCAACCTGAGCGACGAAATCAAAAAGAATACCAACATCAACGATGCGTATGTCGTACTGTATCCTACTGCAGGATATGGTAACGAAGATATCTTGTACACGGTTATTGCACGAGAAAATCCCGATGCAATCATGCATTTCACAGATCCTCGTTATTGGACTTGGTTGTACGCTATTGAACGTGAACTTCGTAAGAAGATTCCTATCACATATCTTAATATTTGGGATGATCTACCATATCCAATGTGGAATCGTCCATTTTATGAAAGCTGTGATGCGTTATTTAGCATCAGTAAACAAACATACAATATCAATAAGTGGGTACTTGGACCTGAAAACTGTACCACTTTAGACGGTGATTTTGACAAAGAAGGTAACATTATCAAGGAGAACGTTTAATATATGTCAATCAAAAGAAAAACACTTTTACATTATGTACCCCACGGAATTAATAGTGAGGTATTTAAACCAGTTGATGCGTCTGATAAAAATCTAATCGAAGGAAAGAAGAGATTCTTTAACGGTAACGAATATGACTATACGATCTTTTTCAATAGTCGTAACGTCAAACGTAAACAGGTTTCAAATGTAATTCTTGCATACCGAATTTTCTGTGACAGTCTTCCCAAAGAAGACGCAAAAAAGGTATGTTTGATTTTACATACTGAGGTGATTGGTCAAAACGGTCACGGTACAGATCTTCCCTCAGTGAAAGAAGCAATTTGTCGTGATTATGTTGTATACTTTTCTCAACGTAAAATTACACCGGGAGAAATGAACTTGATGTATAATTTGTCAGATGTCACAATTAACGCGTCAAGTAACGAGGGATTTGGATTGAGTATTAACGAGTCAATTATGTCCGGCACTCCAGTTATTGTGAGTGTTACTGGTGGTTTACAAGATCAAATTGGTCAAGTGGATGACAATGGAAATCAAATTGAATTCACCAAGGAATTTGGTTCCAACAATATTGGAAAGTATAAGAACCACGGTGTATGGGCAAAACCAGTCTGGCCACGGGTGCATGATATGCACGGCAGTAATCAAACTCCATACATTTTTGATGACATGGTTGATTCACGTGATTTGGCAGAAGCAATGATGTATTGGTACCTACTTCCAAACGAAGAACGTGTTCGTCGTGGTGAAGAAGGTCGTAGATGGGCACTCAATGAAGGTGGATTGAACGCCGTCAACATGTGTAACCAGTTTATCAAAGCAATGGATTATACGATAAACAACTTTCAACCCAGTGAAACTTTTAGTGTCCACACCACCAAAGAATTCATTGGACAATCACAACCCGATAATTGTATGGGCATTGACTTTGGTAAAGTTGATGTTGAAAAAATCAGAAAGGAAATTGTATGAAGATTCAGATACTAAAAAATGAAACATATCAATCCGTAGATAATCTTCCCAAGAAGGGTACAGATAGAGCTACAGGTTATGATGTAATTGCAACTAGTGGTCCAGAAATTATTGGAGAGACCAATGATCGTGGTGGATATAAACGTGTTGATTATATTCAATATCGAACCAATCTAAAACTAGCCGTTCAAAAAGACCGTGTATTTAGTAACTTTGGTTATAATGATTTTGATCATGATATTCTAGCGTTTCCACGTAGTAGTATCAGTAAATATAATCTAGTATTGGCTAATTGTATTGGACTGATTGATGCTGATTATCGTGGCGAAGTTTTACTTCGTTTCAAGTATATCTTTCAGCCAGAAGATTATAATATCATAGACAATCAAATTATAGGTGGTGTTAACCAAACTAAGATCTATAGTATTGGAGACAAAATCTGTCAACTTAAAGTGACTAAGGTAGAAAACGTAGAGTTCACACTTGTTGATGAATTGGACGTGACTGACCGTGGTGATGGTGGTTTTGGAAGTACTGATATTCCTAAACCAACAACAACCACATCCGCATCTACTGGAAAAAGTATTGAAGATTTAATCAAACAAAAGGAAGGATATTTTCAAGCTAACGCTCAAAAGTATTCAGATATGATCAAGGAAAGAGACAATAAAGTTTTTGGAAATTAATATGAGTAAACCATTATGTGTTATACAAGGACCAATCTTTAGTCGAAGTGGCTATGGTGATTGGTCCAGAGAAGTCGCTAAAAGCATTCTACGTTACAATAAGTACGATCTACGTATTGCAACTACCAAGTGGGGTGCCAATCCAATTAAACGTTTTCAGGATGACTTGGATTGTAATGATCCTCTCAATCTTGCATTGTTTGATAAAATGTTGAAGGAACCTTTAAATAGACAACCCGATTTGTTTATTCAAATCGCAATACCAAACGAGTTCAAACCGATTGGCAAATACAACATCGGAATGACAGCTGGTATTGAAACAACAGCTGCTGCTGGAGAATGGATTGAAGGATTAAACAAGATGGACATGAACATTGTTACATCTCGTCATTCCAAAAAGGTATTTGATGAAGCAGACTATACCAAGGAGTATAAGGATGGAAGTGGACGTAAAGAGCAATTACGTAATAACAAACCTATGGAAATATGTTTCTGGGGAGCCAATACCGAAATCTATAAGATTACCAATGAAAAAGTTGAGTCTGTAGAAAAGGTATTAAATCAAATTCCTGAAACCTTTGCGTTCTTGTTTGTTGGTCAATGGACTCACGAAAATCCATTCGCTGATCGAAAAGATATTGGTAACTTGATTAAGACGTTTCTTACTACGTTTAGAAATCGTCCGCAAAAACCATGTTTGATTCTCAAGACAAGTGGAACTAACTACTCCAAAGTTGATAAGGATTCAATTTTGAAGAAGATTAAAGCGGCAGAATCACAGGTTGACGGTGATAAACCCAACGTGTATTTAATCCATGGAGAACTCAATGATGTTGAAATGAACGCACTATTTAACCATGAAAAGGTTAAATGTCATGTCAGCTTTACACATGGTGAGGGTTTTGGTCACCCATTGTTGTTGGCATCACTCAGTGGAAAACCCGTTCTAGCTCCAGATTGGAGTGGACATTTGGATTTCTTGGAATCTAACAAAGAAGGTTTGTTGCAAGGAAAGGTCGATGTTATCGATTCCGCATCAGTTAACCAGTGGTTGATCAAGGAATCTGCATGGTTTACAGTATCATATAGTTTAGCAGAAGAACGATTGAAACAGTATTATTTCAGTATGAATCAAAGGACTAAAGATAACGCACTTGCATTGTCTGAACGTAATGCTGAACAATTTTCTACACATGCAATGGATAAGAAACTACATGAAATTTTAGAAAAATATGTTCCTCAATTTGCGGTAGAACAAAAGATAGTTATTCCTCAACTGAAAATGAATATACCATCTGTTCCTCAAATTAATGTATGAAACCGTTTATTTCGTATTTAGTTACTTGTCATAATGAGGGTGTGCAACTGCGTGCCCTTTTATCTCTTCTTTTAAAGTACTCAGAAGGAAATCAAATTGTAGTATTAGATGATTATTCTACAGATCCAATTACTTTAGAAGTATTACATGAATATCAATCAGTTGTTGGTGTTAAATTGGTTGCACACCATCTCAATAAAGATTATGGTACACATAAAACTTATGGCACACAACAGTGTGACGGTGAATATGTGTTTCAAATTGACGCAGACGAATTGCCCAGCGAAATTTTGTTGGCTAACTTATACGAACTTCTCAGATCAAATCCAAAATGTGAAATGTTTTGGGTTCCACGTGTAAATAATTTCATTGGTGTAACCCCAGAAGATATCAAAAATTATGGTTGGCAAGTAAATGAAAAAGGTCACGTCATGTGGCCAGATTATCAATCTCGTATATACAAAAACCAACCGAATATTCGGTGGGAACGTAAACTACATGAAACCATCATAGGATTCAAAGAGTTTACACGTATTCCCGCAATGGAAGAATTGTCGTTATATCACACCAAGACAATTGAAAAACAACGTAACGATAACAAGAGATACATGAATGAATTTTCACTAGAAGATAATGTTAGAAAGTAATCATGGAAAAGACACCCGTATATTGTTTATATTCATCACAGATGGACGAAATATTTCACAGACATTTCCATCCGTCTTTTATAAAGTTTAATAAATATAATTATGATCTTCGTATCTTTGAAACCAATGTTAATGGAAACGGAGATTATAATACAGATGAATACATTGAATGTTTACACAATAAAACAAGGTTGATGTTACATACTACAAAAGAAAATCTTGGTAGAACAATAATATGGACCGACATTGATATTAAGTTTTTCTCTACTATTGATTTAACATCGTTTGATAAAACATTTACGGCGTTAAAAGAAGATGAAAATCCATCAGATACCTTTGTAAATCCAGCATTTTGTAAAATAGAATGTAACGATATAATGGTAGATTTTTTTGAAAAACTATTAATTAGTTGTAAAAATAATGATGTACATGATATGGATGTTATCAATTACTTTGCGGATACCATTCCTAGTATCGAAGTTGGTACATTTGATTTTCGATATCTTCAATACACATCATTGTCATATAGAAATGATACAATCCAATGTAATATATGTTCAAATAACCATGGATGTTATAAATGTACACATCAATTATCAAATTTAGATACAATTGACACGTCAAAAATAATACTTTATCATGCAAATTGTACAATTAACACCGATAGAAGTACCAGCATGGAACTAAAACTAGAACAACTAAACTATCTATCAAAATGATTACAGTTACAATAGGATCAAATGGAAGGTTTGGCAATCAAATGTTTCAATACGCATCGTTGATGGGTATTGCAGACAAACAAAATTGTTTATACGGCGTTGATTATTCAGGTGAAAATACAATACCGTGGAATGAATTTACAGATAATGAAATTATTAACAAACAAACGTTTGTGTTGCCAAAAGCATTTCAACTATCTGCATTACAATGTAATGAAAAGTATCGAATGGTTCATGAAGGACAACACTTTCACTTTAACCAAGACCTTTTTAAAATTGGTGATAATGTACATCTTCATGGGTATTTTCAAACCGAAAAGTATTTTAAACACATAGAATCTAAAGTTAGGTCGGAATTTACATTTAGACCAGATATTGTCAATACAGTAAATGACTATTTAAAAAATAAACAATCATATGAAACTGTTTCTATTCATGCTCGTAGAGGTGATTATGTACATTTGTCACATCATGGTACATGTGATTTAACATACTATACCAATGCCTTAAGTCATTTTACGGACAAATCATATAATTTTATAGTTGTATCAGATGATATTGATTGGGCAAAATCAACATTTAGTGGATGTGATAACTTTTTTGTGTCAGAATATCGTAACCAATTTGTTGATATGTGTATTATGACTCAATGTAATCACAATATTATTGCTAATAGTACATTTAGTTGGTGGGGAGCGTGGTTAAATGCAAATCCAAATAAAAAGGTTATTTCACCATCACGATGGTTTGGTCCAAATGTTCTCTTAGACACAAAAGATTTATATATTCCAGATTGGATTATAATATGAAAATTCCAACAGAAATTCAAACAATACAAAAAGCAAAAACAATCACGGATGGATTGATTCCATTACAAGAGTGTACGTTTATTATACCCGTTTGCATCGAAAGTGAAGATAGAAAGAAGAACTTTACTATTATATATGATTATCTACGTCGTAACTTTGAAACAAACATTATTGTATACGAATGTTCCAAAGAACCTATCGTTTCATCTTTGATTAAAGATGATGTAACTTATATACATCAAAACATCCCAGATGAGTCATTTCATAGAACACGGTATCTAAACCGAATGTTAGCGTTATCAAACACCACAGTTACGGTAAATTATGACGCAGATGTAATTCTACCCATCGAATCATACCTAATGGCATACAAAAAAATAACTCGTCAAAATCATGATTTGGTATATCCGTTTGCTATTGGAAAATTCCAAAAGAAAGTTGATGCATCTGGAAGAGAAAAGTTGTTAAATCAATCATCTGTTGTAGAACTTACACCTCAAGATTACTCAGAGTGTGTTGCAGAATATGGTCACTGTCAATTTTTCAAAACATCATCTTATAAAAATTATGGTTGGGAAAATGAAAACTTTATATCGTATGGTCCAGAAGATAGAGAACGATATGACAGATTCAAGAAGTTTAATACCGTGGTTACGCACCTTGATAAAGGGTTTGTATATCACATCGAACATAGTCGTGGATCAGACTCCAGCGAAAAAAATCCTTATTTCAAATCCAACAATGATTTATATAAAAAATTGAGTGATATGAATCAAGATCAATTAAATACCTATTATAACGGCGTTGAGTATTTGAAGAATTATTAAGTTATGAAGATTGCCATTATTACGTTAGCTACTAATAAATACAAATCGTTTTTACACCCGTTGTGGACATCGGTTAAAACACACTTTTTGCCAAGTGCACAAAAAGATTTTTACTTTTTTACGGATGAAAAGTTAGAATGGTTTGACGACTCAATTAAATGGTGTCAAATTGACCATCAACCTTGGCCATACATTACATTAAAACGTTTTGAGTTTATATCATCGTATCTAAAAGAACTAACTCAATATGATTATGTATTCTATGTCGATAGTGATATGGAATTTGTAGATACATTAAGTCGTTTTGATATTGGAGATAAAAAATATTACGCTGTTTGTCATCCATCTGTTGTAGCTAATTTAAACTTCTGGCCTGTTGAAACCAATTCTAATTCAACCGCATATATTCCAGAACGTCACCGTTGTGTTTACGTTCAAGGATGTGTGTGGGGTGCAAAAGGAAGTCACATCGAATATATGGTCAGTTTGATGAAGAATAACATCAATATAGATCTTCAGAACGATATCATTGCGGTATGGCATGATGAATCTCACCTTAACAAATTCATAGTTGATCATCGAACCGAAGTAGCTATTTTGAGTCCTAGTATGGCATATCCAGAACATTGGAATTTGCCTGTAAATAAATTGATGATACATAAAGATAAGAATATGGTTGAGTATCCAAGATTCAAAGGAGCCTCACCAACATGAAAATAGTTATTTGGGGTCATCCTCTATATTCACATACTCATTCGTATGTTCATTCTTCATACTACAAAGCATTATCTCATATGGGTCATGAAGTACATTGGTTTCATGACAAAGATTATCCCAAAGATTTTGACTATTCCGATTGTATTTTTATCACCGAAGGATTTGCGGATCAGAACATTCCTCTAAATAATACAAGTACATACTTTGTAATGTATTGTCCGTCACCAAAAAAGTATTTGGAAGCGGGTGTTAAACGTTATATTGACGTTAGATGTGTAGCAAAAGATCATAAAGATCACATACACGAATACTCAATAGATAAAACAATAACTCAAAAGGTTGGTCCATCATGTTATTATGTACCAAAAACCAACCAACAAGTACACATAAAAAACAATTATGTAGATTACATCATTGATGATTTTGATAAGTTTTACTTGAGTTGGGCAACCAATTTATTGCCTGAAGAATTTAACCTCGACGACGTTTATCTTCCCAGAGAAAACGCAATTTATTTCTGCGGAAGTCTTTCCAATTCAGGTGTATGTGAAAACATGAGCAATTGGCTTCCATTTATGCAAGAGTGTAAACGTAATAATATCACGTTTTATCACAACGATCCATGGAAAAATCCTTTGTCAGATGATAAAGTAAAAGAACTTGTTCAAAAATCATTATTGGGAATTGATATTCGTGGACCAGAACACGAAAGAACTGGCATCATTACATGTCGAATATTTAAAAACGTCAGTTATGGTCATTTGGGATTGACCAATTCCAAAGAAATATACAATGAAATGGAAGGAAATTGTTTATACAATCCAAATCCATCAGAGTTGTTTAATATTGGTATACGAAACCGAACAAACTATGATTTCATCAAAAAATCAATGTTGTATGTAAAAGAGAATCATACTTATGTGAACAGAATTAATAGTCTATTTTCAATTTTATAATTTATGTTTAGATCACAAGCACATCAAGATCAATTTGCACACAAGATTCTAAATGGAAAACACAATGGTTATTTCGTAGACATTGGAAGTTGTGGTGCAGTAGATCATAACAATAGTTACTTTTTTGAATCCATCGGATGGAAAGGTATTTGCGTTGAAATCGAAAAAGGATACGCTCCTACATATTCATCAAGGACATGTCAATTTATAAATCAAAACGCACTAACAGTTGATTATAAAAATCTATTCGAAAGTCTTTCTTATCCATCTGTGATTGACTACCTCTCACTTGATATAGACCAATTTAGTACTGACGCTCTTAAATTGTTACCACATGACTCTTATCAATTTAGCGTTATTACTATTGAACATGATGCATACATTTATGGAGACACATTTCGTATACCACAACGTGAATATCTAAAAAATCTTGGATATCATCTATTAGGATCAAATGTACGTGTTCCAGATTTACATTTTAAATCATTAAGTACATTAAATCATTTGAATAATAATGGGTTTGAAGATTGGTGGGTACATCCTTCTTTGAATAAAAATAATTACTATTTCGAAAGTTCATTTCCAGAAAATCTAATTGCACAATTGTGAAATTATTTTTAGTTAACCATAAAGTAAAAAATTGTGGCGTGTACCAATATGGTAAACGTGTTGCATCTATTATTTCCAAGTCAAAAAACCTAATCGTTCATTATTTGGAAATGGATAACCGAGATGAATTTAAAAAAGAAGTTGATCTGCATAAACCTCAAGTGATTGTTTATAATCATCTCACAGGTACAATGCCGTGGGTTGACGGTGAGTATGTTAACCAACTTCGTCAATTGGGAATTAAACAAGGAACTATTGTTCACAATGTTGCGTACTCTACATTCTTTGATTTTTATCTACACCAAGATCCCAATTATAAACCTAACGAAAACAATTATCGGTTATTGAGACCATTGTTTCAATATACCAACAAGACCAATTTAAATCCAAACAAACTAAAGATTGGGTCATTTGGATTCGGATTTGCATCAAAACAATATGAAAGTCTATGTGCGTGTATACGAGACAATTTTCATCGAACCACATTTCCAGTTGAATTAAGGTTACATCTTACACATTCACATTTCTGTGAAAATTCCAGAGACATTGAAACGATTAAGTTTGTATCAAATAGAATACTAAACAATCCTAATATCACTTTGAATATTACCACAAATTTTATCAGTGATGACGAACTGTTGGAATTTCTTGCCGGTAATGATCTCAATATCTTCTTCTATCAAAAATATCCAAGTTACAATGGTATATCATCATCCATAGATTACGCATTGTCAGTAAAACGTCCTATTGCGATTTGTCGTAGCAACATGTTTTCACACATTTGGAATACAACTCCATCTATTTGCGCCGAAGATTCTTCATTAAAAGAAATAATCAACAACGGTTTTGGTCCTTTAGAACACTATTATAATCAGTGGTCACATTCAAATTTCATTAAAGTATTCGAAGACAATATTAAAAATGTAGTGTTATGATAACGTTGGGAGTTTTAGTTACATGTTATAATGAAGTACGAGCGGTAGAATATTCCTTAACATATTTCAGGAAAATATACCGCTCTACAAATATTTACCTTACCACCGAAAGTCACGATTCAGACTACAATAGTTTATTGAATCTAAATAACATTAGTATCAATCATGTTGACGATACAATGTATTTTATAAAAGAAGTCACAGATCAGAACTTTTTAGAGCCATATTTTCAAGAAAAAATACTATTTGCAACACGATCATTCTTAAATCGTGTCAAACAAGCAATTGAATACTGTCAAAGTGATTATTTGTTATTAATGGATCCTGACACCCTTGTTCGTGGACCATTATCAATTCCACAAGGAGCCAAGTTATTAGGATCTAGAATAAATTGGGGATTGCCTATGGCGTTGAGAACCATATTGACACAAACACCCGGCGCAATTGATATTAACTGTTGGGGAGCAACTCCAGCAATAATTCATTGTGATACTTTTTTGAAATCATATAAGTATGTGATGGAACAAGATCCAACCTTTTTACCACGTATTGCAAAAACGTTTTATGCTATTTTTGCACATGACGTAATTCTCCCAATTTTATTTGCATTACAAGGAGAGCAAGAAATATTTAATAGTCAGATTATCGAGTGTGGTCGATATCCGTATTGGCAACAAACATCACATCCAATAGTACATCAATTTAAATATTTATATGACAACAATCGTAACATCGTTTATTAACGGTATACTACAAATCGGTGTAAATGTTACATAAAACTTATGAGTAAATTATCTGCTGTATTTATTGGAAATTGTCAAAATTCTGGAATTGTTACTTATCTTAAAAAGAACAAAGAATTTGCAGACAATTACGAGGTAAAAATTTACGCAAATTGGGAAATGATTAAAAATAAAGATTCTTTGCCGATCAAAGAATTATTAACTGCTGATTTATTTGTGTATCAACCATTACCCGATATATATGGCTGTTATTCTACAGATCCAACCGTCCCCGATTCTTTAATTCACTATTTAAAGTCATCATGTATTCAAATTTCGTATCCATACGTATTTAACTCAGCATTATGGCCTATATATCAAAAAGGACATGAACAAAATTCTTGGTTTGGAGATAGTGTTATAAATAAATTGTTATTATCAAAAGCAACTCATGATGATATAATTAAACTATATCAATCAAATCAAATTGATTGGGAATATGAAAATAGGTTCAATGAATCAATGTCAATTCTAAAAACTAAAGAAATTATAACCGACGTAAAGATTTCTAATTATATCGAATCAGAATTACAAAATCGTCTTTTGTTTTTAATTCCACAACATCCTACAAGCATTATATTTTTAAACATGGTTAATCAAATTTTAACAAAACTAAAAATGAATCAATTAAATGAGGATGTTATATTAGACAAAAATGAAACAAAATTACCAGACTCAACATATAACAATCCCAATGGAATGTTTCCAATTCACGCATCAGTAATTAATCATTATGGATTAAAAAACTGTGATGGTTATGTACTTGATGCAAATCAGTTTTATTTGGATAAACTTATAAAATATATAAATATGTTATAGTATTTACTATTAAAATAATAATTATGACAACAATAGTTACAGCGTTATTTGATATTAACAGAAAACAATACGGCGACGGACGGTCATTTGAAAAATATTTAGAATGGCTTCCGGAAACATTATCATTATCTTCAAATTATGTTATCTACACTGAAGATAAAGTTGTACCATATATTCCAAAAAAAGATAACATCAAGGTTATAGTTTCATCATTGGAAGAAGTTCCACTATATCACAAACACGATCAAATTGAATCAATACTTAAAAATCCAGAGTATTTAAACAAAATTAAAGATCCTCACCGCGTTGAATGTGTTTTACCGTTATATAACATAATTCAATATTCAAAGTTTGAATGGTTAAAACGAACAATCAAAGAAAATCCATTCAATTCATCATACTTTTTTTGGATGGACGCTGGGTGTAGTCGTTTTTTTGATAACCTCCCAAACTCTTTTCCCAATCCAGATAAACTTCCACCCAAGTTTTTGATTCAAGGTAATGCCAATACTAATAGAATTGTTATTGACGATAGTTACAAATGGATGTCAGACTGTGTATTGGTAGGCACGTTCTTTGGAGGTCATTACGAATACGTAACCAAGGTTTCTGATCTCACGTTACAGTTCTTACAAGAAGAAATGTTGGATCAAAATATGATTAATAACGAACAAATTGCATTAGCTTACATTTGTAAGCGTAATCCATCATTGTTTAATGTATATATACAGTTGAACGGACAACACTTACCCGTGTTAAAAATACTTGTATGAACGAAACATTTTTTGCAGAACATAAAGAGGATCAATTTCTTAGATTAAAATACTTTCCTGATTATAGTTACAAAGGTACTTTGGTTGAAGTCGGTGGAGCAACTCCCGAGTTTATATCTGTATCTCGTCACTTCACATTAAACGAATGGAGAACAGTTATTGTAGAACCAAATCCTACATTTGCTAAACAACACCGTGATATTGGAAATGAAATATACGAATATGCACTATCTGACACTGAGGAAGATGATGTTGATTTTACATTGGTACATATCACCGGAGGCAATGTCACCGATCACGCATTTTCTTCTTTAAAGATTAAAGACTCATATCAGTCAATATCAAATGGATGGGTGAATAAATTAAATAAAACCCAAATTAAAGTTAAACAACGTCGTTTGGACACAATAATTAAAGAAGCGAACATCGAACATATAGACATTCTTTCAGTTGATACCGAAGGTTGGGAATTAGAAGTTATGAAAGGACTTAGTTTACTTAGACCCAAGGTAATCATGTTGGAAAATCTATTTAATGAAAACTCGTATCGTGAATATATGACCGAAAGAGGTTATAAGTTTGATACACGAATTAAAGACTGTGACATTTATCTATGAAAATTTCAATTATTGGACCCGGAATTATGCCCATACCTCCTAAAGGATGGGGTGCTGTAGAATCTCTGATATGGGATTATAATATCGAATTAACCAAACTTGGTTACGATGTGCAAATTGTCAACACACAAAATCGTCAAGAGATTATTAATCAAGTTAATCAATATAATCCTGACTTTGTACATCTTCAATACGACGACTTGTTTGATGTGTTACCATATATCAAATGTAAACACAAAGCCGCAACTACCCATTATGGCTACCTAGAACAACCACATCGTTACGGTGGATATGCTCGAATCTTTGAAGCATTTCTTCGTGGAGACTTTAACATCATCTGTTTATCAGAAGGTATCAAAAACGTATATAAAAAATATGGTGCCAATGAAAATAGATTGTACATAGTGTGTAACGGTGCAAGACAAGACATGTTCCGATATACCTCCACGCCATCTAAACCCGAAAAGAGCGTTTATCTCGCTAAAATCACAGATCGAAAACGTCAGTGGATGTATCAAAACATCAATGACATTGACTTTATTGGCAATAAGGACGATAATCGGTTTAATTTCTCTCGTCCAAACTATATTGGAGAATGGGATAAGCCTACATTGTATGACAATCTAACCAATTATGCCAACTTGGTATTATTGAGTGATGGAGAAGCAGATCCACTTGTGACTAAGGAAGCGTTAATTGCGGGTCTTGGAGTGGTTATTTCAGAATGTTCTGTTGCTAATTTGGACTTGTCAAAACCATATATTAGTGTAATATCTGAAGATAAAATTTACGATTTAAACTACATTCGTGGCGTTATTGAAACCAACAGACAACAATCGTTGTTACACCGTGATGAAATTCGTCAATATGGAATTACTAATTTTGCGTGGGAAAACGTTGTGAAACAATATATTAATGTAGTAAATCAAATTATCTCAAAATAAGTTATGTACGATTATTTAATTGTAGGCAGTGGTATGTTTGGATCAGTGTGTGCAAGAGAACTCACTGATAAAGGTTACAAGTGTTTGGTGATTGAAAAACGCAATCATATTGGTGGCAATTGTTATACTGAAAACAAAGATGGTATTAACATTCACAAGTATGGCGCTCACATATTTCACACATCCAATAAAGAGATTTGGGATTATATCAATAAGTTTGCGAAGTTTAATAACTTTGTAAATCATGTCAAGGTCAATTATAACGGTCAAATTTATTCTTTTCCGGTTAACATGATGACACTGCATCAAATCTATGGAGTAACCACACCAGAACAAGCAAAAAAGAAACTAGATGAAGTTCGTATTCACAATGAAAATCCAAAGAACTTAGAAGAGTGGATACTATCGCAAGTAGGAAAAGAAATATACGAAATATTCATCAAAGGATATACCACAAAACAATGGGGAAGACATCCCGTAGATTTACCATCTTCCATTATTAAACGTCTTCCTATTCGATTTACCTACGATGATAGTTACTATGGACTTGACTATCAAGGTGTTCCTATCGGTGGTTACACTCAAATATTTGAAAAGTTATTGGATGGAATCGAAGTACGGTTGAATGAGGACTATCTTCAAAACAAAGAGTCACTTAACAATGTCGCTAAAAAAGTTATTTATACCGGTTCAATTGATGCATACTATAACTACTGTTTTGGAAACTTGAACTACAGAAGTCTAAAGTTTGAAACTGAACGAATTGAAATACCGGATTATCAAGGAAACGCAGTTGTCAACTATACAGAACTTCATGTTCCATTTACCCGAATTCTTGAACATAAACATTTTGATCCTGTTAATACAAACTTCACCTATATTACACGTGAATATCCAAGAGAATATGGTGAAGGACTTGAACCATATTATCCTATAAATGATAAAGTTAATACACCAATATATGAGAAGTATAAAACATTAACTGAAAAAGAATCGAATGTTATATTTGGTGGTCGGTTGGCTGAATATAGATACTATGATATGCATCAAGTGATTGGTTCCGCATTACACACCTGTAAAAAACTATGAAAATACAAATTGTTACACACCTTCTTCCCCACGAATTAGATGAATTTGAACGTCAATTGACCGTATTGAGTCAAGAAATGATTGATTGTCATGAAGTTACCTTGGATGTTACATTGAATTTGAACACAGTTGATTGGAACAAAACAAAAATTCCAAAGGATTTCTTTATTGAGAAGTTCGAATCATTGTCAAAGTACGTTACTCATACCAGTTGGGCAAGAAACTACATCTTTGATGTAGATGACCATGGTACTTGTAGAGGGATCAACGACAAACGTCGTAATAGCATACGTAAATACGGTAAAGATGTAGACGCATTTATATACTTGGATTCAGACTTGGTATTTCCTCCAGCAACTTTGTCATATTCGATACACTGTGCTACTCAGGTAAAGAACAAATATTATATTATTTCACCTCAAATCACCAAAATTTGGGATCAAACATGGGACCATTTGGTAAATCATCAGTTCATTAACAACAAATATGGAAGTGAAAAGACGATCAATCCATATTTTGAAGTCAACCGTAAATCATATTTGAATCACATCAATCTTATCAAATGTGATCCTACCAAATTTGGTGGTGGATGGTTCAATTTAATTAGTTCCAACCTATTAACATTTACAGATATACCCGATGCACTTGGACCCTATGGCGTTGATGATACCTATGTTATGTTCGCGGCTCAAATCATGAAAGTCAATAATATTGATTTCCAACAATATTTAATGGAACACATTATTGTAGCTGAGAACTATTTATTGAGACACAATTCATACAAAGATTACATAACCTATTTCGAAGACAGAAACAACTTCAAAAGCAAGGCGGAGGCATCATTAGGCGACTGCCTAAGAGACTTTGTTAACAAAAACCAATACACATTCAAACATCTATGATAAACCTGATAAACATACTAAATACTACATTTATTGGAGTTGCATTTTTGGTTGTGTGGTTTCATACAGAAGCGTTTCTTGAATACAGTGGTTTGTTTAAAATGAAACGTCTTTTTAAAATAGATGAATTTGAAAAAGCACAAGAAAACGATTTCAGTTTAGAATACTTACAGTGGATAAAACAAACCTATCCAAACTTCTTCACTAAACTTGTCAATTGCCCGTGGTGTATTGGGTTTTGGTTTACCGTATTATCTTCATGGATTTTCTCCACGTTTTACATATTTCCCGTAACTTATGTGTTTACACTTGTTATATATTTACTTATCGTAAATAAGTTTTTTAAATAATATGATACTGGTTCAAAACTTCACCGAATTTTACAACATATTAAAAACGCACAATGGAATACCCAATTCAGTTTCTAAACTGAAAGAGTATGTATTATTGGTAGAACGTTTTAAAAATACGTGCAGTTGTAGAGGTACCGAAAAACAACGTGTAAAAAACGAGTGTGAATCCCAATACCGATTATTGGTTATAACCGAAGTTAGTAACCATATCAATCTATTCAAAAACTCTTTGGGTGATGGTAACATTAAATTTATTCAAAATAATGTTATCATCCAAGAGTTTAATGTTTGATTATAGATAACTTTCAATAGTTGTCTTTAAAGCGTTTGAAAAGTCTGTAAGGTTCATTTGTCCAAACTTCTGTTCATAATCAAAGGTCTCAATCGAATAACGCAAGTCATGTCCCTTGCGATCTTCTACATAGTTGATATAATCATAGTCGATCTTAGTGTTAGTAACATCTTCATAAACAGATTTAATATGTTCAATCAACTCAAGATTGGTTAATTCATTCTTTCCGCCAATCAAATACTGACTTCCTACATCCCCAGTTTCAAGAACGTCCCAAATACAGTTAACGTGATCTTTTACATAAATCCAATCACGTACATTTTGACCAGTTCCATATACAGGAATTGGTTCACGGTTTTTCAACTTACGAATACAAGTTGGAATTAACTTTTCACCATTTTGTCTTGGTCCAAAATTATTGCTACAATTAGTAATGATAGCAGGTAACTTATATGTCTTAACATAACTACGTACAAGTAAGTCACTTGCAGCCTTTGTGGCAGAATATGGACTGTTGGGTCGATATGGACTATCTACAGTAAATGAAGACTCCTTTGCATTCAATGATCCATACACTTCATCAGTGGATATATGAATAAACTTCTCTACCTTTCCATAATCATATATCGCTTTAATCAAATTAAATGTTCCCAAAACATTGGTGGTAACAAACGGATCGGGAGAATAAATTGAATTATCAACATGAGTTTCTGCGGCAAAGTTTACTACATGAGTAATCTCAAACTTATTCAACGTCTGCCACAGAATAACACCATCGTTAATATCCGCAACATAATGTTTATATCGTGGATCAACATTAAACTGTAAATTCTTATTGGCAGCATATGTTAACTTATCAAAGTTAATGATATTGTCAATATCAGGATTGTTCAATAACTTCTCTACAAAATGTGATCCTATAAAACCACATCCACCTGTGACTAAAACGTTTTTCTTATTCATATAATTTCAAATGTGGGACACGGAACAATAAAATGACCACCAGCCATCAAATACGGTGCTTCTCTCCTCTTGAATTCATCAATAAAATGCCAAGGCAAAATCAAAAGATAATCTGGTCTAGCCTTTCTCATTTCATTTTCAGAATATATAGGAATGTCAGTGCCAACTGTTCTTAGTCCAAATTTATATGGACTACGTTCAGCCGCACCATCAATCAACCGTTTATCCAATCCAAAGTACTGTAATAATGTATTTCCCTTAGTAGATGCTCCGTATACCCAAATCTTTTTACCTTTCAACTTCTCTTGTTTGATGAAGTTATACGTTTTAATCTTCAACTCTTGAAGTTTCTTATAGAAATCCATGTAAAATTCAATAGTGTTTGCACCAATCTTGTTTTCATATTCCAAAATAGAGTTTACACGATAACGAGCGACATCACGATATGGCGCAGTAGCGAAAGAAGTAACCTTAGCGACATCTTTCTGTAGATATACTCTAAATGATCCACCGTTAACATCATTCAACTCACAATCAACAATTTTAAACTTGGCTCTATCAGCAACATGTTTAAATGAATGTAATGAATAGTACATTAAATGTTCATGACAAATGTTATCAAATGCCATTTGTTGAATCATCAACGGAGTATAACTCATTTGAACCACAAACATTCCTTCATCACCCAACACGTCATAAATCTCATTCATGAACGCAACTGGGTCAGGCAAGTCATAGAACATCGCAATACATGTGATTACGTCACACTTACGTCCTTTAAAAATACTTCGATCAAATGCGTCCTTAGAGAAGTAGTCTTGAATTACCTGATCAGCAAACTTAACACTCTCTTTGGTATATGAATCATCCGCTGGATCAATTCCTAGACGAGCATATGGTGTGGGAACATAGTTCAACAACGTTCCATCGTTACACGCAATATCCAACCATAACGGAGTATCACATGGAATGTGCACATTGATACAACTATCAACCACGTTTTTAAGTTGATTACGCATGGTTTGATTAGTACCAGAACGATACCAATACTGACCATACATTTTGTTTGGATCGGCGCCCTGTTCTAACTGTACCAACTTTGATGTCGGTGAAAACATCAACTTCATTTCAGACTTATAATCGTCAGATGGTTGTTTTTTTACAAAGTTTGAAATGAACAAATTACCCAACGTAAACAACGGAGTTAATGTATCATTTGATACCCGACAATTTGTAACTTTTTCAGTATATTTCATATTATTTCCAGTTCTCTAAACAGTAATCTAATGCTTCATCTACAGTTCTCATTTTAATTCCAGTTGATAACAATTTTTGATTGTTCATAACACAGTTGGAACGTGGTGTTTTTGCGGCTGTGGTATAAAACGATTCTTCATTATCAAAAAATTCGAAGACTTTATCTTTAGCAATAGTCTTTTGCATTTTTTCAATAACTTGTTTTGTAGTTATAAATCCAGTATTAGTAACGTTGTAAATACCATACGGTACATCTCGCGTAATAGTTTCAATACAAGCACGTACAAACTCTTGTTTATTAGATATAGAATTTTCAGCATCTAATAGTTTTTTATAATTCAACATTTTGGATAGATAATTACGAGGATTGTCAATATCTTCAAATGGAATTCTCAATCGCCAAATATAATGTTTAGGAGAATTCTTTATGATGATATTTTCCGCCATAGCCTTTGTTCCACTATAAAAGCTACAATTGTTTTGTTCAAAACTGAAATTGGGAGGATCAAATTCGGTAAACGGACTTCCATCACTACGCCGTCCAGTATAAATACACCCACTTGACACATGTGCAAACGTAATATTATTGTTTCCACAAAACGTTGACAATATAGTAGGTAGTACAACATTACCATAAATGGTGTTATGTTTATCAGTTTCACACGCATCTACATTTGGTTTGCCAGTGTATCCAGCACAATTAATGATTGCAGTTAACTTTAACGATTTGTGTAGAAGTTGTAATTGTGTGTATGTAATGTCCCTAGAAGGAATATGTGTACGAGTTGGAATTCCTTTTTGAAATAGTTGTTTATAAAACTCTTTTCCAACATAACCATTTGAACCTAATAATAAAATCATAACCGGGAATATATATCAAAGAATAGATTCCAAATAATTTCTATATTCGGATTTTGGTGTTTTTTCAATTATAATTTTGTATTGATCCACATTGATAAAGCCATTGTTTAAACAATCTTCTTCAATACAAGCAATTTTGATACCCTGACGTTCCTGAATAGTTTGAACATAACTACTAGCTTGTGCTAATGTAGTTGGTGTTCCAGCGTCCAACCATACAGATCCACGTTTCATTAACGTGGCATACAACTCATTTCTTTCCAAAAACACTTTGTTTACGTCAGTGATTTCCAATTCACCTCTAGCAGATGGTTTTAACTTTTTAGCAATACCAACCACCGCATTATCATAAAAATATAAACCCGGAACCGCATATTTACTCTTAGGAACCTCTGGTTTTTCTTCTATTGACTTTACTCGTCCATCATAAGAAAACTCAACCACACCATAATCCCGTGGGTTTGTTACTGAATATGCAAAGATTTGTGCCGGTGAAAACAACGTATCAACCAAGGTTCCAAAAATAATGTTATCACCCAATATCAAAGATACACAATCCTTCTTAATAAAATCTTCAGCGATCAAAAATGATTGAGCAATACCTTTTGGTTGTGGTTGTACACCATATACAATCTTTAATCCCAAATGTTTTCCATTTCCAAATAACGCCTTGTACTCAGGAATCCATTTGGGCGTAGATATAATCATGATTTCTCGGATTCCTTTGTTAATCAATGTTGACAAAGGATAATAAATCATGGGTTTATCAAATACAGGCAACAACTGTTTGTTACATGTACATGTAAGTGGATATAACCTACTACCAGTTCCACCAGATAAAATAATGCCTTTCATTTTTTGAACATCGTTTCGTAAATTGGTGACACAATCTTGTTCAGAGTTTCATCGTTCATAATATCCTGATATGTTTTACCGGTGGAATTTATATGTTCCCATTCAACCAAAACGTCGGATTCATCCTTAACCTTAGGATCGTTCCAACGTTCATGATCATTCGCAGGATCAGTCCAAATCTTTTTGGTTGTATTGGCAATATCACTACGAATACGTCTTCCATCTGTAGGAAAACCATATGTGTACTTGGAAACGTGAATTAACTTACCTTGCAAATCGTTGGTAATCCAATACACTTCGTCTTTTGGATAAAAGTTATACCGAATATCTGTTATAAAAATAACATCCGAATTATCCTTTTCCATATCAGATTGAAGTTTCTCGGTCCAATAACGACCATGTGTTTGTTTACGTTTTACATCACCATACCAAACAAGCATATCTCGAAATACCTTTTTTTCTTCAGTATTCTCCGTAAAAACATCCACCCCCAACTTATCCTGTATAAACTCCTTACAGTCATTCTTGAGATAATACGCTAAAGCATAAGAACTGACTGACAATCCATATGTTTCGGCAATGATTTTCTTTGATATATCACAAAACAAGTTCTTGCCTGATCTTGCGACTCCAGATATTCCGATATAAACTTTTTTATTCATTTGTCATTAGTTTTTCCGCTTCTTCGTCGGTCAAACCATACGCTTTACATATATTGATCATTTCTGTTAAACCACTATCTGTTTGACTTAAAATTTCAACATATTCTTCTACTTCTGAAGATGAACATTCATACCATCGTGCCAGCAATTGATAAAACTCCGAAGAGTATTTTGTCTTTGATGGTTTGATATAGGGATGAAAATATTTAGTACGAGGTACAGTTGCAATCAATACCTGATAAAAGTTCTCAGACGGCATACTGTCCTGATACTTTCCAATATAAGAAAGTGAATCAAGAGAGTTACGATCCATCGACAAAAACTTCATCAACATCACGTGAGCAAAACTCTTTTTGTCAGCATCACTTAACGTTGAAAAGTACTTGGGATTTTGAACATTACGTATGTGGTTAACATGATCAAATAACCCCAAGGCCTTTGGTGTGCTAATATTACTGTCTTCTGTTGATGCTTTTTTGGATTTCTTTGGTGACGTTTTTCTTGTTGCCATGATTTTGATTCCGTAACGATTTAAGATCAGAGGATAACACCTTCTGGTTGGTTAGTAAAGTTGTTATAACCTTGTTTACATCGTTGGTATTTTCATCAATAATTTTTTTGTTGGCGAGTAACATCTTGTGAACCTTATATAAGTAAAATACCACTAGGACGAATCCCAGTGGTATCAGTACTTCAAACTTATAGGTTAACAAAGATAATACTACCAATATGGTAAGTATAGTCTTTTTAATCATATTATTCTTCTTCTTCTCTTTCGAATGGTTGATTCTTATCGAATTTTCCTGGCTTGGACTTGTTCGAACTTTGTTCTACCTTACGATTCTTTTTCTTACGTTGAAAAGAATCCGAATTCTTTCTATAAGTCTTTCCCATATCTCTGTCTATGTTAGTTCTTGTTTACTTGGTCTTAACAGGCTTGGTTGCAGGCTTGCCAGGCTTAACAGGCTTTGCCGGCTTGGCAGCCTTAACCGCCTTGCGGGCAAGAACTCCAGCAACGATATTGGTGACATCCCTACGAATCGTCTCCATTGCAACCTTAGTCGTCTTACGAGTACGAACTCCAGCAAGAGTCTTGCTCTTGTCGAGTACGTTACGAAGGGCACGAATCTGATTACCGTTCAAATCCACTCGGGTCTTTCCGACATGGAGGGTCAAACGGGTAGCACGATGTGCGCCATTGGTTGGTCCCGCAATATAAGTATTGATTGCGGCGTTCTTACTTTGAACAAAATACGTCTTAAGACGTGAGTCATTAATAATCTTCATAACTTTATTATATTTAGTGTTTTAGTTTTTTATTTCGTTAGTTTGGAACTAACTATCCTCATCATATCATAGATATGTATGATGTCAACAGAATTGTTTTTTTAATTCAACTCCGATTGAAATTTTTCGATAGCGTAATCTTTGGCTTTAAACTCCATTTCAAGATCCAAGTTACCATTGTATGTGGCATATTCCACCGGAATATCACGCACATACTGACCATGTGACCGGGGATTCTTTTCAGAAGGATCGTTATCGCTAAAGTGAAACAACGGAATATACGCAGACCACGTATTTGTAGCCATCGTTAGAGCTTCAGTTGCAGTTTGACGACCCGGATTGCAACGAAAATGAAGGTTGTCATATGTGATTGGAATACCAGTCTGTTGATAAACGTGTTCATACAGTTGTTCCACATTCCAACTGTTAGGCTTGTCTTCGTTCTCCAAAACCAATCTTCGCTTCACTGACACCGAAAGATCGTTGTATACGTCAATAAAACGTTTTGCGATGTCTTTTAGATCCGCACCCTTGAAACAATTCATATGAATGTTGATAGGTGCGTCATACGATTGAGGAAGTCCCATATAATCCATCATCTTTCCATGAGTTTCCAACTCAATAACAGATTTTTGAGCCACATTGGGATTTGCGCTAGCGGGAACCACAAATTGGTCAGGATGTGTAGAACAACGAATGTTATGTTGTTTGATCACCGAAGTACACAAATCAAACTCATGTTTGATCTTGTCAAAGTTATAAGTGGTTTCAATAGAAAGATTTGCTTCTGGAAGTGTTTCTAAAGGCATCATACCGCTGCTGATACGGTAATTCCACTTACGAGAAGCACAATATTCTAGTGTCTTACGTGTTACAATTACGTTGTTTAGGGTACGATCTGCAACAGTACGTTCTGCGTTGACTCGTTCCAACTGAAGGAAACGAGTTTTGGTCATGGTGGACGCTTGAATTCCCTGCTCTTGAAGACGAAGGGAGATACAACACAGACTATAACGGTGATTACGCATGAGATGACCGTATCATAGGAATACGGTCGTGTACAGACTTTTTTTAAAAATATGTGCTTGCCTCACCACGTTTCCACTTAACACCTTCATAAACGTAGATATAATTCTCACAAATAATAATCTGTCCAAAAGTACCAACGGTGCTTGACGTAGGAGTGCATGAGCCAGAATCATTCACAATCAAAGTAGTGGCTGTAACTGTACCAGCAATTAGTTCAGTATACGTCGTTGGCATAATCAATAATAAGTAGAAAGTTCAAAACGTTTCCATTCAGTCCCATCGTAAATGTACATGTAATTTTCACATACAGTAATCTCGCCAAACGTTCCAGCGCTGGTTGGAGGACATGGTGTATTACTATCAACAATCAACGTCGTTACAGTTAATGTGCCAACATCAATATCACCATAATAAGTGTACGGAGTAGGAGTAGGATACGGAGTAGGAGTTGCACATGCAGATGCTGGTGTAATTTCACAAATAACACAAATTTGACTGCGAACACCTTTATTTTCCCATTTTGTACCGGGACTATTATCCTTTTTAGTCCACGTTACATTTTTATTTACACCATCATTTAACACCACCGAATAATTGTTACACAACCGTTCAATCGAATTATTAATTAAATTAATAACAGTGAAATCAGAATCATTTGGATATTTGTACGAAAATACATTACCACGCTTTTGTAGAATGGTGCCGGCAGGTCCAGTAAATAGACCGTTTGCGGAATTATCCACATATGATGGAGAAAATTGAGTTTTTCTAACCACCAACAAACGTTCTATAAACGTGTTAAATCTGTTATAAGAAATAAAATCTAGCACAAAAGTCCTATTTATTGTACATTATAAATATGAACTCAGCGGCCAACTTCTTTAAAAAAGTTTTCTTTAGCAGTTTGATACGACATGTCAGTAATCGGACTATAATACAATACCTCACTTTTAAGGTTATTTTCAGCTTTTAACTTGATATATCGATCTTTTGCCTTGGCTTTCCACCAATTCATTATAGCATCCGTATCATCCACATACAACTTTTTCATGACCAATTGATCTTCAGTAATCTCGTTCTTCAAGAATTCCTTGGTATTTTCATAAAAACTACTGTAGTATACGCCCCGTTCATATCCGTGAACATAATCTTGAGTCCGAAGTTTCAATTCTTGAAAGATCATGCTCAATACACGTTGTTTAGCACCAGTCACAGGTCCAGAAACATTATCCTTTTGGGTCATCTTTTTAGTGTATTCCGCAGATTTGTTTTCCTTGATCCAATCATGCCAAATCTGATATACATCGTCATTTGGCTTAATTGGTATCTTCCCAGAGCTGGTCCCACACTTGTGCCACCACTTCAAACTGTTATACATACTGTAACTACCATACAAACTGGTGGTTGTCATTCCTACCAACGTTTGACCATACAACTTCTTCCATACATTACGAACCGCAGATGATGTAACCAAACACGCTATCAACTTACCACCCAAAAAGTTATAACCGAATGGTTGAGTACTCATAATACAACTTCCGATTGAACTATGAACCAACTTGCCGTCTTCCAACTTATTCTTTGGTGTCCATCCTAGATAAACATCTCTATCCTGAATGGTAATAACATCACTTGATACAGATACCGCTCCCAAATACTTTGGGTTGTCTTCATTGCCATCCGTAATAAGAAACTTTAAAAATCTACCCGGAGTCTGACTAAACTCCATCGTATGACAAAATACACGCAACATCAACCAATCCAATTCTTGCGATTCGGTTTCAACATGAACCATCGTAGGTTTCATATTTTCCAACTGTTGTAGTGTTAACTGTTCATTGTTAAGATCCTTGGGTTTCCAGATTTTACACTTCACATCATCAGACTTAGTTGCAAAGTTACTATACCCTTTTACTTCCTCCCACTTCTTATAAAACGTTGATTCCTCAACACTCATAGCTTTGAAAAAGTTCATATTATCTATGAACTTTTGTTTTTCTAGTTTCTCATTAAACTCAAATGCGGATAAATCAAAAAAATCACTCATGATGTTTTCTTTCGGTCTTCAAAGTCTATAGTAACATCCCGTTTAAAGTCAAATATTATATTATCATCTGATAGTTTTTCTTTTTTACCCGATGGTTTTTCTATTGCCTCAAATTCAAATACTATCTTACCTGATTGTATTGATACATTTATCAATTTACTATAATTGATTGGTGGCAATTGACCATTTTCATCTTTAGGCAATTTAGTAGTGACGGCGGACTTAACTTCACTTTTGCTGCCAATAGAAATGGGAGATCCCTTTTTAATCAAACCACTTCTATCGTAAAGTAAGTAACCATCTTCCGTTTCAAGTTCAAAATGGTAATATGGATGTCTCTTCTCTTTAATTGTTACAGATCTTAATTTGCTATAAGTAACAATTGGCATTTTACCGTTTTTATCTTTAGGAAGTTTAGTTACTTCATTCTTAACTTTACGTTCGTCGCCAATAGAAAGAGGAGAGTCTAGTTTGATTAGACTCTCCTCATCATACAAAAAGTACGCGTCACCCTTAGCCAATTCAAAATAATAATAGTGTTTTCTCTTCATATGAATGAGTTTTTACAACTCATATACATAGAACAAAAAACACTATCTTGGTTATTTTAAACTGTAGAGACCGTGGTGTTATTATTATGCGTCACATGATCCATAACATCTGAAGTCTCCTCTGTGGTAGGAACAACACTCATAACATTCACAATGTGAGGAATGTTGTCATTGAGAACAACACCCGCAGATCGGGCAGTTTCAATAGTTTCTTGAGAAACAGGAGCGTTGGCAAATACCAACTTGGGACGACCCTTAATACCCTTTACGGTACCCAAGGAGACCACCTGATTTGCTTCAATTGCGTTGGTCAACCTAACCCGAAGCGTAATCAGAGCAGCAAAATGCTGGTTCTGACTCCACAAACTGGGAATGTTAGGATGTGATTCACTGGTTTCCATCGTGTAAAAGCCGTTGGGCCAATTCACGCTGAGTCCAGTCTTGTTCTGTCGATTTGTCTTCTTCATATTTTATATTTACTTTCTTGTTAGTTGTTAGATTTTACTATTACTGTTCAAAAACATGTCGTTCATTGTCTTAGCGACACTAATAACGTTGGTTACATCAATAAACCGGGAGTCTTTACCGTACATAGTTTTAAAACATGTAACGGCCGGATCAATATAATAATTTTTATGTGTATATTCACTGATAAAATAAGACACAACCTTATATCCCTTTTCACGGATCATGCCAACCTGTTTACGAGTGTGTTTTGATCCATTATTACTTGAATACACAATATATACGTTGTTCTTTTGATAACAATACCCCGGTTCACCATCAGAGAAATTCAGGAAATAATAATCCTCGTTTTCTCCACAGTCTTTCAACTGATCCATAATTGCCTCGAAACACAATCCTTCAGGAGTGCTTCCAGTACAAGACAAATAAGGAAACAGATTCACCACTTTGGCAAAAGAGTCCTTACTAGAATCATACACCATAGCAATATACGGATTACCACTTGTATGACTGGTTGTACGAAGACTCACACTGACACGAATATTAGAAATCATTGAAGCGGCTTTACAAATTGCCGTAACACAAGTGATAGTATTAGTCCACTTTTTACCATCCATACTAGCACTAGCATCTACAGAAATATGAATAAACGCCTTTTTATACAGATCCGTCTCAATTCTATAGAAAACATTCTCGTTGTCAAATCCAAGATCAGACAAAACACGTCGATCAATTTTACCCATTGACTTACGCATATACTTCGTTGTGTTAATTTCACTACGAATACTCAGACGTTTTCCAAGCAAAATGCCAAGTTGGACACCTCGTTCCACTGCCATTTTAGTGGCTGCCTTAGGGTTTTTATGTTCATCATAATCAACACAAGGACAAATATCGGAAAATACCAGTTCACGATTGAAGTTCTTCACAACAATACAATCAACACCGGGTGTGGGACTAGTACCATCAATAATATTAGCTCCAACATTAACAATAGTCACTCCCGCACTTTCCAAACTGGCAAGAATCTTATTCTCAGTAGCAGAAATCTTTGACTTCTTGATATTTCCCAAAACAAAAATCTTCTGCTTCTTTAGAGCACGATCAATAGAATCACGTTTGCTCTTGGAAACTCCACTTTGTTCATTCGCCTTTTTAGTAACATCTTCAGAATTAGAAGTTGGAGAAACTACAGACGTAGTTAAACCTCCAATGATAGATTCAGCAGAATCAGAAGATTTACCATTTGATTCATCCGAACCAATAACAAGTTTGGTATCACTTTCACCATTCTTAGAATTTCCATTCTCCATTTTCTGCTGATCAGAATCAATGTTTGTGTAAATCAACTCACAAACTTTGATAGCCAAATCAAGACGATCTTGAGGCGTTTTCAAACGATTGATTGTCGAAATACTAATCGTCTCAGCAATCTCCCTAAAATCAGGCAACGCATCCAAATCAGTATTTGGATTTGTCAAATTAATCAACCGAGATTCATAGGATTGAAGAGTAGCGGAACGATACATTTGTGACTTCAACATCACATCAATGTTTTTGTTGTTGAAAAACTTGTCATACAACGCCAAGTAATATCCACGGTACCCCGGCGCATTTGTGTAAATAAACTGATCGATATAACGATCTTCAATGACATTCAGAATCGTTTTAAGAAACGAAGCTACATCAGTTTTAGAAAACCCCTTTGTCTCGGCAATATTGTAAAGACTACGTGGAATGTTCTGCCACAGATCAATCACCAAACGAAAGTCACTCAACAACACATGTGATCCTTCATGTAGAGCCAATCCAACAAGACTATCAAAATCCTCAGGATCTCCTATGTCAGATGAAAGATACACAACCTTACCATCAGTCATGTTGTCTCCGCTGTCATTGAACATCACCGGGATGTTCTTTCCGGTGAGGATACTAACAAAATTAGCAACAGCTCTACGGCTCATATTGAGTCGAATAAGACGAGTGGTCGAATCAACAGCAACCGTCGAGTCGAAATCATCAAATTCGTCCAACCAGAAATCAGAATGTATAGAGGATTGTTTCATCGTGATAATATCCTACACCGGAATTATACAAATGTCAATACTTTTTTTAGAACGGAGGTTGAGAAACACCAACTGGATCATTCATCAACGGAGTGGTGTTGGATTCTGCCGGAATATACTTCTGAACAACCTGTTTGATATACACACGTTCACTGTCAACACCACCGTCAATAGAAAACTCAGGATAAATGACACTTTCAGCAATCTCACGAAGATTGAATCCATCATTGGCCAATTCTGTCATCTCACACACAGCACGGGTAGACACAAAGTTGGTAATCTTACCATCTTCCTGACGATATTGATCACGGGTATGAGCCGCAATATCACAAATTGCTGAGATCGTGTTGAAAACCTCAGTATCTTTGGTGTTAATCTTGAATCGATTAACCATAAGGTTAAATTCGGACTGTTTATCAAGAAAGTCCATTTCAATCTTAACAGTAAAACGGTCCATCAAAGCACGATCCATAACACGGGTGGCAGTATACTGATTACCAATATTGGCAGTTCCAATAAAACACACACCCTTCGCTACGGTAATAACTTCACTGTCCTTCTTTTCATCCAAACGAAGATATCGTTGAAGGTTATCAAGAACAGTCATCATGATGTTTGCAGCATCGTGATGAGCACGGCTAATTTCATCCAAAAGAATGACAGCATTAGGAGTTTGAATCGCCCTAACAAAAGTAGACTCACTAAAAATCGTTCCCGTGTCCTTTTCAAAGTGAGTATTACCAATAAGAGCACTACGAGAATCTTGAGTAGATCCCATGTTGAAGTAAAAGAACGGACGATTGAAGACCTTGGCAACTGTCTGAGCGGCAAGAGTCTTACCACAACCAGTGGGTCCAACCATCAACACGTTCTTACCGTAAAGAACTGATCGAACGAGGTACTTCCACTTAAGATCTGAAATAATCACATCAGATGGCTTAAGATTCACAGAAGTCTTGAGGATATCGTTGACTGAGGAGAGTTTGATGTCTGTCATATTTTTAATTTCCATCATCCTACACCGGTTATAGAAAAAGTCAACAAAAAATCCGCTGTTTTTTCAGCGGATTTTACGAGGGTTTTAGAATGTTTGATGTTTTTATCGTCTACGACCATGATGGTGATGTCCGCCAACCCAAATCGTTGGAGCGGGATAATAAACCACAGGTCGTGGCATTATTACAACCGGCTGATGATACACTACCGGCTGATGATACACTACCACTTGTGGTTGATATACTACGGGAACATAAACAACTGGTTGTGGTGGATAACAATACACGGGAACGCCAAATCCAATAGAAACACCCCAACTGAAGTGACCAGCATTAACAGAACATACACTGAGTAACGCTGCAACAAGTAATAATTTAGATATAATTCTTTTCATAGGTTTTATCCGACAGTGGTTTGACTATGCTAGATATACCCGTATTCGATTAACTCACTTAAATTTGACAGTCAAGTCATCATCCGATTGTTTCGGATACTTGTACTTTGGCTTTTCACCCTTCAAAGAGTGATCAGATTGCTTTTCAACCTTTTTAAGGTTAACATCTTGCATCGGTTGGTCGGGAAGATCCTCTTTCTTTTCTACTGCATCAACTACTTTAACGTCAGTCTTTTGTGGTCCGTCTTGTTTCTTCTTCTTTTCCTTATCAAGGCTATTGTCTGCGACTTTGTTGTAAGCAGTATTGAGATAGTTTTCTTTATCGCTTGTCAAATATGATTTGATAAAGTCTTTCACTTCATCATATGTCAAACCAATCTTTTTGGTTCGATCTGTTTTGTCTTTATAAGCCAATATTTCAAAACTGTTGTTCCAACGTGGACGTACATGAACGTGGTATGGATCACATCCACACAATTCAAAATTACCAGCGTCATTTTTGGTGACACTATAACTCTTATTGATCTTTTTGGCCTCTTTATCCAACTCTTCTTCGATTTGTGAACAAGTTTTATCGAACTCCGCATTCTTTTCTTCAATAACCTCCATCACAATCTTCTTCAAAAGACCTGAGATCTTATTTCTTTCATCCAAACGTTTCTTTCGTTCAACAAGAACTTCTTGGATTCCTTCAGAAATGAGTGTACGTAATTGATCAATTTTCATATTATGACTATAAATATATAAAAGTTGAATATAACAACAAAAAAAGAACACCCAAAATAGGGTGTTCTTGTGATGTTATTTAACTTTATTAACGTTTATTGCCACTAGAACCACTAGAACCACTTGATCCTGTAGGCTTTGGTGTTCCGGTTGGCTTTGGCTTAGAACCACTTGATCCGCCGGAACCACTGGATCCACTGGATCCACTTGATCCTGTAGGCTTTGGTGTTCCAGTTGGCGTTGGCTTAGAACCGTTAGTTCCGGCTGTACCACTTGGTGTTGGCGTTGGTGTTGGATTTGACATAATTTATTCCTTTATTTTATTTTATTTTGAACCGTGGTGTTTATAGTTTAAAACCAGCGAAAACATTTTCGTTGATTGTATTATCTACACCTTTTACATAACTGCTCAATTCAGTTTCTTGAGGAGCAACTTGTAACTTTTTACTGTCGTAAAAACTATCCAACCATCCCGATAGAGGATTGTTTTTGGCGTTAGGATAAATCTTCTTGTATCCCAAACTTGAAAGTCGGTTATTAGCCAACCATTCAACATAATGTTTGAGACTTTCAGAAGTCAATCCCACCAAATTGCCTTTACTGAACAAATAATCGGCCCAATCCTTTTCAGCATTGACTGCCATTTCATAGGCAGCATAAACCTTGTCTTCGTTCTTCTTGACAATATCTTGAAATCCTTCATCTGGATTATTCATCCAATTCTTCATGATATTCTGAGTAATCGCCACATGAAGGTTTTCATCACGACTAATAAACTTGATAATCTTTGAGTTACCTTCCATCTTTCCACGGTAACCAAAGTAAAAACTACATGCAAAACTTACATAAAAGACCAGTCCCTCTGTGATCTGTGTGGCCAAAACGGCATCATACAATCGTTGACGTTCATCTTTACCACCGGTCAAAAGTTCATCGTACTTTTGTGATATTTCAGTTGCACGTTTTACAATTTCTGGATCTTCCAAAACACTATTAAAAAACTTAGTAGAGTCAGGATAGACGTTATTCAGAATATATGTATAACTGTTGCTGTGAATCGTTTCAAAAAACGACCACGTATTCATACAAATCTCCAATTCGGGATTTGTAACGTATTTCATCAATTCATGAATACTTCGACTCAACATCGAATCAGTCATCGTTTGAAACTTAAGGTTGTTATCAAACACAAATCGTTCTTCGTCTGATAAACTCTTGTAATCACTGATATCTTTTACCAACGAAACTTCTTGGGGTCTCCAAAAAAAGTTAAGTTGTTGATCGTAAAGATCATAAAACTTCTGATATTTGATTTGATCATATCGTTGAAGAGACAAATCTTCACCAAAGAACATTGGGTTCGACAACTGATCAATATTTTTCTTGTTTAGTACAGTTTTCATAGTTTTATTATTTTACATTGCACATGCACCGCTAACACACCCAAACTGTTCTTCTTCAATCTTCGGTTCATCCTTAACAGTTTCTTTAACATCCGACATTGCAGTTTGCTTATCACCGTCATCGGTATTGGCATAATACAGATTCTTAAGTCCATACTTATATGCCAACATCATATCCATAATTACATCCTGTACAGGAACCTTATTCTGAGGATAACGTGATGGAACATAATAAGTGTTGGTACTAATACTCATGTCTGTGAACTTCTGAATAGCAGCAGCTACTCTAAGGTACCCAGTATTGTCCGGCATGTCAAACGCAAAGGTGTAATCATCCTTGTATTTTTCCACACCGGGAACAACCACCGGGAGAATATTAGTCTTGCTACCCTTGTGACTAATCAAACTACGTGGAGGTTCAATTCCATTGGTACTACTCTGAATAACACTGCTGGATTCAACAGGCATACAAGCAGTCAACGTACTATGACGCATTCCATGTGTCTTGATCTTTTCACGAAGAACCTCCCAATCCATATTAAGAGGTTCAGTAACAAACGTATCAATATCTTTCTTATAAGTATCGATAGGCAAAATACCTTGACTAAACTTTGTTCGATTAAACTTCTCACACGGACCAAACTCTTTTGCCATTTCAACGCTGGCGTCGATAAGATAATAACTCATCTTCTCCATCCAACGTGCAGCAATGTTTGGTGCATCATTATCCCAATACTTAACTCCCGATCTCGCAAGAACCGCTGCCAAGTTGGTAACACCAACTCCAAGACTACGACGTTTCTTAGCAAAATTCTCAGCGGCAGGAACGAAATAATTCTGATGTTCAATCAACGAATCAAGCATTCGAACAATAACGTCACAAACACTCTTCATTTCGTCGTCTGAAGAAATCTCCAACCAATTAACCGCTGCTAAAATACACACTCCAATCTCACCGTTCGTATCGTTAACATCTTCAATTGGAATCAAAGGATGATTCACCTCAAGGCAAAGATTGCTTGTATCTACTTGATCCAGCCAACTGCCATGTTCATTAGCATGATCAACAAACATTGTATAGATACGACCGGTTTCAATACGTTCTTTTGCCAAGACCATCAACAAATCACGTGCCTTGATCTTCTTCTTGAACTTGATGTTCTTGTTAGCTTCTGCCATTTCGTACTTTTCCTTGAAATCATCATAACCAAATCGATTCCAAAGACTCGGACACTCATGATAACTGAACAATGTAATATCCTTGTTCTCCATGAATCGTTCAAAGATCAACTTATCAAGACCAATACAATAATCCAACTTACGAACACGGTTATCATCAGTTCCAGCGTTATTCTTCAACACCAAAATGTCCATAATGTCATAATGGAACCACGCAAAGTTAACTGTGGCACTTCCACCACGAATACCATTTTGGTGACAACTCTTGACAGTTGACTCAAATGCCTTGGCAAATGGGATTGGACCGGTGTGAATCACTTCACCGTTACGAATTGGTGCGTTTGTAGCACGTAGACGTGACAAATTGAGACCAATACCATAACGACTTGCGGTTGCGTATCCAACAGCGCTATTGTTACTGAAAATACTCTTGAGAGTATCATCAACAGAAAACAACGAACATGAAGCGTAACTCTTCATGACAGATCGAACACCCGCCATAATTGGTGTGGGTAGATTGATCTTGTGTTTGCTGAAATAGTTGTATGCCTTCTTGACATATTCCAGACGATTCTCCTTGTAGTTCTTGAAGAACGTCATGGCAATCAACATATATGCAAACTGAGGAGTCTCATAGATCTCTTTAGTACTACGATTTTGAATCAAGTACTTATCGCACAACTGTTTAATGCCAGCATAAGCAAAATCAAGATCCCGATCATGTTTGAGATACTCGTCCAACTTATCAAAGTCCTTCTTGGAATACCATTCCAAGATATCACCGTCATAAACAAACTTTTCGATGTTTGTCTTAACGAGATCATACAACTTTGGTGGATTTTTGCCACCCCAAACACGTTTACGAAGTTGATAATTCAACAAACGTGATGCAACGTATTGATAATTTGGCTTTTCAATACTAATTTGTTGTGCAGCCGCTTCAATCAACGAAACATGAATGTTATCAGAAGTCATTCCATCGAAGAATGACAAATGTGCATTCATTGCAACTTCTTCAAACGAAACGTTTTTGATACCTTCAGTTGACCACTGTAGAACCTGATTGATTTTATCCGCATTGAATTTCTCCAATGCGCCACCTCTTTTTTTAATAAAGATTTCTTTGTTCATATTGACAAAAATAACTATGATTTTGTATTTTCAAATACCCTCAGTTGATATTCATTTTGATAAATTTTTTTGACGTTTTTTGATCGTAACATACTATCAGTCTTTGTCATCTTCTATGTGAGCATTCCACTTATTGCTAAGTGCCTTCTTCACAAGATTCTCACTGTCACCCATTTCATTGATAACTGACATACCATCCTTGGAGTTTTCAGCATAAATCTGAATATCACCACATCCGGCATTCATTCGACTCGGAAATGTCATACCATCGGGACCAAAACGGTTCTTGATGATATGAAACCGTGCAGTATTCGATACTTTATCGGTAACTTTACGGCTCAATGACATAACAAAGTCTGCCGTCATGATCTTTCGATACGAATCGGAGATGTTATTTGCCTGAATAATGTCTTCATCCATAGCAGCACGGTTACTTTGTGAAGCACTCCATATAGGAACCTGAAGTTCGCCAGCAACACTACGAAGTTCTTCATAAATACCACCAGCTTCACTATAACTATTGCTGTTACGTTCACTCTGATAAGGACGTAGAATGTCAGCATAATCGACAATAATCAAATCGATCTTACTTCCCAACATCGCAATACGTTCCGTATGCATCTTCAAGTGATGGGCACTAACAGTTTTGATAGGAAAGTACTTGATGAACAGTTTACCGGGAACTTGTTCAATCTTCTTACGAACGATATCAATGTTATTACGAATGTTTTGAAAGTCAATTCCGGTAAAACATGCATCATAACGAAGACCCACATAGTTTTCATTCAACTCAAGAGTAAAATGAACCACGTTCTTTCCTTGCTTCATGGCTTCAGCACCAATCTTTGCCAAAACCCAACTCTTGCCACTACCAGCACAAGCAGTGATAATTCCAAGTTCACCGCCTGCCAATCCACCATCCATGATGGTATCTACTTCAGTCCAGTTGGTCTTAACAGTGTTACGTGCCATAACACTCATACGTTTATCAACATCAGTCATATAATCATGACCAATGTTACGTTCCATACCAGCCTTCATTGCACTGTCAACCAAAGACTTGACTTTTTCATAATTTCCAGTCTTGAGATGTTCAACACTATCAATAATAGCGTTCTTTAGCTTCTGACTCTTACAGAACTCCAAGTATTGTTCCTTGACGAACTTAAGATCACTATCAGTGATCTTTTGATATACGTTTCTTAGTTGTGAAACGATTGATTCCTTGAGTACCGAGTTTTCAATACTATCAACCTTAATCTTAAATACATTAAGGGTAGGCAAATCCTTATATTGCATAAAGTATGCAACGGTTTGCTTTACAATCCATTGATGAGCATCAGATTCAAACGATGTGGGGTCAATGATGTCCGAAAGTCTTTCCAAAAAAGACTTATCGCTGAGAATTCCTGAGATACACTTGATCTGGAATTCTGATCCAAACTTCTTCAAATTGTCGATTACATGGTTTTCGCTCATAATTAGTAATTAATATTCATCTATTACATCACCCAGTATAGGGTATGTATTCCGTTTAGTACAGTTATTTTATTTTTTATCTCACCAACGTGGTCAACTTACCAAAACACTCGTTGAGCCAAATTTGGTAGTTGGGGATGTTATTCCACATTTTGTCTTCTGTGACCAACTTGGAAAATCCAACTCTGTCCATCTTCTTTATTGGCATATCCAAGATTTCATTGATACGAAGTTGTGAGAAACTTTGAATCTCCGTATCCTTCAATTGCATCAACGTATAGTTACGTTCGACAATATCCTTGTTTTCAAGAATATTACGATAGAGCTTATATTTGCTCTGATTGTTTTCACAATAAGTGTAAATCTCTTGCAGATCTACATGTCTACTTTCGGCAAAAAACGGAAAACACTTGATAATAGTTTTTAGTCCAGCGCCATTAATTCCATCGATGTTATCTGACACATCACCCTCCAAAACTCTATACCAAATATAATTCTGACAGCTAACACCGTATTCATTTAGAATTTCAGCACAACCATACAGTTTCTTTTTGGTAGGACTCCATACTTTAATTTTATCACTTGCCAATTGTAGAAAATCTTTATCAGCACTCATGATACTTACATTACTATCTTTATAATATTGTTGAGCAACATATGCAATTGTGTCATCTGCTTCAATATGATCGATTGCCATGGTTGAAATAGGCAAACAATCCAAATAGTGAACAGAACGCATTAACTGCGATTTCATATTCTTTTCTTCCAAATCACTAGTTGAAAGTTCTGAGTATGCTCTGTTTAATCGTATTTTTGTGTGTCGTTTATGTTTGTATTGTGGGTAAATCTTACGGCGTTTCATACTTCCGCCATTACCATCAAAAATAATAACACACCTAGTAGGGTTAATTAATTTGATTGCATAACCCACACTCTTTAAAAATCCGGCAATGCCACCCGTGTGAAGACCATCTTCATTCATGGATGGCATTACCGAATATGCGCGAATAAATGTATTTAGCCCGTCCACCAAGAGAATATCCGAATTTTGACTTCGGTTAGACAAAGTATTCTTTTCTTCTTGTGAAATATTCTCAAAAATAGAGAACAACTTCTTTTTTTCCTCTTGGTTAAAACTCATATGCTATTATTCTCCGCCAACTTCTTCTGCGTCCTCGGAAGAATCAACTTCCACATCTTCTCTAATCTCACTGTCAGGTGACTTGTACTTCATGATAGTTACTTCAGAAATCTTCTGATACAACTCTTCACGAAGTTCGGCATTAACCTTTACATCCTTAGCAAATGTCTTGGTATCAATCTTAACAACTTCACCACTGTTCTTGATGTAATTGTATGGCGACTTAGCACCAGTGATAATTGAATGTTTCTTCAACACTTCAATCCAATTGCCACAATTATCAATACCACTATCAAAGTAAATATTGAAATCAGCGTATCTCATAGGCGGACCCATACGATTTTTAACAACCACCGCTCGAGTCTTAACGCCAATGTGAATAGGTTCACCATTTTGAGTAATCTTCAAAGCACCCATACCCTTCAGTCGAAGACGTACACTAGCATGATACTGAATTGCCTTACCACCACTGGTAATATACTTATCGCCAAACATCGCTGCCTGAAGGTTGACACGTAGTTGATTCGTGAAAACCAATGCAATACGTTGCTTACCAATCATGTCGTTAATCTTACGCATCGCCTTGGAAATAATGATGGCCTTTCCAGTTGCATAACCATCCTTACCGTGATCACTTTCCAACTCGGCCTTAGTAGATGCACCAGCAACACTGTCAACTATAATTGTGACAAGTCGATCTTTATTAGATTTACGAGCTTGAGAAATCAATAGTTCGATCTTTTCAAAGATGTCTTCCACTGTATTTGCGGTAACATACAACATCTTTGGAATATCAACACCAATTGCTGTAAGAAAATCTTCAGAAACGGACTGTTCTGTATCAATAAAGATAGCAAGTCCACCCTTCTTTTGAGTTTCAGCAAGCAAATGTGCAGCCAACAAACTCTTACCGGACGCTTCAAGTCCAGTAATTTCGATAATTCGTCCCACCGGCATACCGGCATGTGGTCGATTTGAAATTGCGAGATCCAAGATATCACAACCTGTACTAATCCAATCCGTAATTGTAGATGGATCTTCTTTTTGATCCAAGAAAAACGCACACTTACCTGCATCTTTATTGGCCTTGTTTAACGCATCAGCGATAGATTCAATTAGTTCATCTCTCTGTGATGTACTATCATGTGTAACATGAGTTGATACTTTTTTCTTTTTTGGTGTTTCGTCTGACATAACTTTTATTGAAATGAAAAAGGAGAGGTGGCAGTTTACCCACCACCTCTCCTGTTAATGTTGTTTAACTATTGAACAAATTGTCAAACGCCTTGGTGAGGTCGTCTGTATTTGTCTTTGCCACACCAGCAGTAGGAGACTTACTAGTTGCCTTTGCCGGAGCAGCAGCTTGAATAGCTGCGGCAGCGGCGACTGGCTGAGTATCGTCTTCGTCAATAACCGCGTTGTTAACAGTCTCGGCTGGAGCGTTCTCCGGATTTAGCCAAGAGGTCATAACCTCCTTGAGTTCCTCATACTTGGGTTCGGGAAACAAATCAAGAATGTCAGTCTGATTCTTGATAGAATCAATCATCTTGTTATCCTTAGGATCAACTGCGGGTGTAGCGTTAGGCTTCACACGAATTGAAGTTTCAGGATAGTTCTTACCACTCTCCTCAGCGGTACGGAACTCAACAACGATATCACGTCCGGACGCGAGATCGGTAATATCACCGTAATCGGGATCGGCCATAACAGATAGAATTTCCTGATAGACCTGCTTTCCGAATCCCCAGAACTTCACACCTTCATGCTCTTCACCACGAACGATGACAGGAGCGAATGTGCGCATCTTGGGTTCCATCTTACGACCAGTCTGCCAATCTTCCTTAGAACCAGTCTTCTTGAGACGGTTGCTAAATTCGACGATAGGATCCGGACGATTAAAACTATCTGGAGACAGATAAGTCTTGTTATTGATGCCGTAATGAAACTTGAGTTCGATGAACGGAGCATCAGGTTGGAACTTATAGGGAACGATACGAATTGTTTGCTTACCCGGCTTTGGCTTCCAAATGAGTTGGGTCTTGGAATTCGTGTTTGAAAGAGAGTTCAAACGGCTCTTAATCTTCGACAAGTCAATTGCCATAATTTTTTATTTATTAATTAATTGTTAAGTAGTAATTAGTTAAGCGTTTGCATCCACTCGGATACACACGGTTGTAACTAATTCTGGTATAACTATATCAGCGTATTCTCAAACTTTCAACTTATTATATCGAAAATTTTGAGGGGAATTATTTTAACGGAGATCTCATTTGTTATAATCAATGAGTTATTATAATACTCCCAATTTAACTGATAAGTTTTATCAAAAACGCCATTATTTTCCTCGGTGATGAGTTTGTTCATGGCATTTAACGTATACAAAGTATTGGTTTGTTTTTTACGATGTATAGAAATAGTATTAGGCAGCTTTTTACGAGCGAACTCACTATTTAGTATATTATATGTAAGATACAATTCGTTGTTGTTTTTCTCATTATTAAACACAAAAATTTTGTTGTTTGTTAATGTATAAAACGATTTAACTTGTTCCACTAATAGTTTATAGTCCGTTGGAACAGAAAATGTACAAAGTAATTGTGTGTCTTTCATCTAACAGATAATATTGTTGTTTTGTGGCTATTTACGTTATACCACTCACATCCAACCAATTGACCGTCAACATTATACCAACGGTTTTTATTACGAATCCAATTGTTGGACGTTGCTTCTTCCAACGTAAATTCCATTGTTAAGATTTTTTCGATTTCCGCTGCGTCTTTTTCTTTTTGATCGGGACTTCTGGTGGCAAGATCGTCGCTTTGACTTCCGGTTTGACTTCCGGTTTGACTTCCGGCTGAACTTCCTCCTTGCATTGGGTCTTGCCCCTGAACTTGTTGATTAGGTTGTTGAGCACCTGGCTCAATTTCGATAGGTTTTTCATTTGGTGATGTTGGTTCTTGTACTGGTTGTGCAGGAGCGTTAAAATCCAAATTGGTTTGACCCTTTGTTGGATCTTCTTCAAAATGGGTTCTACGCTTTAGCGCACGTTGTTTATATTCCGGGTTCGGAAATGTAACCAATATACCCTTGGAGTTATAAGCTTGTCTCTCTGGGTATTTACCTTCAATAACTTTATTTGCATATTCAACAACTTCTCCTTTTGGAATTCCCATTTCAGAGAATTTTTCTCTTAGGATTTCCATGTGATCGTTGTTAAAAATATCAAATATGCCGTCGTCAACTCGTCTATCAAGACAAAGTTCAGACAACAACGCAGAAACGTTCTTATAAATCTTTTTCATGTTATTTCTTTAAGTCTACGGATGCACTGTCTACTTTTGCTAATGGCATGGTGATCAACGAGAAGTTTAGAAACAAATAATCATCGTTTCCGATTGTTAACGAAGCAGCCTGATCCGTGGTTCCACCTTCTCCACAAAGAGTTGGTCGATATGCAAAAATTGGATCCTTGGCATTTTTTGGAAGTGGCAAGTTAGGATTAAACCAAACATGTCCACCTTCAGTGGTTTTAATCAAAAGATGTCGTTCATTTGAAGCGTTTGGTGAATTTGATTTAATCCAATTAATAGATCCCATTTTACTCGGATCACGTGCTGTCATATCTTCTGGATTAATTACGTTCATTTCAACGTTTGCAGTTGTATGCATTAATATACAACAATTGTTTTCACTAAATGGTGCTTTGCCATCAATATCAAATTCGGGACCATATATTGTCTTGCCGGCAATAATTCTGGTTGCTTTTGTTCCATCCAAGAAATCAAGATGTCCTGAAAATTTGCTACCACCCATGTAATACAAATACTTTTTGCCAGTAGATGGTTTTGTTACAAATTTATAAAACGCATTACGAAAATCTGAAGTTATGGCAATATAAAATTTAGTTCCTTGTCCAAGTGTTTCAAGTACAGACTTTCCATTAATAGTGATGGCTTTATTTTGTTCATCAAATGTAGTTGTCTTCGGATTAATCGTTAATGGTGGAACCCGATAATGCCTCTTAATTCCTTCTATGAAAGATACCTTAATACTATCCCATATCATTTTAACTTTTCCATCGGTGAATGCCTTATCTAATCCTAACATTCCAGAATACTGTGGGAAATCTACTCTACGTACTGACTGTACTTTTACCTTTGGATTAAATTCCGCACCTTTAAAGGAAATCCAAAATACATCAGTTTCTTGATTGCACAATGCAATGTCTGCTTTAGCATCCTTACCTTTATTTAATCTTTTAGCGTAATCAACTTCAACTCCAGTGGCAACTCGTTCATTTTGGTCCCAAAAATGCAACCGCATTGGAGTTTTTTCTGGATTATTTTCTTTAAACCACACGTTCATATGATCAACTGCAATTTCTTCTTTTTCCTTGCCAGGCGATTTAGATACTACACCCAAAGTAAACAAATCGGGGTGTTCTTTTATCAACTTAAAAAACAACATAAGTTGTCCGAAAGCTATACCAGTATCAGTTTTAATACCATGTGTAGTGTTGATATTTGAAACTCGGGTACCTTTATTTGTAGCAATTCTTAATGAACTGTTACTATGTAATACTTTTAATCCCCCTTCTTCTTTTCCAATTTTTACGACATCACTCATTGTTAACGACGCATCTTGTTTACGATCTTTAGGAAACAATGTTGGTGGTTGATTTCTTGCGTTTGAAAGATCAAGTTTTCTTAAATCGTCATCGTCAAAAAATACACGTGCTTGTTCTGGTTTACCACGCCCAATTATTTTATTGATTAATGTGATATCTTCCTCGGATAATCCGTTTGATGGGGTTTTACTTTCAATTTCGTTGACCAATTTTGGTATTGAAAAATAAGAATCGTAACCACAATTTTCGATTGCGGTAACCAACAAATCATGATCTAATTTGTCAATACCGCCAGTTTTTGAAAGTACCGAATACTCTAAAAGTATATCTTTGATGATTTTATCTTTATTCATGACGACACAATATTTAATAAATATTGCGTCTTATATGAAAACCTTTCTTTTTAGAAAGATACTGGAATCATGTCATGATAGTTCTTTCCTGTATAACACTTGGTTGGAAATCCTTGGTTCTCCATCAATCGTATAATTTCAGACAAAATACCCTGTTTACCCTCACTTTTATGTACATCAAACAACATAGAATCATAAGTGTACAAAATAGGTTTGGTCTGTTTATCACTCAAATAACGATTCACATCCATCAAACTCTGCATCGAATATTCAGTTTCAGACGCTTGAAGAATATAGTTGAACAACTTGTTCGGATTGGAATCCTTCAAGTGATTTGACGTTATAGGACGTTTAAAAATGGGAGTCTCAATATATCCAAAACTCTTAAAGAAATCCCACCGGTGCTCAATATATTCACGGATCTTCGCAAAATAAGGAATTTTAAGGTATTCATCAGAAATTGAACCATACAATTGTTGGAACGTTAACGTTTTCGCCTTCTTCAACTGATCTTCAGAAAGATCTTCGGATTTGAAGTAATATTGACCCAAATATGCATATATGTTAACATTTTTAGGAAAATCATATCGAATCAATTTTCCAATAATATGCGGATGATACGCGCTATAATCCAACATCACCAATATTCCATCATCACCAAACCTTGATACAAAACTCTTACGACATTCGTTTTCTTTGTTCAACGCGGAATAGTTGATACCGCCAAAACGATTGCTGGGACGACCCGTTGATGTAAAAATGTTATACTCGGTGTATATACGGTTGTTTACTACCAGATGTTTCTTATCAGGGAAGTGTTTCTCAAACTCAACCATATCAACGTACAATCCATGTGATTCAATAGATTGTAGAGTTTCTATAATCGATGTATTAACGTTGTGATATGAATCATCATACGTCTTTTTAATATGAACCTCTACATCTTCACATACGTCCAAAAATCGTGATATGTGATTGTTAACAGGAATTATCTTGTTGAGTTCATTATGATGATTGTACTTGTTTCTAAAGAATAGGTGTGCCGAAGTATCATATTCGTCCTGATCAATAATCTCTCCTGATTCAATAAATGATATCAATGACAAATCATGAAGATTCTGAATCTTCAACAAATGAAGTACTTTACGTTTAGAAAAACAAAAGATACGTCCACGAATCGTATTTAACAGATTGATAATATCATCCTTAGATACAAACTCAACCGAATCATATGTGTCAATATGAATCGAATACCATTTGTTGTTTGACACCACCTTGATCAACACCAAACACGGTTCGTCTGACGCGGAATGTCTAAAATCAGATAAAGGCACCACATCCAAAATGATGTCCTTCTTTCCAATCTCAGATATAATTTTTTTAACAAGATTCACTCACCTATAACCATATCGTAACGATTTCAAAATGTCAACCTTTAAACGCATTTAAATAATTCTCGCTAATTTTCAAGGTTATTCCAGTCATGTCTTTTTCTGCCAACTTAACTTGTTTACGATTATACTCGTAAGCACCTTCTTGAATCACCTTGCCATCTTTAATAACGTCACGTTGTATTCCAGATACTTGCCAATTGATGCTTGATTTCTTATAGATATTTTCTGGAAGATTTCTAAAATTGTCACCCTCAACTTCAATAACGTCGTTGTCGTTGATCTTTTTAACAAAATAACGACGTGTATAAGGAATACTATAGTCAATGTCAGAAGACGAAAACAAATACGCACGTGGAAATATCGATGGTATTATATCCCCAGCTAAATTAATATATTTACTCAATTCAATCATAATTTAACGTTCAATCCTTTTGTTGGTCGAAGTCCTGCCGTTATTGTGGTCGTCCATGTACCATTGCTTTGTAAACTATGTTTTACATCTTCTATCTGAAATAAGATGTCTTTATCATACGGTTCAGGTAAATTGTCAATACCAAAAATTTGGAAAGTTTTTAAACCGCCAATACCAGTTAATGTAATTTCAGCTTTAATTCCCGGTTGTGGGAATGAATTAATCGAACCATTGTTTGGATCTTTATCGTTAACCAATAAAGTCAATAAATCTTTTTGAGTCAGTACCAACTTACGAATATATGTTTTTTCTTCTCCGTTTTCACGGGTTATAACACCATAAATGTATGCACCTTCCTTTACATCTCTCTCTTTTTGAAGTTGATTTTGAAATTGATTTTGTTTATCATCTAATCTTTTACGTTCAGCCTCAACGTTTTGTTTATCTTTGAGTAAAGTTTGTGGATCTTTTGGAGATAAGTATGATGCGTCATTGGTTAATTTGAAAAATCTATCTCTTGTTACAAATCCAAACGGATTCTTCATTGGAACAGATGTTTTGTTATCATTTGGTGAATTATATAAAACCGACATCGTCACTTTATCACTTAATTTAACACTGAAATTTAATGCTTGAATATTATTTCGACTTGCTCTATTTTTAAAGAAATACAAATACGGACGTTTATCCGAATTTAATTCTTGCAAGCGTTTCAAACTAAAACAATCATTATCAATAATAGATAACAACGAATTAGAGGGACCAAATTGAATAAGATTAAACTTCCACAATCCATTTACCGCTTCAGATATTTTATTCAACACAAAGTTTAAAATATCAGTGACCGTTTCGGATTTCTCAATCGCTTTTATGACTACATCTTTATGAATATACAAGTTCTCCAACTTGCCTAAATTATAATCGTATTGTTTTGATGGAAATTCAACATCGATGGGATTTTTACCCCCGTTATTTATTCTAAAGTAATTAATAATTTCATTGAGATCTTGTCTGGTTGTACTATTGAATACTGATTGTAGAGTTTTGTCCGCATAACTCATTGCAGATGGATCGGTGCCGTCCTTTTGTGTATCCGGCGTTGTATAGTTTTTTGAGTTTCCACGATCTTCGACCGATGGTGAAATATTAGGAGCCTGAGAATTTGGTATTAACAATACTTTACCGTCGGTGCTGATCAAATTCTTGTGTCCTCCAATCCACGAAGATGATATATCAATTCTTCCGAATGTAGCTCCGTTTTTATTAGACACACTTTCACAATACTTATTGATCAAATCTATAAACAAACCCATAGTGATCCAAAACTCATCATTTGCACCAGAGTCAAAACTGTATTTTGTTACATTATCAATCTTTGTACGTGGATCATTAGAAGTATCCAAGTTACGTGGAATGAATACCCGTGTTTCTGGTCCCGAAAGAGTTGGGAATAGTGGATTACTGCCATTTAAACCAGTTAATACGGTCTTTGGCAGCGATTTAAAATCTCCATTGATATAATCCCGTAATCCTTTGACTGGTTCTGGCGTTTTGTTTCCTTTACTATCAGCAGGAGATGTTGATGCCAAAGCGTTACTACGAGTTTGAACACCACTGTATATAAAGCTATTGCTTTTTATTTCTGTTGTACAATCATATGAACCATCTGCTTGTAAAGAATAATCAAAACTACTTATGATACCACAAGTTAAATCATATAGACCTTTACCATCGTCAACAATCAATTGTTGTTCCAATGGATCTGTGTAAATTCCCAATAGACCAAATCCCTTGGTTTTTCTAGGATCTTGAGGATCTCCAGATGGTCCGGGAGTTTTATCGTCAGTAGACTCCTTCATTTTGGCAGGTTGGCCTAAATCGTTTAAATTCAACAAACTCTTTGGGTTATAATGATTCCAACCCCATTCAATGAACATTGAAACGTTGGGAGACATAAAGTATGGTGACATGTAATTCAAATGATCTTTGGAATAACACTTCCACTTGATCGTAATCTGACGATACATCGACTTTTGCATTACAGCATCAACGCTGATGATGCCTGGTGGTGGAACATGTTTGTTTATAATTCCATCTTGAGTATTTTCACCAGCAATAATATGTTCGACTCCTGAAGGAGTAAATCCCAACACCGTTTCAGTTTTGTTGTAAGTGGTTGGACCAAAGCCATAGTCTTTATAAAAACCATTTGCACCACCCATTACAAAACCTTCTTTAGAACCATATCTCGATTCACCAATACCATTGGAACATACACGAACCCAACAACGCATTGGTCCTTTGTATGTATTCCAATTACCGTCATCGTCCCAACTAGCTACCGTATTGGAAATGAAGTTCATTCCAACATCTTTTTCACGACGTTCTAGTTCGTCACGAATAAATTTTGGAAATGGTTGAATTTCAAATGGTGCTACAAAGTTAGTGGCCATAACAGTTAGGAATTAATCGAGGTATAATTATTGAGAATTGTGGTTATATTGATAGGTATACGTAATTGTAATCCTACAGGAACCGATAATTTTCCTTTTCCAATATTATTTGCTTGAGCAATAATCCACCACAATGAAGGATTCTTATAATATTTGAACGCTAAATTATCCAACGTGTCACTTTCGTTTGTTACAACATACATATCAGATGAAGTGACTGGAATATTTGGATACAATCGTGTACCGAAATATCTTTTACCATCCCATCTTTTCTTTATGTTGACACTTTTGTCATATCTCATATCTCAATAATTATACACGATTAACCGTTAAGGCTTCTGAAAACTCATTATTAAATCCTCCAACCAATCCAATGTTCTTAAGATCTCTTGGAGCATGTCCAAAGTTTGCCATTCCAGTGACAGGTCGTTCTTTGAACAACGGTGTCAAATCAACTGATATTTCAACTTCTCTTGGAAATTGAGCAACTTTTCCTTTTGAACCAGTCCATGTAATAATGTTATTCAAATATGACCAATCTTGTTCCGAGTTTTCACTCACAGTTTCCCACGACGCTCCTTCTGGTATGGTGAGTCCTACTCGATTAATAATAATAGGTTGTTCTTTATATATGTCGCCTAACGTCAATAATACAAACGCAGGAATGATGAATTGATTCTCACTGCCACCACCTTGACTTGGTGCAGATGTATAATTTGCAGGCATTGTTAATCCGCACAAATAATTTACACGTGTCCACATCGGCAACAACTCTTTGATACTGTTGGCAATTACCTTGAAACTGAAACTCAACTGACGAGTTACACCATCATACACATATAGTTTGTCAGCACGACCAATATATTTGTAATTTACCCAGTCGGCTTGAAAACTGTCACTGATTCCAGTTACCGATGCTCTAAACGGTATATACTTTTCATTGATCATGTCATAAAAGTAAAACGCAATTAGATCATCGTTGTATGGTTCGTATGTAGACCAACCAGAAATTCCGGTGTCATCTTTGATCTTTTTATCTTTTTCAATAATAGTCAATCGATTCAATCCATCACTTGTATTAGATGTTGCCATTTTACGACTATTAATACGTGCGTGTTTGCCCATACCGTCCAACAATTGTGTATTGTCTTTATAATCGTCAACCAACATTTTATCGTTGATATTTGACTGTTTGAGTTTATCTATTCCAAATAATGTCGTGTTTGGACTTGTAAATACACGTGTATCGGCATTAGTAAACGCTACCGAATAACCGGCTTTCTTAATATTTTCAACCAATTTGTTAAGATTATCGATTTGTTTTTTATTAACAGGATCTTCTTTTTTGGACTGAAGAGTTGAGTTAATACGATCACCAACATCATTGGTTTCAGTGTCTAAATTTTTTGATTTGTCGTCTTCTACCTTGGTCAAAATTTCAGCAAGAACTCCATTTTCGTTATCGTTTAGAATAAAATTCTGACGGTTCTTTGAGTATGTACCATCAACGGTATAAGCAGGTCTTGTTGGATCCGATCCACGTTTTGGAATTTGATCAATTGTCTTTAACTTAGCTGTATCAGGTGTATCATTTAATCCAAGATTGGTGTAGATCTTTTTCTTGTTGTCAGTAATATCCGTGACAATACGATCTTCTTGCTTTTGTTGAAGAGTTGCGTTGATTGGTTCTCCAATATCGTTAACCGCTGATGGTACGTTTACGAATTTACTGTCTTCAAGATTCTTCTTGAATTCAGACAACACACCGTTTCCACCTTCATCTTTTCTATTCTTAGAATAAGTACCGTCAACATTGTATGCTGCACGTTTTTCGTCGCCGGATCCTTGACGAGTTGGTATAGATGTAAATGGCTTTACTTCAAATACGGTAGGAACAGATTCAAATCCGTACTTTTTGTAAAATGATTCTTGTGGTCTTAGAATAATTGGATCATCTGCGTTGGTTAAATCAACAGGTGCAACATCCATCTTAGTCTGAAACGTACTTGTCTTGTCGAGAAACTTTTTATAGTTCATCAACATCACAGAAAACTTGAAATTGTTAGCAGAATCTTTACGATATGCTTCAATTCCTACTGATTTTCCATACTTTTCAACGTTATCTACATCTTTTTGAAAAGTAAATCCCGTGGATCCTCCATTGATTGATGGTCCAGACACGTCTGTTCCAGAAATCTTTTGATCACTACCATCAATAAACTTGATTTTTCTGTTTTGTGGTACTTCATTTCCGTTTTTACGAATGTTTTTTGGTCCTCCATCAGAACTTCCCGCAATCCACAACTGTGTTAGTTGAATTTCAGCACCAGTAATTACATGGTTTTTGGTAAACTTGCCCTTAAGATCCGAGATCATCATTCCATACGCACCTTCATCCGCTCTATATCCTGTGTTAACAGGCTGTTTACTATTGATTAGTGATGGAAACACTGATGCGGCCATTGACTTGAGAAAATCCTTTTTTGCATTACCACCCCAACGAGATGCAAGTGAAGTGTAACCAGAGGATGCAGTTTTTCCTCTGATCAAACCCTTGCCACCCCCCACCGATTGTTTTGATAGTGGCGAATTATCAGCACTATCGTTGATTCCATCTCCTACAGTACCCTTAGGCGATGATTTGCCGTTGTTTACACTGAATCCTACCACACTTGCCAATGCGCCTAAAATACCGCCACTCAAATCAATATGTCTAGTTGGTCTAGGAAGTAATCCTAATGAACCCGGACGTGTTGCAGCAAGGATAGGCATCAACGGGTTGTACAAATTGGTTTCATTGAACGGTTGTAGGTTTTGTAACAATGACTGTTTCAACAAAAATATAACACCGTTTCCAGATACACTGTATTTAGAAATACGTACTACGTCTTGTAATGTTGATCCAATTGGAAATGCGCGACTGTCATATTTCTTTATTGCATTTGTTCCACTGTTTCCTTCATTTGGATTATACCAAACAAATGGTTGACGTGGTCCAAATCGCAACAAACTATTCGCATAATCAGTTTTTGCAGTAAATCTGGTTAGAATCTTCTGATTATTGGCAGTATACAACTTCTCAATCTTACCCGGAACAGATGTTGTCGGATAGTCAAGTGGTACCGTATTGATCGGCGGTACCATATTACGTGGGTTGTTTGGATCACTTCCCGGCGTTGGAGAACTAGAAGCGTTATTATAACGTATTTCTAGTGGAAACGCTATTGAGTTTCTTTGAATTTGATCAGCCATATTCTATAATTATGAACTTGCGATAGCAAGTTGTTCACTTACTTTTCTACCATCAAGATTTACAGCAATACCACCACTCATCATTAAACCAATAAGGGTATCCAATTTCTGATTGGTTTCTTGGATTGCGGAAATCATACCTTCTTGGTTTTGAGCAGACGACTCAGCTCCAGCACCAATACCACCAGTGTCTACACCAATTAATTTACCAACAATCTTAAAGGGAATACTAAGAGCAGTTTGTATAAACGTAGCAATTGAGGTAAACCCTGTCATAATAATCTGAAAAATAGTTTCAAACGGACTTGTGAAAATCTTAAGAATTGCTGACCCAACTCCAATCAATCCTTTGATTATACCATCACCCAAAGTTGAATTGCTCTTTCCAACAAATAAATCTGAAATGAAGGTCCACGCATCTACCCATGGTTGAATAAAAACAGTATACAATATAGATCCAAAACCCTTGAGTACACTCAAGAGCATTGGTCCAATTCCCATAAAAGATTTAACAATCAGTATCGGTATAAAGAATAAACCAGACACTACAGATTTTAGATTTTCAATAGTGAACAATGATTTTAATGTATCCATCACTTTTGGGAACATGGACATTAGAGACTTGAACAAAATAATAGGCACCAAATACATACCATTCAACACAGATTGTCCGATGTTTAGTAAATTTTTAACAATGTCTTTTCCCGAGAACAATTCTTTGATCGATTCCCATCCAGTTTGAAAGATGTTAAATACACTTGCGATTGTCGATTTAATTACGGGAAATATAGTTAATAGTGGTTTAAACAAATCACCGATAATCGGTATCTTGGTTAACAGTTCTACCAACATTTCAATTGGTCCAATAAATACATCATATAATGTTTCACCTAACGCATCAAAAAATCCCATTCCACTCATTAGACGAGTAATCATTCCGTACGCGGCTTGTAATACCATTATTACTTCTCCTATAATTGGTATTGCCTTGCCAGCCGTACCAAGTATTCCAACAATACGTCCAACCTTTCCAAACCCACTGGCAAACTTTCCGACTACGCCGCTTGCACTTCCAAGTCCAGTTACAAATCCTCTAATAGGACCAAGAAGACCACTAGCATATCTAGAAATCTTTCCGAATACTTTCATGGTAGTAGTAAAAATAGGAGTTAATACACTACCGGTTGCACCTAATAATGACATTTTAGTACTCATTGATACAATCAAACCACCCATCTTACCAATCAAACCACCAACCTTACCAATCACAACACCAACCTTTCCGAATCCAGATGCAATCCTACTAATCGCACCACCAATAGTTTGGAGTTTAGTTCCAATCGTACCAACAGTCGGCGACAACATTCTAAATATTCTAAACATAAAATCAATTGGAGCAGCAATCTTTAATAGTATAACTCCAAGCGGAATCGAAAATTGAACAGCTTCTTCAATTTTACTATTGATACCATCAAACGCATCACTGATGCTTTGTACTACCGGTTCCAACGGTTCAAACAGTTTATATAATGCGTTAGCAAGAACTTTAACAGGAATCAATATTAAGTTAAAAACCAATAATGCTAACTTTAATGCTGGAATCAATAACTTGACCGCAACATTTACTACAGGAGTTAATATATCAGCAAGAATCTGTTTGAATGCCGCAAACGTGTTGTTCAATTGTGCCATAGCACTTTGCATTTGAGTCTTCATCAACAGATCTTTACCCGTCTCTTCGTTCTGTTCTTTCATTGCTTCAAGTGCTTTTTCATATGAAGCCTTTTCTTTGTCAGACAACTGTGCAAGTTTTTCTTCGTTCTTCAACATCTTGGTCAACTCAACCGCACTATATCCAGTTGCCTTAGCTAGTGCCTCTTGTTGAAAGACATTCATCTTATTGAAATCTCCCATCTGACGTACTTGATTCAATATTTCTTTTTGTGCACCAGCTACGTCTCCTTGAAATGATAGTTGACGTGCAGAATTGAGATTCAAGTTCTTACCCAATAGTACGCTTGCTTCCATTTCATCAGATACGCTCTGAGTAAAGTTCAATAACCCCTTTGCAGAACTTGCAGATTTATCAAGACTTACACCCATTTGTTTTGCTTGAATTGCAGCCATGGTCATTTGTTTGACATTGCCTCTCATCATGGTGACCGTCTCGTCAGATGCGTTTGCCACATCATTCATCACTTCATCCAAATTAACTCCTGCTGCATTTGCAAGGTTGGCAGTAAATCCAGCCATTGCACTGGCTTGTTTATCTGTCATTCCTCCAATTGCAGACATCTTTTGTAAGAATCCAGCTGCGGTTTTCTCATTTACACCATAATTAGCTGCCAATAAAGCAGTAGTTTGTGCTAATTCTTTATTGATCAATAAAGATGTACCTAACACCTGACCGATAGCAACAAGTGATTTATACGCACCTTCAATCGTTACCCCCAATGTAACAAACTGTTGATTTAGTTGAAGAGCTACTTGTTCTAACGATCTTGCGTTATCACGTCCCAATCCCAATTCTTTTCTAAAATTTGCCGCTGCTTTATCTAATTCAACAAAACGATCAAATGCATCAGCAAAATGTGAAATCATTTTTTTTGCTAATTCAGCTTGTGACTTTAATTTATACACCATAGCTTGAGCTTTATCAACAACATCTTGTTGTTTTTTACGTTGTGCATTAATAAGACCGTTTTGATTATCGAGAAGAGGAGGTGTCTTTTTTGCAATATCCAATTTTTCTTGTTCTTTTTTCAACTGATCAGCCAAAGAATCCATTTTAGACTCATCACACTTGGTGATTTTATCACAGAGTTCTTTTTCGTTCTTTAACTTTTCTTCCAACTGTTTGACCGCATCTTCTCCACTTTTAATTTCGTCTTCACGGATTTTTGGAAGACCATCCAGTATTTTTTTTTGTTTTTCTAACTCCTCATTTGCCTTTTTGATTGGTTCATTGAACATTAATCCAGCAATTGCACCAAACGTTTTCAATAAATCATTTCCATCCGACACCCCTCTTTGAAGAATGTCATGAAACGTATCTGATGGTGCGTCAAACGCTTCTGTGACAGTTGCTAATTCCTTACCAAGTTCTCTGAAACTTTTTGTTGCAGTCGATGCAGTTGATCTTGCTTCATCAAGTGCCCTATTATAAATCCTAACTTGATCCGCTGATAATGAAACTTCCTTGGCACCTTTTTTGACGCTTTCAGTCAACTGTTCTTGAATTTTTCTTGCTTTATCCTGTGTATCGGGATCCATAAAAATCTATTGTGCCCTATAAATATAAAATTCAAGGGTTATTGTTCAATTTTTAATGGTTATTTACCCTTTGATTTTGTAGCATTTTCCATTTGTTCGTTTTCTTTTTTACGAACTTCTGCTAATTTTCTAAGGTAAAAGACACGTAGATGTGTTGGAAGGTTATACGCAATTTCTTGAGTAAATGCTCCTTCCGAGTAATACGCTAGATCAAAGATCTGGGTATGTAGTGATATCTTATCTTCCGGCGTCAGGCCAAAAGAACTGGGCCGTCATAGGCACCGACATCCTTTCTTCATTTCCACATTCATCACATGAAAAGTTAAAGTTCATATCCAAATCCGGAGTTTGTTCCCTAACGTGTGTTCTGAACGCTAAACTATCTCTGGATGGAAGTTCTTGACTCACAAACTTTTGAATTACGTTTCTATCAGAATTACCATCAACAGCAATAATCATAGTACGTAGACGAGTTGTTACGTCACTGCTTGAATTTTTGTTAATCTTAACAATTGCCTTAAGTTCGGCATCAATCATCAATTCATCTTTATGAGTCAACAACTTATACTTAATTAACTTCTTTGTGTATGGCAACAAAAATTCAAATTCGTTTTGTCCTTTTGTATATGTTGATAGATCGACTTCTTTGGCTTTCATCAAATTGAGATCGATCTTTCGTTCACCTTCGGTCTGACATTTAGGACATGTTACCTTAACTGGTCCATAGGTATCACCATACGCCAACCGTCGTGCGGCAAAGAATATTGCGTTTTTATCACCTACTAAAATATCATCTATCTTTACAGGTGTTACAATCAACGATTCAAGCAATCGATCCAATACAATACCTTTTCGGATTAGGTTTTGATTGGTCAAAATATCTTCTTCTCTAGCAGTCATCATCTTGAGTTCAAGATTTCCATTTGATAGTGGATGACCGTCTGGATAAAAGTGACCCTGACTAGGAAGTTCGATTATTTCCGTCGGAAAGCTATTTGTCAGTTTATTGGAGGTGCCAGTATTTGTTGTTACTGGCTGTGACATTGATGGTTGACGTGCAATAGGTGGACCGCCAACAATTGTCGATGGTCGTGTAATGGAAATATTTTCTTCACTCATAATAACTCTTTAATGTAACAATATATAGTATCTCAATAAAACTTTTTGTTATTTTAATTAAGTATCAAGATCCACCTTTTTGTGCAGCTTTCAAATTATTTTCAGCCGCATTTACACTATCTTTAGCATTTTTCTCTGCCTTTTTTGCATTATTCAATGCATCTTGTTCATTGCCACTATCATTTCCTCTGGATTCTGCCGCGTCTACCGTATCTGACGTTTGTTGTGTACGACTTTGTGCTTGTTGTTCTTTTACTTTGGCAATAGCAACCCGTGTTTGTTGAAGAGCAACATTTTGATCGTGTGCTTTTTTGTTCAATGTTTCCAATGCGTTTGTGAATTTATCGGAATCAACAACTTCAGATAATACTTCGTTGATAATTGATTTCAATTCTGCTCTTGTAATCTTCATATGGTATAAATAGTTACAATAAGAAAAAACCCCACACTTTCGTATGGGGTTTTATTAGACCTTAAGTTTACCAATCGATTAATATTGTAGAATACAGTGGTCCACAGCCAACGTCATAGTGATATTAAGAGAATCACCACCATTACCCCAATCAAGAGTACCGAATTCTGCACTGACGATCATTGCACCCTTCAATACCCATTCTTCAACTTTATCGCCAACTGGACCTAGAACTGAAATTGTACAGTCTTTCTTATAGAAATCAAGATATCCGTCACGTCCGGTAACAGATTCGTGATGTAGGCGGACCCATTCCATGACAGCTTGTGCACCAGATGGTGCGATTGGATCATAAAGTTCAATTTGCATATCACCCCAAGTGGTTTTACCCTTGTAGGTACGTTGAATGTTGATATAATCAATCGTTTTCTTTTCTTGAGTTAGTTTTGGACGATCAGTTTTCTTGATGATGAATGAAGGAATACCGTCAAGACTGAAAATGAAACGGTTTTGAACCTTGGGTTCAAACACCGTGTAGAACATCTCATTTGGATTTAGTAGGTCTGCCATATGTTATATTGGTTAGTTGATAATAAATATGAATGATAAATTGTTATTGTTGAAAAAGTTTAAAAAAATACGTTATTTGGTTTCTTTTAAAGAAAGTTTCATGTCGTACACTTTATTAACTGCTGTTTTTAAATTGTCTAAATGACCACGGTTTCTTAATAATTTAAACACTATATTCTCAATGCTAAACTCTCCGCTCTTGATCAAACCAGATTCACGCATATCATATACCGCCTTTAATACACGCTTCAAATCTTCCAAATTGTTTGATTTAATCGCGTTCTTGATTTGAAGAGACATGTCAGTATATTTTTTCTGAATGCCATTCTTATCCAAATTCAAATTCAACTTTTGTGGTACTTTTATCCACTTATTATTAAGAATACTATAGATACCCATCGCTCTATTCTTTTCAGTGACATCTTGAATATACAATTCTACTCTATGATTTTTAATCTGAATATCGTGGTTTTTATTCCAGTTAGCTTTGATACTGTCAACCATCTTTTTAACAAGTTCACGTTCCATTGATAGTTTGTTGAAATCTATCAGTACGTGAACGTCAACATCACTATTTGGACCCCAATTATAGTTAGCCGCGCTTCCAAGAACATAAATATCCTGAATCGGTGATGTTAATTCAGACTCGGCATAAAAGTCCTGTGCAACCTTTAGTAAAGCGTCACGAACTTCTGGCTTTATTGTTTTATCATTGTTCCAAATATTTGGATTAAGTGTATCGTTGTAAATTCGTGCTTTCATATTATATGTTTGACCGACTATATCCGTAACTTTCCTGTGTTATTCCCAAAACTCTTTTGAGTTGCATTATGCTATCTGTTGCGTTTTTGTGTTCAACAGCAGTTCCTCCTTTTGCTCTCCACTGAGCAATATTTGAAGGAAGATCATCAATCAGTATATGGTTTGGTCCCAATGCATATTGTTGTTTAGCTTCTGAACTATCTACTAAAATTATGTTTTCATCCTTTGGAACAGGACTCAATTCGATAGACAACCATCTACGTTTTCCAATTTCCGCACTATTGCTTTTGGATCTTCTGGATGAAGTGCTGCTTAAAATCTTAACTGGATATCCCAATGAAGTTATAAACTTCCACAAAACATCACAATCGGTTGTTTTTGGTAACGTTGCCCACCAATCAACACCGTTATTTGGACTGTTCCAAATCAACTTCCACAGATCATCTGTGCGTCCTTCCGCATCAAACTGATCGGCAGATTTTCCTCCTGATAATGACTTGAACCCGACATCAAAATCCGCTAGTACGCCGTCCATATCACAATAAATAACCGTAGAATTTTCATCTTCGGTTTCCAATAAGTTATGGTCAAAAACTTCAGGGACAGCTTTTTTTAACGGTATCATTGAGTATAAATATGTCAGAAAGATCATAACATCTTGACAAACTGCAAATTTACCCATAAGCATTGCAGCGCAACAAGCGAATCGTTAAACTTTCAAAACATTAATCAATATATTTTTAGAGTTTATGGCATTAATAGTTAAGTTACTATCAGTAGTTGGTTGTGTAGGCGCTTTAAGCGTCCACTTTAATTCAGTATTGCCAACCTGACCATAATCTGGTCCAGATACGACATGACTTAGATTATTGTCGTCATAAACATCAAATTTATCTTGGTCATCTTCCACTTATATAAATAGGAAAACAAGTGTTAACGCAATAAAAAACCCCGCTTTTTAGGGCGGGGTTTGATTAATCCGTTGCGTTAATTAAGCACCGAAGGATGCACCCGTAGGCAAGATGTTGAAATCAAGAATGATAAATTCAGCAGTCTTGGTTGGTTGTAGAAAAATCTGTCCATATAAGATATTTCTATCAATCAAGTCAGGGGTGTTGTTGGTCTCGTCCATCTTAACTTGGAAAGCGTACAAACCACTACGTGATTGTACTTGTTCAAGATAAGGATTGACGATACTCAAGAAACGATTACGTGTATTTGCCACGTTCTGTTCGAATACCAAGAAACGTGAACTTGAAGCAATGAACTTCTTCAAGTTGATCATCAAACGACGAACGTTAATACGATCCAATGCGCTTGGTGCGATTTGAAGAGTCTTTTGACCCCATACACAGATTCCCTGACCGGGGAATGCTGCAATTGGGTTAACACGACCTTCATATAGTGTATCACGTTCACCGTGTGTCAAACGATCCAACACTTGAACGGCTTGGGTAATACCACCACGGTTCAAACCGGCTGGAGCAAACCATTCAGCAGAAGACTTATCGTTTGCGGCGTAAATGGCAGGCAGAACAACAGATGGAGGTACACTAATAATCTTGTTCATGTTGGTATCAAGAATCTTGACCCATGGATAGTACGTAGCAGCGTAACTGCTATCGATTGTATTGGCAACGTTAATTGCCGCGTCAATCAATCCAGTGCTTTGATTGCTCTTAGGAAACACCACGTTATCCATGATGTAGAAACAATCACCACGTGCTTCACACATATCAATTGTCAACTGTGCCACATAACTGTGGTGTTGATAAAAGATACCCGGAGTGACGATCAAGTTAATATCGAACTCGTCAGCATTACCCAACGCACCGATACACTGTCTGTAAGCAACACTGCCTGGACTTGTAATGTTAGTACAATTCAAACCTTGAGTATTGCCTGGAATGATATCAGATCCAACGTTAATTGGAATTGCTGGTGATTGACCATCAAATCCGCCTTGGAAGCCAAATACGAACTTACGCATCTTCACACGGGTTGATTCGTATGCAGCGTCATAAGTTGATGGAACACCACCACTATCGTTTTGAACGTCTGGTTGTTTAGAACCAGTTAGATTGTGTGTATCACCGGTTTCAAGATCGAATACAACGTTATTGCCAATTGAAGTGAAACCTTCATAAGCAGGTAACGGAGCGAAGTATTGAAGATTGTCGTTATGTACGCTATATACACCCACAGATGATGTAGGATACAATGACAACAAATCGTCTGCTGCACCCACTGGGGGTTCACCAAACACGATACCAGATGGATATTTACCCGGAGCCGTTGAGTAAGTTGAAGCGCGGGTGAATTGTACTGGTGGCAAGAATCCGCCAACGTTACCACCGATTGGTGTAGCAAGAGCGTCAAATCCATAAGGAATTACGGCTTCTGGATACACATTTTCAGTCATTTCAATACGAACATACTTACTCAAGTTAGCATAAGTACCGAATTCAATGATCTTACCGGAGAAAGCAATGTAGTTGTAACGATCACCAATACGGCGAGCGATAAAGTTACTGCTATCTGGATCAAGATTCAAGTTTTGGAAACGTTCCAAGTACTTAGGATTCTTATCAGTATCACTAAATCTACGTACACTCAATGTGAATGAACCATAGTCACTTCCAGCAACAGTACCAGCAAGTTTTACGTCACTGATTTCAACCTTGTAGGATGTGTTCGTATTGGTTCCGTCAGCGAGTGTGTGTAGACGAAATAGTGGGAAACGTTGTGGGCGAGCTGTTATATCAGATGTACCAGTAAATGGTGCAACTTGTTGTGAGTTAACCCATGGTGTTGTTGCCCACTTCAAACTAAAGTCACTGTAACCAGTTGTTGGTGTGTAACCAAAGTCATCGGTAAGCTTCAATGGATTACCATTGAATTGAACTTTATTCTCAGCACCAACTGGAGTATATGGAGCTTCACTTCCTACAATCTTCCAACCGTCAGACGGATCAGTTGATTCTTCTGCGATACGAGCAATCGTATCCTTGAAGATATTGTAGAGATATGCAGCTTCAATCTTTTGACCAGCAACTTGTTTTGCCGGATCACCAGCGGTTGGATCAGATCCAAACACATTGGTGATATAGTTTGAACTTGCTGGATCCAATGATAATTCATAGATTCCATAACTTCCACTTGAACCACCGATGTTATAACGCAAATCAAGAACATAGTCTTGTGCGGTTGGATCTTCACTACCACTATACAAACCAGAGGTTGCAATCTTCTTGCTCAACACCGAACCCTCGAAACCATATACAACTTGTGACAACTTGTTGTTAGCATCAGATTGAATGGTTGCATTTTGGGTATTAGCAAGAACTGCAAGTACAACTGCTTCACGAGCAGCGCCTGGATTACAAGGATCTCCACCAGAAACAACAGTTTCAGTGAATGTGGTGAACTTACCAAAACTACCAGTAATGTTACAGGTCAATTGAATTTGAACACCGCAACTATTCGTTGGACGATACTTGGCAAAATTGATACTGTTAATGATAACAGAAGATGCATCACCAGATACTGGGAAGTCATCACTCAACTTAACCAAACTGCTTGTGGTTGCTAAACTACCCGATAATTTACCACTTTGTTCAGCAAGAGCACGCAACAACTTGGCTTCAGCGCTGATTGTCAAGTCACCTTGATAACTGGAGCTAATTTCAAATGAAGCGGCATTAAACGTAAGATTCACATCACCGATATAACGAGTGGTGTATGTCTTGTTACCAGATGTGCCTGGTGGGTTATATGTTGAGAATGAACTGGTTTCGAAGTTTGCGTACAAACTACCGGTAACAGTCAATATCTCAGTACCAGCACTTGAACTAACGTATTGTACGTTAACTGTAATATCATCTGGATCAAGTGCGATATATGATGAATCCGCAGTTCCCAACGCGGTAAATGAACCACTTTGTGTTGCGCGGTTATAATATCCCGGAATAGCGTAGATAACAAACGGACTATCTTGTTTATATCCGGTTAAAGCACCTACACGACAAATGGTAACTAGACCTTGTTCTTGTAGATACTGTTTGGCTGTGTATGGGCCGTAATATACGCCGTCCGATACACCGAATTTTTCTTCTAACTCAGCTACGCTGGTGACAATCGTTGGAGCAAACCCCGGTCCCTTTGGAAAGGGAGCGACAATGGCCCCACCGATATCAGAAACGCCCTGAGCAAGTCCTGATAGATCGTTTTCACGACTGAAAACGCCTGGACTCACAATTTTATCATGTGGGGTAAATGTTCCCCCTTCTGTAATTGGCATATGCTAAATTTCCTTTCGATTGGTTAAGTTTTGTATGAGACGCATACAAAAAACTCTAAATATAAATATTTCTAAAAATATGAAAGACTACATATTTATATTTTAAGACTATTTTTTAGTGTGTAATTTATTGCATTAATCACATCTGCATCACTTATGGTATATGTACACTCATGTTGTCTATATGTTCCTTTGTAATGTGGACACCATATATCTTCCCATTTTATTTCTAAGTTATTATCGTTATAACAGCCAAAACAAATACTATCATCTGATGGACCCAACCGAACAATATTACTATTAAACTCAAAATAACGCTTGGTATGACCACTTATCATGATCACAGGTACACCCAAACACCATGCCAACCACGCTAATCCGGAACTAACACCTATATAAACAGAAGAACTATATATCAAATCACACACTTGCAACAGATCCAAACCAGTACAATCAGTGACATTTGATAATAAAGTTGGTTCATTCGATATTGCAATTGGATCGTATCCTATAGTTTTAACATATTGCGTCGTCTTAAACCATCCAATAGGATTATTCCACGATTTACAATAGTTACTTCCATATTCAGAAAAAGTAATCGTTTTACCCGGCGTCTTTTTAAGTTTGGATAGATTAAACCTCGGACGTTGTTCAACATAATCAACCCCCAATGCGTGCGCAGATGACCATTGTAGAGGTTTTTCACGATCAAACACATCAATTACTATCTTCTTGTCATAAGAAGACGGTATTTCAAATTTCAGGTTAGGATAAGAGTCCGCAAATAAATTTTTATAATAAAAGTTTGTATAGACATCCCAACCGTATTTCTCTCTTGCAATATCAATATAAGGCAACCACGCAATGCCGTCACCCAATTGGTTGCTTTCAAGATGTACGTATACTTTCATCTATAATAAGTTTGTTGATCGTATCAATAACCATTTGAGAACTAATTTCTTTGGAACACTCAAATTGACGTGGCGTACCTTTTTGACGAGGACACCAGTTCCAATCACCACGATCAAAATCATGTTCATTCCAACAACCGTTACACACATTGGTATTGATAACACGATACGGCGTGAAAAATTCGCTACGAGGTAAACTAAAACCACTCACCAATATCGTATGCTTTTTAATTGCCCAAGATAACCATGACAAACCAGACCCAATGCCAATGAAAAACTCACAATTATACAATAAATTTATAGTTTCCTGTATATCCTTGTCTCCAGACAAATTTATAATATTGTTAAACCGATCTTCCTTTTCAGCTTGAATCAATACCGGCTTCAAACCAATACTGTTCAAATAATCACACGTTTCCTGCCAACCAGTAGGATTGTTCCAATACTTGGCTTGAGCCGTTGATTGTGTTGCAAAACAAACATACTTTTGTTCAATTTTCCTATCGGTATTCTTAATTACAATATTAGGTTTAATCTCTTTGTGATTTATACCCAATATAGACGATGATAAACGTTGTAAAGATACATCCTTGTAATTAAACAATGAACGATGGGTATCCGGATAACACCCAACTATATAAATAGCATAAAAATTGCCACTCCACTGTAATCCACAAAACTTAAGGTCCGGATAGTTATCTTGAAATAATGATGACCAATTCGTAGCACATGTAACATTACATCCGTGTTTTTTTCTAAACTCTTCCACATACGGAAACCACGCAATACAATCTCCCAACGATTTAGTATCCAAACAAATTAAAACCTCTTTGTTCTTCAAATTAAGTTTTTGATCCAATATTAACTTCGAATCCACGTTAACCTTGATACGATATGGCACATAACGTTTGATCAAACATTTTGACCACTCGTTCGTTTTCATCGTGCCACTATACAAACTATCATCGGTGTCATCATCAATAAAATCAAAACTATAACGAGTATCAACATTACCACCGGTAATGGACAAATGTGCACCATCAGTATAGTTAATCTCGATCTTAGCACCTTGCATTTGTTTATCGACACGTTTGGTCGAATCATAAATTTCATTTAACTCATTTGTCATACGATATTCATCAATCTTTCGATATTCTCTAACCAAATCATCTACAACATGATTCCAATCGTTGGTTGTTGCATATTTAAACCCCTCTTTACACAATATACGATAATCGTTCATCGCCTTACAAACACCATCATATACAGATTCGACATTTCTTTCGATCTTCACCATTCCCGGCAAACTATCACTATCATATGTTGATACCACAGGTAAACCACATGACAACGCTTCTATCAATGTCAAATTCGGATGACCTGCTTCAACAGAAGATGGATGTAGAAAAATAGTGTGATCTTGATACACCTTTAATAAGGCATCTTCATTTAAATCGTACAAGAAAGTCAACTTGTCATACGGTTTAAAATCTTTGTTCTTTTCAAAAAATTCTTTGTTTGCAATTGGTCCCGCAACTGTAATTTCCAAATTAAGTTTTCTTGCAGCTTCAATCGCATACACAAAACCCTTACGATCAAATGACATATCTTCAGCCAAACCATTTCGACCAATACACAATAGTTTATGTTGTTTATTAGACGGATCTCCCGGTTTAAAAAATGATGTATTTGTACCGTGACGCAAATACTTCACACGACGACTGTCAAAATATGAAACCAAATGTTTAGCAGGAACAAATGATAAAACAGACTTTTCAATTGCTTCCCGGTTTTGATTATATAAATTTGAACTGTTACCATACACCTCAGTATGATGATCGTGCATTGTAAACACATACGGAATACCACGTTCGTGGGCTATAATTCCAAGATTGGCAACATGAATATGAACAATGTCATAATCTTCTTTGCGAACATCATCAAGATACTTGATATCACATGTATGTCCCAATCGTTCCAACGACTGTTTATATTCCCAAATAATCTTTTCAACTGCACCCCACCCATTCGGAGGAATAGAAATTAATCCCGGTGTAACATGACAAATTTTCATAACGATTTAAAATTATAGTGCGGCGAACCCACTTTGATATAACTATTAAATTCATCAATAGAATCTATTGTTTTAAAACGACAAATCGCATTGCTGTTAATTACATATGCAACACTCGGTTTGTCATTTTTTGGATTCAACGATGTAAATAAAATGTTATTTGCAAACATATGTGAATGTGTCTTACGAACATATTGTACAAATTGATCCGGGGGTGTACACAATGAAACGTCCTTGATAACCACATTGATTTCGTTATCATAGTTTTCCAGTTGACGAACTACATCAAGTTCAGATTGATGTGAATAACTTCTGTATGTAACACCCCAAACAGATAATTCCGTAATATAATCCAAGTTAACATCGTTACAATTAACATGATGAAGATTAATAGCGTTGGATGGTATCAACGATTTACCATGAAATAAAAATCGTCCATTTTTATCAATATCATGAATATTTGATACTGTTATTTTCTTTAAATTAATACACTCAGAGTCAGAATTGTATTCTTCTAATGTTACATCATAAACGCATCCCGGTTTTACATTAACAACTTGATAAAAGTTTCTGTTTGATAACTGAACATAACCAATTTTCAAAATACACACCCGGTTTTCATACACACGAATAATAACATTCTTGTTATCAACCAAGTTGGAAGAACTTTTCCAAACATAAAACTTGGTAAATTCATCGTTGGGAACCACAGTAAAATACTCAACACAAGAAAACGCATTCAAAGAACTGTGTGGAAACAATTCACTTTCGTTCTTTTTAGTAATAATCAAGTCATTTAAATTGTTCTTTAACACATGATACGTGTAATTCTCCAAACTATTTGATGGAGAGTCGTGTTTAACAATACTTGCATTATAATCCAATTCAGTATATACACTTTCAAATTTTTCAATAAAATAATCATTGTCAATAACAAAAAATACAGTCTTTAACGTGTCACCTTCGCCCAATACTTCATGAATAAAAAACCCTTTGGATGATGATATACGTAACTTGTTAACAATATCATCAACCACCAACAAATCCTTATCGTTTAAAACAATATCATAGTTCAAACATACACTATAACGATATCCAAGTTCTTTTGACTTACGTATACCATTCTGATAGTTGGTCCAAACAGCCAATCCATGATAATTATCATTGTCATTAGCCTTTAAATTAATGTCACACTTGTATCGACCAGTATTCCACCACGCTTTACAATAATAGGTATGCTTGATAATAGGATTACGTTCATCATAAACAACCGTATCCGCAATATTCCTAAACTTTTCATATGAAGAATGATGTGTAGTCAAAATACGATGAGCGTTAGTCAGTGATCGTAAACATTGAACCGTAGTAACAAAAGACACAGACGTGGTAGGATACGTCGATACAATATAAGAATAATCAGGTACTATCTTTTTTTTTAAAATATACGATCTGATAATATCAACATTCTTATCCAAATCATTCGATAAATATTTGATATTTGAATACCGATCATACATGTTGAGATACACCGGTAAGTTATATATCAACGACGGTAACTTGTAACTAATAGCTTCACGTATAACAATAGGACTTGTCTCTTTATCATTGTCATTTCCACGACTTGTAAACAAAAACAAGTCCATACTACTATAAAACGTGTCAACATCACTACGTTCACCCCACACTTTACAGTTAGATGGTAAATTTTTAAGAATTGGTGACCAATATGACTCAAAATTACCAGCTGTATTACCAATAAAGTGAAACTGAACAGGCAAATCAATCATCTTTTTTGCATACTCAACAATTTCACCCTGATTTTTTCGCGGTGACCATAAACCCACATTCACCACATGCAATAAATTAGGATCCAACCCCAAACTAACCAACGATTTATCCCTATTACCAACTCTATCCTTATGAACAATAGGATATTCTACAACATGTGAATCAATTTTTAACGGATTCATTTGTTGTTTCTGAAAATTACTCACAAAAACAAACCGATCCGGAAAAAAACGCTTTGACGCAGTATTAAAACTACTATCATGTGAGGTTTCTACAATATTATAAGATCGGGTATTAACATAAACCTTCGACGCAATATCGTCAGACATATAATACTCTGGCATTTCTTCCAAATGTATTATGTCAGGTTGTACTTTATCAATAATCGATAACAATTGTTCTTTGTTATCACCCAAAACAAAATATCGGTCTTTCAATAACTCCCGCACTTGGTTCTTCTGAACAACAAACCACTCACCATAATCATTGTACTCTACACAATATAAATCATGTATATCATTCAATAACCGCAGTTTCTTTAAAAGATACTGCGGACACCCACCAGTAGATAAATGAGGAGTAATGTAAAGAATTTTATAACTCATTATATACAATTATCAATATAACCAATTGAACAATTATTTTATTTTTTCCATCAATTCTTTAACCTGTTTCTCCAAAATAGTCACTCTCTCATTCAATTCCTTGAACGCATTGATCGTTACCCATTGAAGTTTCTCAGAATTAACCCAGTAATACCTTTGTGGTCCACTGTCATTTGGATGTGCTTTTTGTTCAAATGTAGTCACAATTTCAGGAAAATCATTCATTACATCTTGAGCCACTATACCATATGACACAACTTCATCTGACATCTTGTTATTGCCAAGAACGTTGTATTCAAATGATACAGGATTCAATTTCAACAAATCATCCAACCCCTTAGTCAACGGACGTATGTTCTTCTTCAAACGACGATCCGATGTACCACCACCCGCCGCACCTTGCGCACCTTGTGAACCAGTTGAACCAGTTAAACCTTTGACACCACTCGTTCCAGCTGCGCCTTGAGCACCTTGAGAACCTGTCCCCGGTACACCTTGAAAACCTTGAGCGCCTTGTGCACCTTGAGAACCTGTCCCCGGTACCCCTTGAAAACCTTGTGCACCTTGTGCACCTTGTGCGCCTTGAGCACCTTGTGCGCCTTGAGCACCTTGTACACCTGATGAACCAGATGCACCTTGTGCGCCCTGTGCGCCCTGTGCACCACCACCACCTTGTGAACCTTGCGCACCTTGGACACCTGATGAACCTCCAGCACCTTGTGCGCCCTGAGCACCTTGTGCGCCTTGAAAACCTTGAGCGCCTTGTGCGCCCTGAGCACCTTGTGCGCCTGATGTGCCAGATGAACCCGCCGCACCTTGTGCGCCCTGAGCACCTTGTGCGCCTTGAAAACCTTGAGCGCCTTGTGCGCCCTGAGCACCTTGTGCGCCTGATGT